TCACCGACACAAGATAAATATATTACAACGGGTTGGTTTAGTTATGTAGAGAAACCAACATGAAACTTTCGGAGACAAATTTTGCCAACATATAATTTTGTGAATAGTGAGACAGGTGAAGAGTTTGAATCGTTTATGAAAATTTCAGAGCGTGAAGAATATCTAAAAACAAATCCACATATTCAACCAGTGTTAACAGCGCCAGCAATTGTTTCTGGTGTTTCTACTTCAACACAAAATCGGGTACCTGATGGTTTCAAAGATGTGTTATCTAAGGTTGCAGAGGCGCATCCAGCAAGTCCTCATGGCCACCGCTATGGTAAGAAATCTATTAAACAAGCAAGGACTCAAGAGATTGTTAAAAAGCATGTTGATAAAATCACAAAGAGAGTTGGCGCTACATGATTTTTAACCATGTGAAAATTCCAGAATTAGATTTTGATTTAAAAGCAGTAACTACTGAATCTGGAAGAAAATACACAACACCGAATGGTGAGAAGTATTCTTCTATCACCACTGTTCTATCTGCTTACAATAAAAAAGCAATCATGGAATGGCGTAAGAGAGTAGGCGAAGAGCAGGCGAATAAGATATCAAGCCAAGCATCTCGCCGTGGCACTTCAGTGCATGATGTTTGTGAAAAGTTTTTGCTCAATGAATTGAGTGATATGAAAATACAAATGATGATGCCGAATGTGAAGGAGATGTTTCTTCAACTGAAACCTGAATTGATGAAGAACATTGGCAACATCTATTGTTTAGAGCAAGCATTGTATTCTCATAAATTGAAAGTTGCTGGTCGTGTAGATTGTATTGCTGAATGGAAAGGAAAACTTTCTGTCATCGATTTTAAAACATCAAGCAGGTTGAAAGACAAAGACCATATCAAAAATTATTTTATGCAATGTAGTGCTTATGCAATTATGTTCGAAGAGATTACTGGTTTACCAATCGAACAAATCGTGGTAGCTATTGCAGTGAATGATGAAACATTGCCGCAGATATTTGAAGAGACAAAACATAAATACATTGATGACCTTCTTTACTATGTGAAGAAACATCAAGATATTGCTGTATGAAGTAAAGAGAAAAGTGTTCTGGACGGGGGTGCGAATCCCCCCACCTCCACCAATTATCCATTCAAAGATAAAAGTGGATAATTGATGGGGGTGCATAGTTTCGACAGGGCAACAAGTAACAGAGTGGACAGCACGGTAGGCGATGACCGTTAATCAAGCAAAAAAAGTAAACGCAAACGACTCACAGTTCGCATTGGCAGCGTAAAGCAGCCTAGGGTAGGAAATACCTCGTAACAGAAACCACCAAATAGGCTCTTCGGAGCCTATTTTTACGATAAATATTTCGATGATAGTTTATATACATGGCGCCAGCGCCACAGCAGAGGAGTCACTATTGGGTAACTCAAAATATCACACAGCAGTTATCTTGTGTTGGGCCGATACACAATTATAAATATACATTATGGCAAATAGATATTGGGTTGGTGGAACAGGAACATGGGACAAAACAACCACAACAAATTGGAGTGCAACATCAGGTGGCGCTGGTGGTGCAAGTGCTCCTACATCTACTGATGCTGTATTTTTTGATGCAAATTCGGGTAGTGGAACAGTATCAAATACCGACTATGTACAATGTCTTTCTTTAACGTGTACTGGTTTTACTGGTACTATAGATTGCGCTGGTTTTTCTATAAGTTTATATGGTAATGCAACATTATCATCAGGCGGTACTTATACTGCTTTAAGTTTAAGTATAAACAATGTTTGCACTTTAAAATCTGTTGGAAAGCATATTGCATATTTATCTGTAGGTAATTTTACTGGAAATGCAAATCTTACCTTGGGTGATGATTTATATTGTGGTGTGGCAGGAGATGGTGGAACTATTGGTTTTTTCGATGGCACATTTAATGCCAATAATAAAAATGTTTCTTGTAGTGGTTTTTATTCACTTGATATTGGGTTTACTCGTACCTTAAACATGGGTACAGGAACATGGACGCTGTTTGGTGGCACAGGTGATTCGGGATGGATGAGTGCTGGTTTTGATGATGTCTTTAACATGACCATCAACTGTGACACATCAACCATAAACTTTACACCTCCTGCTAGTTCTTCAGTTCAGTTTAGTTCACATAATAAAACTTATTACAATTTAAATATGGGTGGCGCTGGAAGCACATTGGAGTTTCAAACTTATATTACCAATATTTTTAATACTATTTCAACAAGCGCACAACCATGTACATTAACATTTTGCGAAGGAAGAACATATACAGTAACAAATTTTAATGTGTCAGGAACTGCTGGAAACTTGGTCACTTTACAAAGTATTACTGCGGGTACACGATTTTCATTATCCAAAGCATCAGGAACTGTAAGTGTGGATTATTTAAGCATAAAAGATTCAAACGCCACAGGTGGTGCTAACTGGTACGCAGGCACACACTCAACCAATGTGTTAAACAATTTAGGGTGGACGTTTACAGCACCACCTGCACCCGGGGGGAAGACAGTGACAATTGGTGGCGGAATCACCATTGGTGGCGGCATTACATTCAATTAAAACCATAAATATTCCTAAGGGAGCCTGACATGTCAGAACAACAAAAACCAGAAAAGAAAGACGAACTAGATTCTTTAAAACGGAAGATGCCCCGCATTTAGTAAGTATTAGAATGATAGTTTATATACATGGTGCCAGCGCCACAGCAGAAAGTTTCACACACATCAGACAGTTTGTAAGGGATCATACTGAAGAACCCGACATAGCTCTGGAGTACAACAGTGAGGATGGGTTTGACAACAACCTAGCAAAGATGAAAGGTCAATTGGATGATGCTGATCGACTGTTCTTTGTTAGCCACAGCCTAGGTGGTATCTATGCACTGCATCTTGCCAACTACTACGAAGAAACCACAGTGGGAGGTGTTAGTCTCAGTACACCCTATGGCGGAAGTCGCCAAGCAGACTTTGCACGTTACTTCCTACCATTCAATCGTTTAATGAAAGATATTGGCCCAATGAGTCGGCCCATGGCAGAAGCTAAAAAACTTCCAGCACCAATTAATTGGACGCAGATTGTTACAACACGTGGCGCCAGTCCTTGGATCAATGAATCCAATGATGGTGTTGTGACACTGGAGAGCCAGCGAGCTAGACAGGATTTTGAATTAGTAGAATTGCCCTTGAACCACTATGAAGTTGTAATCAGCAATGCAGTAGTTGAAATCGTACTAGATAGGATTCAACGTGTAATTGGACATCATAGTTAGTAGTTACACTAACTCCTTTCAATGAATTTCACTATGTTTTTTTAAGGTTTTTAGTGTATAATAGGCATACATACTTTACACACAAGGAGAAAATTATGTGGACAACACCAACAGCCGCTGATATGCGTTTCGGATTTGAAATTACTATGTACATTGCAAATCGTTGATCAGTTAGCACCAAAAAAGTGAAGCCTCGTAAGGGGCTTTATTTTTGGATAATTTATTAAATGATTGTAAATATGTATAAATACCAATATAGGAAAAATATATGGCATACAAAGTTACTGAAACAATAATTACTCCAAAAGATTCAATGGTTGAGTTTGACGCTTGGTTTGATCCCTTGCCATTGGGGTATTTTTCAAACAACCCTGATACACTTGGGAAAAACAAATTTGAAGTATTAGAAATGATGCTAATTGGAAAGCATAAACGGGTCATTGATGGCACATTTGAAGTTGAAGTTCCACAACCATTAACAGATGAGCGAATTGATACCATTATTGGACCTGATATTCATAATATTCATACTACCACTTGGTCAAGTAAAAGAGATTATCAATTAAATAGGGTGCTTAAAGACAAACTGTTCGATAGTCAGGAACATGTGGACTTTATTAAAAATAATTTGGATGCGTACTGTCAAGCAGATCTTGAATTTGAATTAACATATCCCAGTTATTGGTTTCAAACAGATCAAACCGGAAAAATTATTGCCCCTAATGAAATGTTGTCAATAATACAAAAGCATTTAGGTGGTAATGCATTTAATGGTAATATTGACGTTTGGTTATTAGACGTGTGGCCAGAAGGTGATAATACTCTCCGAAAAATCAATTGTGATATTTTTGAAGCAAGTAATTCTAGAAAATCTATAACTTTTGAAGAAATTTGACAAATAATCAAATTGACTGTATAATAGCACTATTGCAACAAACAATGGTGCTTTTTTATGACAGATCCATGCTATCAAGTTATCGCAGATTTGGAAAATCATCCAAGTCGTCTTAACAAAGAAGATATTATTTTGGCGCAGGCCCAACGAGGGAATAACGAATTCTTTGAGGGGTGTAGGTTAGCATTGGATTCAATGATAACTTTTGGACTTAAACAAATACCGGAGAAAACAGATGAAGATGGCCCTGGCTTACCTTGGGATAGTTTTACTCTCGCTCTTACTGGCTTTGTTACACGTAACGTCACCGGTAATACAGCAAGGGATATGATTCAAACGATGATGAAATCCGCCACTAAAGCAGAGTGGAACGGATGGTATCGTCGTATCCTTATCAAAGACCTACGTTGTGGTGTCAGCGAAAAAACTGTTAACAAAGTAGTGGAGAAAAAATATGCTGGATATGCTATTCCTGTTTTCAGTTGTCAGTTGGCTCACGATAGCGCGAATCACGAATCAAAAGTTGCAGGGCAGAAACTTATCGAAGTTAAGTTGGACGGCGTTAGGGTTATCACTATTGTATATCCTGACGGCAGGGTTAATATGTTTAGTCGTAATGGCAAAGAGCTTGTTAACTTTCCTCACATAGCCAAGCAAGTTGCAGCCGCATTTACTGACGGCGAGGAAGCAATGGTCTTGGACGGCGAGATCATGAGCAGTAGTTTTCAAGACTTGATGAAGCAGGTTCATCGTAAAAGCGATGTCAAGGCCGACGATGCTGTGCTTAACTTGTTTGATATCTTGCCTCTAAGCGATTTTGAAAAAGGCAGTTGGTCGCGCAGTCAACACCATCGCACACAGATGGTAACCAATTGGGTCACTAAACGTCAACATCTTATGCCCAACGTTGCAGTAGTGGGACAAGAGCTCGTTGACTTGGACACCCCTGCAGGTCAACAGCGTTATAAAGAAATCAATGCACAGGCTATCGCAGGAGGATATGAAGGCATCATGCTCAAAGATCCCAATGCAGGTTATGAGTGCAAGCGTAGTGTAGCATGGCTTAAACTCAAGCCATTTATTGAAGTTAGTCTTACTGTAGTGGCCACGGAAGAAGGCACTGGTAAGAATGTAGGTAAAATGGGCGCATTAGTCTGTGAAGGAGTAGATGATGGGAAAGCTATTCGTGTTAATGTTGGCAGCGGCTTTACTGACGAACAGCGTGACGAATTTTGGTCATGCCGAGTCGATGGACAGATCGTCGAAGTTAGAGCGGATGCTGTAACACAGAATCAAGACGGTACTTATAGTTTGCGCTTTCCTCGTTTTAAAAGATTTAGAGGATTTGAACAAGGAGAAAAACTATGATGCCTACAGATTGGAATGAATTTACCGCAGATCAACGTAACCACTGGCTACGACAAAATCTCAAACAAGACTTGGAAATTACATTTACCAAAATTGATGGTACAGAACGTGTGATGCCCTGTACACTACGTGATGGTGCAATGCCCGCAAAAGCAGTGACCGAAAATCATAAAACTCGTGCGTACAATCCCGAAACCCTAAGTGTGTGGTGTTTGGATAAAAGTGAATGGCGTAGTTTTCGTGTAATGAATGTTACCAATATAAAATTGTTGTCAACTGATTCCTAAGCTAGGACGTTGTATATATGTAGGGTAAGACCTTACATAACCTTAAAGGAAATTACAATGAAATCAGTTATCGCAACTCTAATCGCTTTGTCAGTTACCGCAGTTATGGCCGCAGAGCCAGCACCTGCTACAGCACCCACAGCCACTCCTGCACCCACAGTCGCAAAGGATGCAAAGAAGCCTCACAAAAGCCATAAAAAAGCCAAGACTACTGTTACTGAAAAAGCCGCACCCGCAGTTAAGTAATAGTTCTGTAGAAGACGACAGTGATGATGATGACGACTTTGTACAAGACATACATGTTGGGCCACGTAGACCAACTGTAGTCCAAGACCAAGTAGACCAAGACACCGACGATCTTTCGCCTTATGTCACAATCAGACTAGCAGTAGCCAGAGCTAAAGCAATGGCTCGATACCGAGAAGTTTGGGGTAATACCCCAAACTTTTATTTTGGTTAAATATATTATAATCAAAAAGGATTTGACATGGCCACACAAGTAGAAACAAAAAGCACAGTAAAAGTAATCCCGCCTGCACCGGCAGCGACTGCGGCAAAATACAAAGCCCCTGCAATCACAGTGGCTCCAACCAAAGCCAAAACCGATAAAACTTTTGCGGCGGCACCAGTTGTAACTAAAGCACGTTTAGACCTAAGATAAAATTAAGCTGGCGATGATCCGTTGTATCTAGTGGCGTAGTAGTTGTAATTTTGCAAGTGTTCCGCGGCGCTGAGTTCTCTAGTATACAATAATGCGGCAGCAATTTTACCTGTGCTTTGATTGGCATTCCCACTATAACTAAAAATTTGCGGAGTTGATGCACTGCTTCTAGCACCCGTTAATGCACTTGTACCAACTTGACTACCGTTCATATACAATGTCCAGCCAGTTGAAGTGTTAAAACTCAAACCTACATACATCCATTGGTTGGTTAAAAAAGTAGTAGGGCTAGAACTAACTTCGAAATAATTTCCGCTATTATTTCCTGCTAGCAAATAAGTACCGCTCGACCCCCACATAGTTTCTTGACCAGTTGATCCTATGATATTATTAAAGGTTCCAGAGGAAGTCCATACTACTGCACCTTTACTATAGTTGGTGTTGGCTGGAAATATAGCACTGGCCGCTACTGCACCGTTATTGCCGGGACTACTCCAATATGCAGTGCTAGTACCGGTGTTAACTACGGTGCCAAATGTACTACCAGTCGGTACTTGATAGAAAGTAAAATTATTTCCAAGACCACTACTGTCTGGCCATGTACTACCAGATGCATAGTTTTGCATGTCTAGATTGAACAGCAAATTAGCAGTTACTATGCCGAGTACCGGTGGATTATCAAGTACAACTCCGCCACTGATTCTAATACCCCCGGTTAATTGAATTGCCATATATAAATCCTTAATATCTATATTTATTGGTTAAATTAGTTATAATTTGGTTATCTAAACCGTTGCAAATGTCTGGCAAAGAGTGCATAATACATCTAGCTGCTAATAAAAAACGCAGTATTTAACTCAAAGGAAATTAAAATGATGTTTTCAACAAAAACAAAAACTCACAAATTGCTGGCCGCACTTCAAGCAGGCGAAGCATTGACACCTAGCCAAATCAGCAAGCGTTTTGGTATTGGTAATCCAAGTGCTGAAGTTTCACGCATCCGCCAAGCTGGCTACGTTGTTTATGCAAACAAGCGTACAGCAGGTAACGGTGTTGTTGTTACCGAGTACCGCACTGGTAAAGCAAGCCGCGCATTGATCGCCGCTGGTTACAAAGCAATGAGCATGGGCTTGGTCTAATCCATAGCAATGCTATCAAAGGCGCTTAGGCGCCTTTTTTGTTGACTGTAAATACAAGTTGTAGTATAATACCAATATGAGAGTAAACGTAATTTCCGACCTACATTTAGAATTTGCTGACTTGGTTCTTCCGGGTGGCGATGTATTAATTTTGGGCGGGGATATCTGCGAAGCAAAGAACATTAAAAAAGCCGCATATGATCCCACTACCAACGAAGCCGGCAATCTTAAACGCACGGATCGTTACATTCGTTTCTTTGAAGAAGAATGTAGCAAGTATCGTGAAGTTATTTACATCATGGGAAATCATGAACACTATGGGTATCGTTTTGATAAAACCTACAATCATCTTAAAGAAAACATTCCCGCCAGTATCCACTTGTTGGAAAAAGAATCTGTGGAAATTGACGGTGTGGTGTTTGTGGGCGGTACGCTATGGACTGACCTAAACAACCGTGATCCTATCACTGCTTATACACTAAAGAGTAGTATGAATGATTATCGAGTGATTACAAATCTTTATCCGGACAAGGGCTTGTATCACAAGTTGACACCTGAGCATACACTGGCTGAACACAATAAAACCAAACAGTTTATCAGTGACACAGTGGTTACGGCAGGTACAAAGCCTGTGGTTGTGGTAACACATCACAGTCCCAGTAAATTAAGTATCAAGCCACGTTATCAAGGCGACTATCACATGAACGGTGGTTACAGCAGTGCCATGGAAGACTTTATTTTAGACCGTCCCCAGATTAAAGTTTGGACACATGGTCATACTCATGATACTTTTGATTACATGGTTGGCGGTTGTCGTGTTATCTGTAATCCACGTGGTTACACTGGCTACGAAGAACGTGCCGTAGAATTTGATCCCACTATGGGGTTTGACATTTAAAGTCTGGCGTTAGTATAACGGATAATACAGCGGCCTTCTAAGCCGTCAATAGAGGTTCGATTCCTCTACGCCGGACCATTATTTTATATTATATCAATGGCTACTAAAATTAATACTACTTTTCCAGGCTACAGTGCAATACCCACCAGCGTCTCTGTAACACCAACAACTTCCACTCCCAGTTATACAATCAATCATGGGGGTACCTACCAGATTAATACCACAACCGCTAGTCCATGGGTGACATCTGCTGGTGGTACTGGCACAAATCCAATGATCCTCGATCAAGGCGGAACTATTCATCTCAAAGGTAAAAATGCCGACATTGATATTAACGGTGTCAGTCTCACAAAGACATTGGCTAAAATTGAAGAACGCCTGGCTATTCTAAAACCCAATGCCGCATTAGAAAAAGATTGGGAAGAACTCAAAGTACTGGGCGATGCTTACCGTAAGCTAGAAGCAGAGATTACGGAAAAAATGAAAACATGGGACATACTCAAAGAAGAATGAACATCGAAGTCATCAATGACAAATACCGAATATGGTGCGGTAAGATACCAAGAAACGAAATAGACCAACGACTGCAATGGTGCGTTGATTCCTGGGGAGACAACTGGGGATTCTTTGACACTGTATTTGGTGACACTTGTTTTGTCTTTTATAGATTGGCGCATGCCAATTGGTTCAAATTAAAATACAGTTGACAGAAATATCAAAACATGCTATAATATAGGCATGAGTACTGTAACTATTAATGGACAAACGACCAGCGTGTTCGATGCAATACAATGGTGTAGCAAAAACTTTGGACAAACATGGGGTGACTTAAAACATCAGTTTCCAGGGTGGCACTGGAGATTTAGTTTTAAAGATCCGGAACAGGCAATGCTGTTTGCACTGAAGTGGGCATGACCAGAAAGTTGAAAATCGTTGCCACAGCAAGTAAGGCTATGGAGCTGGCTGAAGAATTAAGATCCGCGGGACTAACTAAACAAGATTTTAGCTGGAAATTTCATCCTAATATCAATGATAGGTTTTTTGGATCTAACGAACCTAGTTATGTAATCTTTACTTTTTACGATGATGCTACAGCAACATTTTATGAACTCAAATGGGCTTAATATGCTTACAGTAAGTTTAGTAATTACCAGTAAATATTGTTACGTGAGCCAAGACCACGTAGACAATAATGAAAACAATAAACAAAGTTTTGTTGGGTTTGGCGACTGCATCAACCATTCTGGCACCAATGGTACCTAAGAATGTCAACATCAATATCAACATGGAAGCACCAGGCCTGCCTAAAAAAGAAAGACCATACAAGTTGGTTGAAACTCAATGCAGGCTTGCAAATCAGTCAACAACCAACACAGGCATGCAAGTGTGTGAATACCACTGCAATGACGGTGACAAGTCCACTGTATACAAAACATTCCGTAGCAATGCTATGACATGTCCAGATAAAACAAACGAAAGAATAAAGAAAACTAGCAGGCAGTAAATGGCTAATTCAATCAGGCTTACTACAAGTCAGTGGCACCAAATTCGACAACTCATACGAGAAGAATATCCCACACGGGACAGCGTGTTAATAATTCGCAGTGTTATGCAAAGAGAACTGGGATTCACAACTCGATTACACAGAGAATGGATTCCAGAATCTGGTGCCGGACAATACGATGGATATGGGAACTATCAAGAGTCAATATATTTGGATTTTGTTGACGACATCAAAGAAACATTTTTTCGATTAAAGTATCTGTGATGTATACAACTATAAGAATTAATGATGGTCCGGAAATTGATTGGGACGCCATATGTTATTGGGCAGTGAATCAATTCGGTACTCCGGGTCTGGAACAACGGTTTATGTTTCTTACACATTCCGAGTGGATGGACTTCTTGTTTGTTAATGAACAAGATGCTATAATGTTTACATTAAAATGGGTGGGAAATGAAAGAAAAACCAGTACACTTAGATAAATTGGGCCGTGAACTTAAGGTGGGAGACTGTGTGGCGTACCCGTCACATAATACCTTGTACATTGGCACAATAGAAAAACTACACAATAAAATGGTAGCAGTTGCTAAACTGCCTGCTGGTAGATGGGGCGGTTCGTCTAATAAGTATCCATTAGACATGGTACTGTTGGAAGGATCAGAAGTCACTATGTACGTATTAAAACACAGTATGACTCAATGAAGTTTACTGACGTAGTACAAGATCTAATGCAATCGTGGAAGGAAAATAGATTCATTGTTGCTGGCCCTGAATTAACGGACAATGATCATTTGGTAGTATTGACTAACATTCAATACTGGACTGAACATGCAGATGAATTAACAGAATGGTGTCGCAATACACCAGGCACAGTACAAGAAGGTATGACTGTGGTGTTTGACAATGATAGTGCATTAACTTTATTTTTATTGAGGTGGTCATGATGCTACTTGGACACGGCACAGTGTATGGCGCACAGTATTATACTGTGGCTCCGTCCATGGCAGGTGTGTCATGGAGTGAAATGGCGGCATGGTGTAGTGAGATATTTGGTCCCAGCACTGGAAATATTTGGGGCGGCGGCACCAACGCACCCGGCGAACGTTGGTACCAAAATAATGCCAAGTTTTGGTTCCGTGAAGAAGTAGATCGTGATTGGTTTATGCTGAGGTGGCAATGATAGAATTAGTATTAACTGACAAACAAAAAAATCAATGGCTGAACTACGAGACTGGATATGAACAACTACATCCCACTTTTGAAATTATCGATTATATGACGTCGTATAATTACAAATACGGCGAAGATTGGAAATGTAATAAAGTTACCATCTCTGGTCCTAAAATTTCGGAGCATTGTTACACATTAGTGTTCAACAACGAAAAAATTGCATCAACATTTATTTTAAAATGGACGTAAAAATAATACCTATTGCCCCTTATTGGGATAACTTACAAGAATACCATCGTAGACACAATCCTGATGATTTAGACTTTTGGGATTGGATTAAACAAGAATATAGTGCGTATCAAGTCTATATTAAACCTACACCCAGGGCTGATGGGGAGAAGGATTCTTGTGGTTTAATGTTCAGTGATGAAGATGACGCTGTTATGTTTACACTAAAATGGATATGAGATATACTATAACGCTGCCACTTAGATCCCATAATAAAGAAACTCCAGCACAGTGGGCCAGAGAACACTGTAAGAGTTACCTTAGTGCAACTTGGCATTGGGACGTTGAAGATGAGGGTAGGTCAGAAGCGGATTATTATTTTGCAGATGAAAAAGACGCAATGACATTTTCATTGAGATGGCTATGATGAAGAAGAAAGCATTAAGCGAATCCAGAGAATCGTATTACGATATAAATCCTAATCTTATATATGTTGCGTACAGTCGAGCTGATTGGTCCGATACTACCCCATGGCTAGAGGAAAATGTGGGAGAATTTAACGAAACTTGGTATAAACTGGGCAGAGACGCAATTATGTTTTTATCGCCCAATTGGCGGGGCGACGAATACCTGTTTTTACGGGACGAAGATAGGGCACTTTTCATTTTAAAATGGAGTTAGGCTAAGTACATATGACAACTACGTCATATTATGAAAAAGCCTAGAATAGCATTATTCTTACATCAACCCAAATGTTCAATACAAAGCGGGAATGGCATTATTCGAGCACTGAGCTCGCACTACGACTTTAAAATTTTTACCAAGCACGAACTGGAACAGGGATTCTTCGATGATGTCGACATGGTAGCTTTTCCCGGTGGGTTCGGCGACAGTGAAAGTTTCCACTCATTGTTTAGAACCAATGGCGACCTTGTTAGAGATTTTGTACAACGTGGCGGTAGATATTTAGGAATTTGCATGGGTGCATACTGGGCAGGCAGTCATTACTTTGACATACTAGACCAAGTAGATGCAGTACAGTATCTCAGTCGCCCAGGTACTGACACACGTAGACCACATGCAAAAAATATCAGCATAACTTGGAACGGCGTACCTGACAATATGTTTTGGTATGATGGTTGTGCATTGGTTGGAGACAAAAATAAATTCGATACGGTAGCTACCTATGCCAACGGAGATGCAATGGCTATCTATCAAAATCGAATTGGCATAATTGGTTGCCATCCAGAAAGCGAACCTTTTTGGTATAACAGTTACAGTTGGATGAAACCACATTGGCATCATTATCGTCATCATGATCTATTATTGGATTTTGTTGACAGATTAATGACAAGATAGTATAATAGTCAATGGCTGGCGTATTACTAAATCCTGAACATTGGGCAGAAGATAGATCTCGTCGTTGGGAATATTGGCGAAATCTTAGAGGCGCCCGGGACGAATTTTTAATAGAGTGCCCTGACGCAACTTATTTTGGAAATTGGCTGTCAGAAAAATACGGAATCAAATTACACTACGACGCTGACGGTAACATCACTGACGAATCCACTATCATAGACGAACAAAAATATTTGTTGTTTCAATTAAAATACCTATGAACTTAGTTGTTAAATTTATATCCCCTTTGCGAGTAGAGATTTGGGCAGCGCCTATGACCATGGATGGACTTAGAGATCATCATATGGAACTAGTACAAGACTGGGTAGAGCAATTAGAGCTTGGTCATAGAATGGCATTCAACCAGTGGAAACTTAACGCTGAATCCGCCATGAGTGCATTTGTGCTTTATTGGCACGGAAAACAAATTGACAAATAACAGTAAATAACTGTTATGCGTAAAATATTCTTACTATCGTTAATGGTATTGTCTTTGTCTGTACACGCACATTCAAAGCATAAACATCATACCAAACCTAAACACAAAGTTCATGCAGTAAAAACTGTACAAAGAATAAAAACTTTACCACCTACTGTATTGGTCTATAACAATACACAACACAAGAGTGTTGTCACCGACAATGCAGACACTGTAAGACCTATGGCCAGTATTACCAAATTAACCACTGCCATGGTGTCATTGGATCATTATAACCTTGCAGATAAGATTCCATTAAACAAGAAAAATTCTATTACAGTGGAACAAGCAATGACAAAATTATTAGTGCGTTCAGATAACTCCATGGCCGAGTTGTTAGCAAGAAATTATCCTGGAGGTAGAGATAAGTTTTTAGAAGCAATGAATGCCAAAGCAAGATCGTTAAATTTATCTGTTACTAGATTCAATGACCCCAGCGGACTAGATGCAGGCAATGTTACCACTGCCACAGAACTAGCAAACATAGTCACAGCCGCAGGACGTTATCCTTTTATCACACGTATAACGTCACAGCCAGAAGTAACTAGTATTAACACAGTGAAAAATAAAATTCGTACAGTAAGTTTACCAAATACTAATAGAACAATATTGTTTGAGTTTGATAACATATTAGTTAGTAAAACAGGATTTACCAATCATGCTGGTCGTTGTTTAGCCATGTTGGTTGACAATAAGGGCGAACAGTATGTTATAATCATACTTGGAGAACCTAGCAAACAAGCAAGGGACCAAGTAGCAAGAAATTTAATTCAACTAAGTGAGCACCAATAAATATCTATATGGCAAATCAATCAAAACAATCCGCACCAAGAAAAAAAGTTACACTCAGTAAGCTGGCCAAAATTCGAGCAGCCAGTTACATCAATCCACATGAACGTGGAGCATTTATTCGAAGTACTTTGGCAGCAGAAAATTATGCCAATATGACAAGATATTCCAAAAATTCCACTCCCAAAGACACCGATTCGAATTGACAAATAAATAGATTTATAGTATACTACGTATATGAATAAACCTAGTATTAGTCCCGATAGACATACTTTTCAAAGAGAAGGGTACATAGAACGCATGAACGAATCTGGTGATCCTCCTGAAGAAGACCAACTATCTTGGTTTGATAAAGCCATTGAGCGTCATAAACACAAGTTTGATGAGCCTGAAAGTCGTGTTAACAACATGGAATATGATTTGTTGACCACAGACTGGATCTTGAAGAAAGTACGTGACTCAGATACCTATGCTCAAAACTTGTATGCGGCTATGTGCAACATGCAGTTTCAAAAACTAGATGTCATGCCTATACTTAAAAATGAGCTATGGAGCGCCAGTTGGCGCTATGCAGGAGGCATCATTGCTGACATGCGTCAAGAAGGTGACTACATTAATTGGTATTGTAGCGGAATCGGCAATGAAGGTTTAGGCAACGGCGACTTTGATGGAACTAAACACTATGTACCTGAAGGTACTGTGACAGATGAAATCAAAGAAAATTTACAACAACTAGGCTGGACTCCAGTCGAATGGGAAGACGAAGAATGAATCATTATTGGACTTGCAGTAAATTTGCAGACTGGATTCGCGGTACCACTAAACTCAAAGCTGGTACTGCCGAGGAATGGCAAGAATGGGAAAAGCGAGCCAAAGCTGATTATCCCGTTCGTTGGTGGATTGCTGAAGAAGGATTAGACCACATTCAAAAATTTGTTTATTACATTCCGGATCGACTAGATGAAATACGTTATTATATTAATAATCGCTGGATTACTAAGTCTCATGCTCTTACCGCACATCCGCGAGACATCAAGCCCGGTACATGGCAGGATGTTGGCTATCGCTTTCTTCCTTGTCTTTTCAATGAGCTTGTGGACTTTGTTGAAGTAGAGCAAGCATGGATTCATGTTTGCTGGGATGAGGAAGCACGTAAAAAATTTAAAACTCCATGGTATCGCAAAGGTTGGCTACGACTAAGAACTTGGCGCAGTCCCGAAGCCGGGCTAGCACATCTAGACTGGGCCGCTGGTCTTACTAACAAAGAGTTTATTGAAGAAGGCGAAAAGGAAGAGCCCACACATCAAGCTCTTGCCGCAACAGAAATAAAGGAACTGTATCATTGGTGGACTGTGACCTATCGCAATCGCCCTGATCCTTATGATGCCAGCGGATGGACTGCTTACTGTGAAGCAAACCGTGAAGCCCATGGTGGTGGATTTTGGGCAAGTTTAAATGCTGACAAAAGCCCCGAACTTCGTGAGATGAGCGACACTGCACACAAAAAACTACGAGAAATCGAACAAGCCTATGCAGAAGAAGAAGAGGCTATGATGATTCGTCTTATTAAAATCCGTGAATCACTTTGGACCTAAGGAACTACTATGATTGAATTTGTAACTGAATTTGCTGATTTTTGCCTTCAACTAATGTTTTGGTATTTTATAGGACAAGCCATTATTTCGTTGTTAACATTCTTTGTTTCCCGACGTTTGGAACAAGAAATAGAACACAGGGAAGAACTTATATCTTTGGTAGATGAGATAATTCATAGTGTGGAAGTAGAAGAACACAACGGAGTGTTTTATTGGTTTGATCAAAAAGATGGAGAATTTTTAGCACAAGGCAAAGACATGGAAGAAGCCATGGCACAGTTAAAAAGCAGATTTCCCAAACATGTTTTTATTCTCAAAGCCAAAGAAAAAGTCTATAAAATTTCAGGACCTGACTGGGACTTAGAACTAATCGATTCTTAATACTTAGGTATTACTTGACTGAATTACCAAAATACAGTATAATATAGCATATTTGACTACAAGGACTTGTCCATGAGTATGCATCTTCATCATCCCAGCCTCAGCCTTAATGGTAAAAAGCGTGGCAAAATTAAATTTAAAAGTGCCGAAGCCAAACGTGCCTATGAACAACAAGAACAGGCGTGGAAAGAACTTAAAAACAAATGGGCGTCTGACATAGAAGATAAAAAGCAGAGCCGTGCAATGAAAGCAGAAACACTGACTTACAAGTTAAGTGCTCCAGTGGGTAGAGATACTGGCCCAAAAATTCCTAGCTTGGACACAGGTCACACTGGTGCAGTACGCACAAAAGATATTCCCAAATACACTGGCACTAAAATTCTTGGTATTGGTACTATGCACAAAAGCAATGCTGTGCCTATTTTCAGTGACGAAGAAGCAGTAGAAATTTCAAGGATGCGCCGTGGCTAAAACTAATCGATGCGTTTATTACTTTGAAGTATACCAAGACCGTACAGATTACATCGATTCATGGAAGGCTGGCGTATACTCAGCACAGGGTTATATGAATGGATTTGAAGGTTGGCAAAATCGATTAGCCCTTAACTGTGACAGAGTATGGCAGCAAGGTCCCAAGGGTGGTGTTAAGATTGTTAAAAATCGACTCCATCGACACTGGTCCGATAAATCAAACGGGGGTAAACTTGGATACGTTACTAACAATAAAGAACTAATGAAAGACTTTGCTTGGATCAAACTGTCAGCAAAAGAGATAAAAGGTCGGTGAAATACAACTACTACGGTTTAAAAGGCGACTATGCGTGGCACTTGGCCACACAGTCTCATCCACGTGATCTAAGATGGTTTCAGCCGCGCCTGATCGAGTCCAGTGAAGTTGTCTGGTGCCAAGGCCCCCGAGGCGGTGTGCAAGTAGTTTATGTCAGTGACTGGCAAGGTCCACGGCAGTATGGCTACATTAGTCAAAACAGCAAGGCCATGGAAGAGTTTATGTGGATCAAATTAAAAGCACAAAGTTTGAATACTAAACTTTGGAACTAAGCCTGAATGATTTGGTTAAATAGTATTTTAATAGGAGTATTGGTTGGCTAAAGAAGAAGCAATGAAGATGACAGGCAAAGTCATCGAAGTGTTGGGTAATGCTATGTTTAAGGTTCAGCTAGAAAATTCAGAACACACCTTAGTCGCTTACATAGGCGGAAAACTACGCAAACACGATATTAAAGTTATTGCCGGAGATAAAGTTACATTGGAAATGAGCCCTTATGATTTGACCAAGGGTAGAATCATGTACCGTAACTAATTAAAATAAATAGTTACATGAGCGAAATACGTAACTTAATTAATCTAGTAGAAGCAAAAGCAAAACACGAACTGGTACTGGAAAAGCTACCTTACAACCGTAGCGGACTAGCACCTGTAATGAGTCAAGCCACAGTGGATTACCATTATGGTGAACTGGCTAAAGGCTATGTTGACCGTTACAACAAAGGTGAAGGCGATGCTACATTCAATGAAGCTGGTGCATTTTTGCACAATATCTATTTTCCGCAGTTAATGCCGCCAAAGTCTAATAATCAACCTAAGGGCGCAAGCCTAGCATTAATTAATAGAAAATACGGTAGCTTCAAAGATTTCAAAGAAGCAATGAAAGCTGAAGCAATGAAAATACAGGGTTCGGGTTGGATTTATATGAGCCGCAGTGGCGAAATCAAAACTATTAAAAACCATCAAATTAAAAACGACATTGCCCTACTGATTGACTGGTGGGAACATGCTTGGGCTAAGGATTACAGCTCAAATAAAGCAAAATACTTCGACAATATTTGGCGTTGTATCAATTGGGACAAAGTAAACATTCGCATTTATGCGGGAAAATAATATGCTAACATTAACAGAAAACGCTACACTAAAACTCAAAGACTTACTGGCAGAAGAAAACAACCCTAATATTAAACTACGCATATTTGTACAAGGTGGCGGATGCAGTGGTATGCAGTACGGTTTTACGTTCGACGAAGACAAGAATGAAGATGACTTTGATTTAGCGTTCGATGGCGTAAGTGTGCTAGTGGACTCAATCAGCAGCCAATATCTACAGGGTGCTAAAATTGACTACAAAGAAGATATCATGGGCTCAAGTTTTGCCATAGATAATCCCAACGCAGAAACAACCTGCGGTTGCGGTAGCAGTTTCAATCCTTATTAACACAAAACCTAATTACTGTAAACCCGATAAATAAGTTAAAGGGTTCAGCGTAATTATGGCGATACAAACAATCAATGTAGGATCAAGTCCAAACGATGGCACTGGGGACAGCCTTCGTTCAGCATTTATTATATCTAATAACAACTTTGCATACCTAGCTAGTATCACTGGTAGTAATAGCAACATCACTGCAAATACATTAACTATTAACGGCAATGTATATTTGGGACAATCATTGAGTTATGTACCAGCAAATGCTAATTTGCAGGTTGGCGGCACTGCTAACTCATTTGTACAAATAGCGGCACAAAATAAATCTTCGGGCACAGCGGCATCCACTGATATTGCGGCTGTAGCAGATAATGGCAGCGACAATGACGGCTATGTTGATATGGGTATTACTTCTAGTACCTACAACCAATCAGCTTACAGCGTATACGGTCCCAATGATGGATATATTATTGCCGCTGGCAACACTACAACAGGTGGTGGTAACTTAATTTTAAACACTTACAATACCAAAGATATTGTATTTGTAACTGCAGGTACTACAACTGCAAATGAACAAGCACGTTTTAAAAGTAACGTTGGACTAATAATCAAAACCAATGTTGCTACTTCAAGTACCTCTACAGGTGCGCTACAAGTTCAAGGTGGAGCTGGTATCACTGGCAGCATACAAATGGGTGGTAACCTTTCTTCTGGCGGGACTGGCACCTTTACTGGAAACTTAACAGCAGGTAATTTAAGCGGAACTTACATCACAGGAACATTGACGACATCATCTCAACCTAGTATTACATCAGTTGGAACATTAGCATCCAATTTAGTATTAGCTTCAGGCGTTTGGTTGACGTCTGTTAGTCCAGGTTCCGGAAATATTAATCTAATTGATTTGAATGTTTTAACTGTAAAAACCTATGCTACATTTAACATAAACAGTGCAGTAACAGATACAGTGATTTTAGATGCAGGAAACTTAACGCCACAAACTGCCGGCATATCAATGAATGCTAACGTTACATTGAGTTATAGCTCCACTATTAGTCCTGGGTATGTTAGACGAACATTTTATCAAAATTTCAGCGGATCAACAAAGCAAATTGTATTACCCAATAACATAAACAATAAAGGGACAAATGTGATAATAATTGCCAATGGTATTACGGCTAGTTTTACATATACTGCATTAGATAATACCCAAGCAAACGTAGCGGTATTTGTGGCTAATAACTAAAGGTAAAAATGGCAGCAATTTGGCTCACCCCCGCTGGAAATTTAGGAACTATTCCTGAATCAGTTTATTATCAAGCTCAACTTGATGCTTATAATGCTGCGGGCGGAACATTAACCTATTCATTGATTTCCGGCAGTCTACCCAGTGGGTTAACTTTTACTTCCTCTGGAATGATTTCTGGTATACCAAATGCTGTTACCACCGAAACTAAAAATTCATTCACCATAAGAATTACCAACAGTGCCAACCAAGTCACTGATAGAACATTTAGCTTATCTGTGGGATTTATTATTCCTCCTATAATTGTACCTGAACCTGGGTCACTGGGAACGTATGTCAGTGGTGACTGGGTAGATTTACAGTTAACAGCAACTGAACCTGTTGGTTCATTGACCTCCACTTTTAGTTTATATGCTGGTTCATTGCCCAATGGTTTAACATTGACTGACACTGGTAGAATCTACGGATATTTAAGACCAGTTATCAGTGATACAGCAGGTCAACAATCGGGATTTGACGGCAGCGCATTTGACAAATACGTATTTGATTTTTTAGGTGTTGAGCTAAGTAAAAATTACGTGTTTTCCGTAAAAGCCTATGATGGCGCAGCCACAGACATAAACACATTTTCTATATTTGTATATTCTAGAAATAGTGTTACTGCTGACTCAACATACTTTACCGCTGACAACAGTACCATCGTTACCGCTGACACCAGCAAAGTTTATAGTCCAGTCTTATACACAGATCCTGGATCAATTGGTGATGTTAGACAAAACGCAAAGTTTGCATTTCAATTTATGGCAGAAGATTTTAATGCGGATACTATAACATTTAATTTAGGTGGCAATGCATTACCTACTGGACTTAATTTGAGTAGTGTAACTGGGTGGATGACTGGCATAGTACCTTACGGCGCATTGGGAAGCTCAACGTATAATTTCACGGTAAACGTCTCTAAAGTTAATAAAGGTATCACATATACTAGTCAGACTAGAGATTACAGCATAAAATTAATTGGTAGAATTGACAACACTGTTAATTGGATAACCAGTAGTAACATAGGATCAATTTATAATGGTGCAATTAGTGAATTATCCATACAAGCCAGTACTACCAGCAATAAAACATTACTGTATAAATTAATCGACAGTAGCATAGGTGCAATGCCTTACGGACTAACACTATTACCAGACGGTTTAATATGTGGTAGAGCCAGTTTTAATGTTGCTAGCCCAAGCCAAACATTTACATTCACTGTGGCTGCTTACGATTCTGATAACTTAGTATACGATGAAAAAGAATTTACTATTACTGTAGTTAAACGAGATCAACGTCCATACGAAAATCTTTACATACAAGGTTTGGTTGGAAGGGATCAAAGACAAACATATGAAGAACTTATCAATAACGGAGATGTGATACCTAATGATTATATCTATCGTGGATCAGATCCTTGGTTTGGTAAAAACTTATTACGAAGAAGTTTGTTTTTAACTGGCTTAAATCCAGATACTATGGCTGATTTTGTTTCTGCCATGCAGTTAAATCATTATCAAAAAACACTTAGGTTAGGTAACGTTAGAACAGCAAGAGCGTTAGACGAAACTTTTAATGTAAAATATGAAGTTGTTTATTTGGAGTTACTAGATCCTTACACTGATCTTGTGGTAAGTAATGCTGTCAGTGGTGTATCTGAAACTATCACCACACCACTGGCTCTTACTTGGCCAACAAATACACAGGGTATTACTACAGTATATCCAAATAGTTTTACTAACATGGTTCGCAGAATGTCTGCTAACATAGGATATCAAGATCGTAGTATACTGCCTTCTTGGATGACCAGTAGACAAGAAAATGGCACTGTATTGGGATTCACTAGATGTTTGGTTCTTGCTTATGTAAATCCTGGACGCAGTGCAGAAGTTGCTTTTAGAGTTAAATCGTACTACGACGGGCTAAACAGTATTGATTATACCATTGATAGATATCTATTAGACAGTGTGTTAAGCAATAATTTTATTGTCACCCCAGTCACTGGCTCTGGAAATATAACTGCTAATATCCGTTCAGCTAATATAACTGGAAATAGCACAGCATTTACCAGTAACTTAGCCACTAATGCTAGAATCTATTCCAGCAACATAACACTTGGAAACGTTGCCAACGTCATAACTGCAACATCATTAACGTTGTCTGCCAACTCTTTAAGTAACGTCAGCAGTTCAAGTTGGAGTTACGGTAACATATTCATTGTTAATAATTATTCTACTGGATCAGGCAATATATCTGCCAACACTAATAGCAACATAGTAATTGGTCAAGTAACTTATGTTACAGGCAGCGGCACTATATCAGGAACTTCGGGCAATAGTGTTATAACAGGCATTAGTACCAAATTCAGTACTGAAGTATCGCCGGGAGACAAACTATATAGAAGCCTATTAGGCAATTTATCTGCTAATGTAATTGGTACTGTTGCAAGCATAACCAGCAACACATCATTGAAGTTGGCCGACCCATTGAGTTCTACTATATCCAGCATCAGTTATTATGCAGACGATAGCACTACACTGTTCAGATCTGAAATTCACCAAGGTGATATTATTGTTGCAAATGGTGTAACATTGGGAACAGTTGATTGGATATCTAGCAATACTTCATTGATTCTAACAGCAAATGCAGCGGGCAACGTAGCAAACGTATCCTATACACATACTGCAAGAGACCCGTATACAGTGCCAGGACAAGGTGACTTATATTTGAAGTTTCCTCAGGTGAATATACTAGCATAAATATTGGTAACGGAGTATTATATTAAATGACGAGCCAAATTACATCCAGTAATATTGACGGAACTTTTCCAGTAGCAGGACAAGATAATCCTAGCCAAGGGTTTCGAGATAATTTTACCAATATTAAAAACAATTTTACCTACGCTGCCAGCGAAATCAGCGACTTACAAAGCAAAGCATTATTGAAAAGTGCGTTAACTGGCACCACACTGAATAATGACATGCAGGGTGCAACCATTAACAATGCCACAGCATTGAGTTTTAGAGAAACTGTTTATGATTTTGGTTCTGTAAGTGGCAACCAAAACATAGATTTTACCCAAGCAAATTATCAAACAATAACTTTAGCAGGTAGCGTAACTTTTGCATTTACTAATTTTGCTACCACCACAGGTACACACGCCAGAGTTAGAATTAGACTTGTTGTACCAAATGTGTTGTATACCGTTACTTGGCCCAGCAGTGTTGACGCAACCGATTTAAGTACTATTTCTGGTGCTGTTGGGACATTGTTGACTTTTAGCAATGCTGGAACTTATATATTTGAAATTGGTACTATCAACGGTGGTACTAGTTTCTATATTATTGATATGAGTCGTGCTAGGGATATTATACCTGGCGGTAACTTACAAGTTATCACCAGTGTATCCAATGTTGCAACAGCAGGTGTTACTCTAACTGCAACCAATATTGGCGGAGTTGTTGTGGGCAACGTTTATGCAACTAACTTCTTTGGTAATATTATCACCACTAGTCCAAACAGTGCAAGTTTTGTAGGCAACGTTACTGCTGGTAATATAGTTGCCAACACTGGAATTTATGGAAATATTCTTACCCCTATACAAAGTAATATTACATTACTGGGAACATTAAGCAGTTTGAGCGTAAGCGGTAATGCCAACGTTGGCAATTTAATCGTAAGTGGCACAACTGACTTCTGTGCAGCCTATCAAGAAACAGGTATTCAGTACTTAGGTAACATTGGTACTGGCGGTAGTACAAACATTTACGGTAACGTAAGTCTAGTTATTGTAGCACCAAATGCGGCTATTGCAAGTTATACTTTGGTCATGCCTAGCGCACCATTAAACGGACAAATAGTTCGAATTGTGTTTGCCAACACTATCACTACACTAAATCAAACAGCTGGTGCTGCAACCATAAAAGGTACATATACCACAGCCAATGCCAACGTTGGCGGCCAATGGGTTTATTATACTCCTACAACAACTTGGTATAAATTATCGGGCACCTAAACTTGACTTTATTAGACAATTAGTGTAAACTGTTATCTAATAGGAGAGCATAATGCAAATCGATTTGAACAAATACTCAGACTTTGTTAAGGCAGTAACATCCGCAGAGTCAAACAACTACGATCACTTAAATCGCAGGATCGAAAATCTTAGAAAAGAAACACCCCCAGTTAATGTTAGTTTGTTATTAACGGCTGGGTTAGGTTTAGGCAGCGAAGGCGGTGAATTCCAAGAGATTGTTAAAAAGATTTTCTTCCAAGGTAAACCACTTAACGAAGAAAATATTTTTCATATGAAACGTGAACTAGGCGACATTATGTGGTATTGGACCAATGCTTGTCGTGCATTGGATCTTGACCCTAATGAGGTTATTGCTGAAAATGTAGAAAAATTAAAGTCACGCTATCCAGGTGGTAGCTTTGATGCTTACTATTCAGAAAATCGTAAAGAGGGTGATTTATGAGCGATGAACTTTATGAATCTTTAAAAAAGATACACGATCTATTGTCCGACGGTAGAATCTTTATGGCCCGCGAACAATTAGAAGCACTGTTGGGAATAGACTCAAAAGAGGCGGCTTAATGCACCCATTAACACCAGACCTAAGTCAGTTAACCGACGCTGATTTATCTAAGAAACACAATGAGCTAACAGCTAAACTTACACAAGCATATAGGTTTGGTAATGGACAATTGGTTTACCAGTTGCAAATGGTCTTAGAAGACTATACAATGGAAATAGGCAGACGCCAACAAAAATTAATGGACGAACTCACTAAAAGCAATAAAGAGTTTAAAGGCATTATTGATATTCAATGAATTTTGACAAATACGGTCAATGTTATACAACCACAGATGAACTCTGTGAGCTACTTTATAAAAATCCCAGCATTGATTTGACTAGATTTTTTGTACAAGATCCTGTACAATACAATAAAAGCGTCAAAGACTTGTATGCAGAGTTACCAAAACTACAACCGTACTTGGCTGTGGATATATCCGCAGAAGAATATCATGCAAAGTTACAGAAGAATTGGCACATGCCCGAAGAGTATGTCAAATTAGATATTGCAGAACATATACTTACACAATGTAAAACTGAAGAAGAACTACAGCGTGTAGGCCAAGAACTAATACTGTATCAAGAACGTGATTTGTTTGACTTGTTGCGTTTTATGAAATACCTAGTAGATACACTGAGAAAGAATAATTTAGTGTGGGGTGTAGGCAGGGGTAGTAGTGTGGCCAGTTATGTGTTATACTTATTAGGCGTTCATAAAATTAATAGTCTATATTATGATTTGGACATCTCAGAGTTTCTTAAATAACTATATAGGAGACTACAATGGCAAATGTATATAAAACTGCAAATGGACAAATGGTTAACATGGACAATATGAGACTGGCAAACGAGAAAACACCAGCTATTGGAAATATGAATGTCAATGCAAGAGGAGACGAGATAGCTGCCGACGGTACTATCATTACACCTAAAAAAGATATTATGAAACAGCACTATCATAACAAGTTAGAAGCTGATAATGAATTTAATCGAAAAGAGAGATAATCAATATGGCAATGGAAAATCCGTTCAGCGATCCGCTGAAATTCAAATTTACAAATAAAATTAGTAAACTTATTCCACTTAGCAATCATGTTATTGTTACAGACATGAACTTTGGACAGCGTAAACTTAGCAGTGGAGTTATCCTATTAGGGGACGATGGCAAAACTGATGGTATTCGCCCTCGTTGGTGTAAGGTTTATGCTATTGGTCCAGATCAAACAGATGTTAAAGTTGGTGATTGGATCTTAGTGGAGCATGGTCGTTGGACACGTGGTGTTGAAGTTGATATCAACGGTGAAGAATTAACTTTACGCAGAGTTGACCCAGATTGCATTATGGGTGTTAGCGATGAACCTCCCAATGCAGATGACAACATTTCTACATCAGTTCATGCACAACAAAAACAGAGAGAATATTATGGCGATTAGAACATGGACCGTTCCAATAGAACAAGACCCCGATGATTCAGAATCATTATTGTTGACTTTTCCAGATGAACTATTAGAAGAAGCTGGTTGGGTTGCTGGCGATACATTAATATGGATTGTAGAAGAAAACGGTTCTATTACAATTAGTAAAAAATGAAAATAGACTGGAATGTTGATCAAGTTATTGGGCAATGCCAAAAGATGTATAATGGGGCAACTGACCAATATGTCACAGGTTGGAACAACTGGCCTTGCAAACAAGACTTATATCGTGTAAAATTTGCTGTGGACGAAATGTTAAACAACATTGGCAAGTTCACTGGCGAAGAAACGTGGTTAGAGGAACAAGCCAAAGCACAAACTTGGAAAATTCTAAAGAAAGAATAATATGCCGTACAAAACAGTTTATACAGAAGTAGAAGTTGACGTAGATATCAGTGATTTTGATACTGATGATCTATTAGAAGAATTGGAAAATCGAGGTGAATTGCCTGTTAGCGATACTGATTCTAAAATACTAGTAGAAACAATCTATCAAAAGCGCCGTCTTGGCAAAGATTATGAACAAGAATTAGATTTATTGCTTTATAATGTATTAGGACGAATAGTGTGATTTTCAGTAAAGTTAGAGAACTTAAAGACAAAGGTCTTAAAATCGGAATTACATTTAGTACTTTTGATTTGCTTCATGCTGGTCATATTGCTATGTTAGCAGAAGCACGTAATCATTGCGATTACTTGATTGCGGGACTACAAACTGATCCAACAATTGATAGACCCGATACAAAAAATAAACCAGTACAAAGTATTGTAGAACGTCAAATACAATTAGCATCATGTCGTTTTGTTGACGAAGTAGTTGTATATCAAACTGAACAGGATCTTATTGACCTTTTGCTTATACTACCAATTGATGTTCGTATATTAGGTGTAGAGTACAAAGACAGAGACTTTACTGGCAAAGCCGAGTGTATCCGTAGAAACATCGGTCTTGTATTTAATGGCAGGGATCATAGTTTTTCCAGCAGTAGTCTGAGAAAGCGTGTTGCTGATGCACAAAGTAAACCCGCAAACTAAAAACCAAGCATTGGCATTGTTAGAGAGGCTAGGACTACTCAAACCAAGGCGTATTATCATAGGTGAAGAACGAGAACAATTATTAACTATGTTAAGACTTACGCCTTCCGAAGTTGGCAATAATCAACATCTGTGGTCCGAAACATGGCAAATAGGAAACATAACTTACGAACACATCACCGGTGACGGTGTTGATGAATTAATGGAAATAAAAAACGATGAGTGATGGTGGAAAAGGATCGGCTCCTAGGCCCTACAGTGTTAGCCAAGAAACATTTGGCAATAATTTTGATCGTATCTTTGGTAAGAAGAAAGTTGCAGAAACTCAATGTTACTGCTATAATTGTAACAAGGACCGAGTAACAGAGTCTGGCATACCTTTTGTAATGACACAAATGATTCTATGCCCAACTTGCGGTAACAAACGTTGCCCACATTCAACAGACCACAACTTGGCTTGTACTAACAGTAACGAGCCAGGACAACTAGGAAGTAGATACTAATGAAAGAGCTTTGGACAGAAAAATATAGACCCAATACCATTGATGGTTATGTGTTTACAGACGTCAGTGTTAAAGAACAAGTAGAGGATTGGATCAAAGAAGGCGCATGTCCGCATCTGTTGCTACATGGTCCAGCAGGCACAGGTAAAACTACACTGGCTAAAATCCTTGTTAATCAATTGGGCATTGACGGCTATGATTTTTTACAAGTTAACGCAAGCCGTGACAATGGTGTTGACTTTTTGAAGAATAAAATTGAAGGCTTTGTTAGTACACTACCATTCGGGCATCTTAAAATTGTGTTACTAGACGAAGCAGATTACTTGAGTCATAATGCACAAGGGTTGTTACGTGGTTTGATGGAAACATATCAAGAGCAAGCACGGTTTATTTTGACTTGTAATTTAATACATAAGATCATTCCCCCTTTAAGATCTCGTTGTGCAGAACTGCATATCAACAAAACAGACCAAACAGAGTTTACAGCAAGAGCTGCCACAGTGTTGGTCACTGAAGGCATTGAGTTTGACTTGGATACACTAGACAGTTATGTCAAAGCAACATATCCAGATCTGCGTAAATGTTTAAACTTGTTGCAGACCAACAGCAACACAGGCACATTAACTAATCCTAAAGAAAGCGATTCTGGCACAGCAGACTATAAACTTGCTATGGTTGAATTGTTCAAACAACGTAGGATCAAAGAAGCACGTAAGTTATTGTGCGAACAAGCTCGTCCAGAAGAAATGGATGAAATCTTCCGTTGGATGTATGATAACTTGGACTTGTGGAGTAAGACTGATCAAGGACAAGATGAAGCTATTGTTATTATTAGAAAAGGCATGGTCAATCACAGTCTTGCTGGAGATCCAGAAATTAACTTGTCAGCAACTATTGTGGAGCTAGCACAAATTGAAGCATAAAGATATCTACCTTGTGGCATTTTACGGAATGAAGCCCAAGGATCATGTTAACACCAGCGTCAAAGGTTGGATGAATGATCCTGAAAATATTCGTTACGATGAAAGCATTGAAATTACACGGGGCATCAAAAAGAATGCTGGTGCTGCCAAAGTTATTGTAAATCTCAGTGCTAAAACTGTTGAACGCAATACTTGGAAAAATGATGCAGATTTTGACTTGTTGTTCAAGTACTTTTTTGCCAGCTATCACAAGTATATTATCGAAGTCATGACACAGTTAGATCCGGTATATTTGGAACAAATTGTCAACGAACTCGAATCTGAAATGAAAGCCGCAGGTACTTGGGACGAACAAGAACCCGAAAAAGTAGAATCATAAATACTGTATGAGCGACATATTCAAATCCATGCGAGCAAAAAAGAAACGGGTAGTAGACCCCAATGCTCCGCCTCGCCCCACTTTGTTGGGACATGAGAAGGAAATGAAAACGTGGCGTCAACAATTCAGTGAAATGACTGAACGAAGCATCCAACAAAGCGTGGAAATTAATATGCTACGCAGAAAAGTCAATCGTTTGGAAAGCCAAATTGACGCAATGACTAGCGTAGTAAATCGCAAACTACGTTGACTTTAACTTCCATTCATGTTATAATACAGCATGAAAAACAAAATTATACTCACTGACGCAGACGGCGTATTACTTGACTGGGAATGGGCTTTTGCAGTTTGGATGGAGGAACATGGTTTCTCTAAAAAAGAAGGATATCAATTTGAATATGATATTGGCATCCGATATGGCATTGGGCACGAGCAAGGTAAAAAGCTAATCAAAATGTTTAACGAATCGGCGGCAATTGGATTTTTGCCTCCTTTACGTGATGCTATGTATTATGTTAAACGATTACATGAAGAACATGGATATGTATTTCACTGTATCACTAGTTTGAGTACAGATGTTAATGCTAAAAAACTACGAGAAATGAACCTACAAAAGTTGTTTGGTAAAACAGCATTTGATCGTGTAGTGTGTTTGTCTACAGGTGCAGACAAAAATTATGCACTTGAAGAATATGCCAATTCAGGACTTTGGTGGATTGAAGACAAACCAGAAAATGCAGACGTTGGTCATGACATGGGCTTGAAAAGCATATTAGTAGAACACGGACACAACATGCATCACAAATGCCCTTATCCTGTAGTAAAGAACTGGAAGGAAATTTATAGCATTGTTACCAGTTAACTACCGCAGTATTCATCACATTTAAACAGCCTACCTTCTGCGTAGGCTTTTTTATCCCAGCTAGACTCTACAGCATTGAACCAAGCAATGGATTGCTCTATACCAACTTCTAATGCGTTATTGTTTTTAACTAGATCTTTTAACATCATGTTATCTTGTTGCCATGGGTGTTGATATTCTAACTTAGGATACATTCCCAACCAACAACAGGGATACACTTCTCCTGTAGCAGTGATATAAATTTCAGCACGTTTTTTGGCATGACAGTTTACTTTATTTTTTACAGGAATTGTTTTGTAATAATTTAATCTGGTAGTGGGGTTAGTTCCAGGAGCAACCCATTCGTTCCATATTTCAATTCTTTTTGGATATTTAACTTCTTTAAACATGGGATCGTCGCCTAACTGATAAACCAAGTCCCCATCTCTATTATACACAGGACCTTGATCTCTGCCTTCATCCAATAATTCAAATCTTTTAAATCCAAGCTCTTTACTTAACTTTTGGCACTCGTCAATTTGATGTTGATTATGAGACAAAGGAATCATACGCCAAATTGCATGGCCACCAGCAGCAATAAATTTCTTTGCATTGCTGATAACTAAATTCCAATCAGTGTTGCGTCTATATAAACTGTGCGTATCTTCAAGACCATCTAAGTCAAACCCAACAAATAAATTAGGTACCTTTGCTAATCTTTCCCATATATTAGGTTTAGCGGAGGCATTGGTTGAAATAGTAATTTCAAGACGGGGATTAGATTCAGCAAAATATTCTACTATGTCTACGCCTTCTCTGGCAGTGACAAAGTCTCCAAAGTTTCCATTAATTAATATTCTGTTTAGTTGTTGTAGAAATGGTACAGTAAAAATTTGTTTTGCTTCTACTAAGGACATATCGTGTACAGGATAACCTAAGTCAGAATCAAATCCCGCTGTGTTTCTTGGACACAAAGGGCAACTGGCATTACATCGTGTGCTAATTTCAAAATGCACACTGCGAATCATTGAGTAGTCGATCATAGTGTATTTACAATCGACTACTCTGGCTCTTTTATATCTCCCGATAAATTTTCAAGACTTCGATTACAGCAGGATGACGTTGAATATCCTTTCCGGTTAGTTCAACACCCGCAACAAAAGTTGCGTGTTTATATCCTTCTACTAATGCTTTAAAGTCTAATAGACCATTGTCAGGATCTTTCCTATCTGCTTGACGAGTGTCACCTGTGACAATCATCTTGCTATTTTCCCCAAGTCGTGTTAACAGCATTTTCATTTGGTTTGGTGTCGCGTTTTGCATTTCGTCTGCAATAATCCACGAATTTTTAAATGTCCGTCCACGCATGAATGCCAGGGGAGATATCTCAATAATTTGTTCATCTAGCATTCGGGCTATTTCCTTGCGGTCATAGTATTCAGCAAGTACATCAAACAAAGGCCTTGTCCACGGTTCCATCTTTTGATTTAAGTCTCCAGGTAAGAATCCATGTTTTTCATCGTCTACACCTACGGCCGGTCTGGTCAGCACAATTTTTGTAATCACCCCCTCTTTGAGTGCTCGGATCCCAGCTAACATAGCCAACATAGTTTTACCCGTACCAGCTGGACCTGTGGCAAAGACAATAATCTTTGACGGGTCAGTCAATAGGTTAACGTATGTTTCTTGGTTTAGGGTTTTAGGTAAAAGATGAACTTGACGTTTTTTGTTATTGTAAAATGTATTTAAACTTACAACATTATTTTCTATGGCTTGCGCCTGAAAATCTCTAATTTTTCTCTTTGACAATGTGTCCTCCTAAAGGATTGCGGACGGGTTAAATTGTTAGCGGACTGCTAACAATGCTGTCCACAACAATATTTAAGAAGGTAAAATAGTTACAATCAATACAGTTAATGAAATTATCTTAGGTATAAGTATTAGGCTAACTTTTGATAAACAAAATACAATCTGCTGTTAGCGTCTTTCTTAAACTCCAACAACTTCAAATTAAATTTCTCAGCAAACTCGTTTACTACTTCAAAGTTCCAAGGAAATATTTCTACATATGGGCCAGCTTTGTGTGGAATGCCTGGATTAGCCCTTAGATAAAATTTCCCATTTGGCTCTAGTAAATCAACGCAATGACTCATCCTTGCTTCAATTTCATCTTTACTGTTAAAGTTAATAGATCCCAGTGCTAGGATGTGATCATGACTAGCTGGTTTAACTTTATACTCTAAAATATCAACTTGATAGTCTGCACAATTATTATAAGGATCAATTCCAATTAGATTTGGAATGCGCCCTTTAAAAGGATGATATCCGCAACCAACATCTAGTACATTTTTGGGATTTTGTTTGGTAATTTCTTCAGCCAAAGTCCAACCAGTATAATCATAGATATCTGTTTGTGGCTTCCAAATTTCACCAAAGAATCTTTTTATATATCGTTCGCTTAGATCATTGGTTATTGCTGATAAAGTGCCCACATAATCACAGGGCAAACTGAGTTCAATTTCCACAGCATCTTTGAATTTGCTGTAACGGGCCGGAGTCCAGGGAAGGGCATCCACTACAGTGTCTTTGTCGATAACAATATTTTGGTATTTTGGCAAGTTAAATGCGTCCTGCAGGTTTTTCGTTAGAAGATTAAAAATTTTGGTATTCATTGAATTTTTCCATAGATGATAAATATTTTAACAAGAGCATAAAAAAATTTTAGCCCTTGTAGTTTTTCTATTAAATATATTTAAGGAGTTTATATGAACGCAAAACAATTTGTTAACAAGTTAGTTGAAGAAAACCAAGCACTATTCAAAGCCAGCCAGATCAATGTCAAGGCTTACTTTGATAGCAAGCCTAGCCAACAAGAACTAGTAGATCACTTTATTGGTCGTATGGTCAATGAGCGTATGAACATGGTTGAAATTGCTGCCCAAGTTGCTGCAATGCCAGCTGATGCTGATCCAGTTGAACTACAGTTGTTGACACAACAAGCTCACGATGAAGCTGTTCACTTCCGTCTAGTTAAGGAAGTTATCGAGCACATCCAAGGTGCCCCACTTGATGTTACAGCCGCTATTGCCAGCGAAGCAAAAGCAGACACAGCTAAAGGTGCCGCACTATTGAAGAAATACGAAGCCGACACTGATCCCGCTGCTCTAGCTGCTTATCAGTTGGTTGCTGAAGGCCGTGCTGAAGCTGTTTGGAATCAAATGGCAGAGTGCATTGAAGATGAATTCGTATCTGGTGCTTATGCTAAGATTGCCAAGGACGAAGGATTCCACAGCAAAATTGGCGCACGTAAATTAGAAAAGCTAGTTGACAGCGTTGAAGAACAAGCACGTATTGAAGCTCTTGTAGCACAAATGCGTAAGGACTTATTCGACATTAGTTGCAAGAACACCATGGAAGTTCCTGCCGCTAAAGAACTAGTAGCAGAAGCTTACGGATGGTAATTTGAATATTGGACTCACTCAAAGAGTTCTGTATTATAAAGATAGAGCGTATGATTCAATTGAGCATGGATGGTATTCATACTTAAAAGAACATACGCTTTGTTTTATAGCTAATAGAACAGATCAAGATTTCGACAAACTAGCAGACTCATTAGACATATTAATTATTACAGGCGGTGATGATAACGCAATTCGTCGCAGTGTAGAAATTAAAATTGCTACGGCTATGTTGGTTAGAAAAAAACCTATATTAGGTGTATGTCATGGAAATTTTTTGTTGACATCTATACTAGGTGGAGAGTTAGGCAATATAGAAGATCATATGGAAACTATACATCCAGTTTACTATTTTGGTGACGAGCACATTGTAAACAGTTTTCATAATATAAGAATAGTAAAACCACACGATGAAGCTACAGTATTAGTTGTGGACCCAGATGGAAATTGTGAAGCGTGGATAGACAAAACACTAGCAGGTATTACATGGCATCCCGAGCGTATGGACAAGCCTTGGATACCTGATGAGATTCAAGACCTTTTAAAAATTTAAGGAACGTTATGAAAAAGAAATTCAATGATTGGCGACGACGTAGTGTTGCCAGATTAGTAAGTTGGCGCATAATAGGAGGTAGTGTAACAGCTGGTATTGTATATCTAGTTGCTAAAGCAGGTGCTAGTGCCGCGGAAACTGCTACTATAATTTTTGTATGTCAATTTACTGTAAATGCCATATTATATTACATCCATGACAGAATATGGAATGTATTCCAATGGGGCAGAGAAGTGGTATTTAATGACGGTACAACTATTACCCATGCTGAGTATTTAGAAGTTGCCAATCAAATTAAAAAAAATGAAACTGCCTAATAGAATATTTTTTACAGGTGTGCCCGGGTCACGTTGGTCAGGTATTGCTCAAACTTTAGAGTCTATTCCAGGATTTAATACTACGGACCGTACACCCGAACGTACATATAATCATCACAGTTACACAGGACACCAAGGTGCGTACTTTGGGCCAGGCATGGAATTAGAATGTAGTTTTGATTCAGATTATATCGACAGTGCATGGACCGAACCTGGCGGCACAAGATTAGTTAAAAGTCATAATTGGGCGCATATATTATACGAAGTTGAACATCACTTTCCCGACGATTGGATCATGTTGGTATATCGTCCAGACATGGCTAGCTACGCCTGGTGGCACGAAGCAGGTGGATTTCAGATCAAATATCCTTGCTATGATGCTTACCAAGACAGCATGGGTATGTTGGCAGCAATAACAAGACAGAATCAGTGCATTTTAGAATATGCACACAGCAAAAATGCCACTTGGCATCATTTTACTCCACAATGGGTTGAATCAACATTCGGGCACCCTGTGGAGATTAAAAAAACTTTCCCGGATATTTTAGTAACGGTGTTTAAATGAGAGATCACGTTTGGTATATCAAGTACGCCAGTGCTTGTACAATTTTAGTAGCCATGGTATTCCATGTTATGGGTTGGACTCCATGGAACAGTTTTCTACAAATGATCGGAGCCACTGGCTGGATCTACGTAGGGTATCGTTGGAATGAGCGAGCACTGATGTTGAATTTCATACCTCAGTTCTTTATCATCATCCCAGGTTTAATTTATATGTATTTTTTAAAATAAGGAGAGAATATGTCAGACAAACATTTATTAATTGTAACAGGACCACAAGGATCAGGTAATCACCTATTCAGTCGCATCTTAAGTCAACACCCCGACGTTGAGGGATGGGAAGACCTTAAAAAGGAATATTGGGTTCCCAGCGATCTAGAACCATTTGCAGACTACTGGGTTGATCCTACAAAATTAACAGCAGATCAATTTAACAATAGCAAGTATTTTCTAGCTAATGTAAGTTGCCCTGTATACATTAATGGTGTAAGGCAATTTCCTAAGATTCGTGAAGTTGCCGATCGTGCAAAAGAATTTGGAGTACGTGTTACCATTGCTTTAATTGTGCGAGACAAAAATATTAATACAGTACAACAACAAAGACTCATGGGCGGATATACATCCTTGCCTGAAGCACAAGAATACTACTACAGCAACATCTTAGACAGCGGACACGATGTACACTTTGTGGACCACGAAGCATTTTTCCTACATGGCAAACACTATTTAAAATGGCTCAGCAAGATCATCGACTTCCCTATTGCTTGGGACAGCGACAGCATTTATGATTTCATTGAAAAGGACGCTAATCACAAATATGTAACAGCCATTGACTCGCATTGGTTAGATGAACATATTCGTGCTGGCCGTAGGCCCTACAGCGAAAGGAATATCCAGAGATGAAACGCATCTTAATTATGGGGTTACCGGGTGCGGGTAAAACTACATTGGCCAAACAATTGGCCGAACCATTGAATGCACAATGGTTCAATGCTGACGAAATTCGCGCCAAATACAATGATTGGGATTTTAGTACAGAAGGAAGAATCCGTCAAAGTCAACGTATGCGACAACTTGCTGATGCTAGTAAACATAACTATGTTATTGCTGATTTTGTTGCACCATTGGCAGAAATGCGTGAAATTTTTGCGGCTGATTATACTATATGGATGGACACTATTAACAAAGGAAGATTTGACGACACTAATAGTGTATTTGATCCGCCCACTCACTGGGATCTAAAAATAGTTAATTATGATTACAATGTGGAGAAGATTTTAGAGGCACTGCGCTAACAGCCAAAAAGCTAAATAATCATATGCCTGCAAATATTAAAGACATTTTAGAAAACATCAAAGACATCTACATGACAGATAGCAGTCTAACCACATTGTTAGACTATGAACGTGTACTTGACGAGTTAGATTTATATAGCTTTCCTAATTGGAAAAAAGGCGAGCTAATTGAAGGCCCAATTTACGAAAAATACTTTGTAACTTGTAGTTGGATGTTTCCTTTTAGAGAAATGCCTGATCCCAGTGGTGCAGATCGTTTACTAAACTATGGCTGTGAAGTTACATTTAAAAAGGATCATTTTACATATCCTATTAACGTAAAATCTCCAGACGATTATAAACCTGGCACTAAAAGTCCACGCATGGTAGAACGCCCAATTTGGGTAGTTACTATTACTATACCTAAAAAACTAATGAGTGATATTGAGCAAGGTAGTATTGAATTAGAAGGCGAAACCTTAGACCAAGAAGACATCGAACAAGCCTATGAAACAGGAGCTGACGAAGATGTTTATAAAACCCCAGACGAGCAACAAAATGCACAAGCACAACCAGAACAACTTCCAGCAGTTTAACGAAGGTCTCGAACAAAGTGACCTATCTCGTCTAGTACACCCCAAACTTCATATTGACGAATTTAAAAGCAAGATGGGCGACGACGCTGACATTATTGTTTTAAGTTTTAAAGTCAATGGCAAGGAACCTGCAACAGACTTAATGAACTTTATTGAAAAAGGCTATGAGTTTGTGTTAGATTCTGACGTTAGTGCAGGTGAATTAGATGACGGTGAGTATTTAGTATTTGCAGAAATAGAGCGCGGTCCTGAAGCACCAGAACAAATTGTAGGATTGCTTGACGATATTTTAAATTTAACCGAACAAGAAATTGACAACTGGAAATTTCAATATCGTAAAAGTTCTGTAGAGCACGATATAAGTGCTGATGAAATTGCATCCATAGTACCAACAACTCCTGAAGAATACGATGCTAAATTTGGCGAGCCCGATGAGGAAGAACCTGAGTCCGATGAAGAAACTCCTAACATTGAATCTGACAGAGAAATTGAAGACATGATAAGTTCAATGCAGGAATCTGCCAGAGTACCTATGCATAGAACTGCTCCTAAAAATGACTGGACAGAAAGCCTAAGGATAGCCGCAGGACTCAAGTGATTGACCTAATAACTGTGGTATTTGAAAAAGAAATACCACTCATTGAAATTCAAGCAAGATCCATAGAACTTTACATAGACACAGATATAATAAAAAATATCTATGTTGTTGTCAACGACGAAGATTCTATTGTAGATCAAATTAATCCCAATTGGTGGGGTGTACATTCCAACAAAGTTCAAATAATACCACGTAGCAAATACGGAGTTGACTCTACATTGATTGGTTGGGATAGTCAACAAATGTATAAATTGTTTGCTGCTGAATCTGCAGAATCTTCTTGGAGTATGTGTTTAGATGCTAAGACTTGGTTTGTGCAGAAATTACAGTGGGACAATTTATTTGACGAACATAGTAGAGTTAAATTTAGAAGTATGCCAGTTATACCTGTTTTTAAATCTGCACAAGAATTTCTAGAGAAATTTTACAATATAGATATGAAAGAAGTCATAGGACCTGGCGGCGTACCTTTTATGTTTCACACTGAAACTGTAAAGTCTATGTTTAAAGAACTTAAAATTCCTTTCTTAGAATTCTTTTCTACACACGTTAGACTTCCCGCAAATATAACCGAATTTATGTTGTATTCTGCATATGTTATACACAAGAACAGAGATTATAGTAGCTTATATTCCAAGTCACAGTATTATCACATACAAAATTTAGCAGATTTTCAAATTGATCAATTTGACGAAATACTGGAAAATATGACCTATCCAGTGACACTAACTGCTTCTATTCATCTGCGTGTTTACCCATTACTGTCAGAACAACGGTTCGAACGCTGGTGCAATTTTCTACTAGAAAAGAACTTAACTACCAACATTGAAAACACCAAAAGTCAGCTAAATATTTTGAGACACTAATTCAAGGAATCAAAATGGCAGACAGTTTCGAATTTGACTTTACACAAGATCAGCTAGAACGAATCATAGTAAAAAATCCTCACATAGACCATTGGTTTGAGGCACTATCAAAGATTCTGCCTGATTATGACATAAACACACCAGCTAGGGTAGCAGCATTTTTAGCTCAATGTGCTCACGAAAGCGGAGAATTTAGATTCATCCAAGAAAATTTAAATTACAAAGCAGAAAGCCTACGTAAGGTATTTGCCAAGTATTTCCCGTCGGACGATCTGGCGCAGGCCTATGCTAAGAAACCTGAGATGATTGCCAACAGAGTCTATGCTAACCGTATGGGCAACGGAGACGAACACAGCGGCGACGGCTGGAGATTCTGTGGCCGCGGCCTAATACAACTTACTGGTAAAAATAACTACGCTAAGTTCGCAGAAAGCATTGATACTCCTTTGGAACAAATTACAGAATACCTAGGAACATTTGAAGGTGCTATACAAAGTGCTTGTTGGTTTTGGGAAACCAATAACTTAAACAAATGGGCAGATGCTGGTGACATTAAACAAATGACTAAAATCATTAACGGCGGCTACATTGGTTTAGAAGATCGCATTAAACATTATGAACATGCATTGCATGTGTTTGGGGCTTAATAGATGTGGTTATTACACTTCCTACCAGATAGTTTTATACTGTTTATCGTATATCTAGTATTGGCTGCTGGCGGAATTTTAACTGCTTTGTCTTATTTGATTAAATGGATTCCAGGCATTAGCACTTACAAACTTCCTATGCGTATAGGGGGTATATTTTTATTAATTTGTGGTGTATACTTTTATGGCGGATACTCAACTGAAATGATCTGGCGTGAGCGTGTCGAAGAAATGGAAGCTAAAGTTGCGTCCGCAGAAGAACAAAGTAAACAACAAAATACAAAGATTGTCACTAAGCTAGTTACAAAAACACAGACGATTAAGACTCGCGGCGAGGACATTGTTAAGTATGTAGATCGTGAAGTTGTCAAATACGACACAAAATTTGCTGCTGGTGGCGAATGCGAAATACCTAAAGAATTTATCAAAGCATTAAATGATGCAGCGGAGCAGCCAAAATGAATTTACTTAAATTATTTGTATTAGCAATTTTTATTATGCTTGCATTTTTGGCAACAGGTTGTTCCACCACTGTACCAGTTACAATGAAGTTTCCTGAAGCACCAGGTAATATTGCAATGACACCATGTCCACAACTACAAAAATTACAAGAAGATGCTAAGTTAAGTGACATTAGTAAAACTGTGTCAGTGAACTATGGTACGTATTATGAATGTGCTGTGAAAACAGATGCCTGGATTGAATGGTATCAAAAACAAAAAATTATATTTGAAAGTGTAAAATAAAATGGCAGAAGAAAAGAAACCTTTATCACGTAGCGAACGTGAAGCAATTATTAAAGACAAAGCAGGATGGGTCATTGTTGTATTTGCGGCATTACTTGCTATCAACACTTACATGGGTGGTAGCAATGGCAGCAAAATACTAAACAACACTATCGATGCTAACAATACTTGGAGTTTCTATCAAGCAAAATCAATCAAGCAAACATTGACTGAAATGCGTTACGATGATGCAGTTGCCGCAAAGAATACAAAACGTGCGGCAGATTTAAAAGCAAAGATAGATCGATATGAATCTGATCCTGCAACAGGTGAAGGTAAGAAAGAGTTGATGGCTAAAGCACGTGGTTTAGAAGCCGACCGTGCAGTTGCTAAACAACGTAGTCCATGGTATACCTTTGCAGGTAGTTTATTCCAAATTGCTATTGTATTATTATCTGCTAGTATATTGGCTGTAAACAATCAATTATATCGGGCTAGCCTATGGGTAGGCGGTGCCGCTATGTTGTTAATGAGCCAAGCAATTTGGCTGTGGATCCCGTCAATATTCTAATACCAGAATTTAACCAAAATCTATTAAATACTAATAGCCCCATGGCTGAGCTATCGCTTGGGGTTTTGAGGTACAATAATGGATCCGTTTACACTCTTTGCCCTAGCCAACGGGGCAGTACAAGCCGTGAAAAAAGGATGTCAACTCTACAAGGACATCAAAGGTGCCGCGGGCGAAGTAAAAGGTGTACTCAAAGATCTTGACGATCAGTTCCACAAAAAGTATGACGGCAAAGCACCGCCACCGGAAGCCGTTAAACAACTCAACGAAGAAAAAGCCCGTGTTAAAGAACTAAACAAGCGTAGTGAAGAAACCACTGATATCTATGTAGAAATTGGTGACTACTTAGGTCAATACTATGATGCTTATTTCAAATGTCTAGCTGTGCTTGAGGAAGAAGAACGCCGTAGTGCTACAGAAGTTTATACCGGTGGCGATAGTCTAGCTAAACGTGCATTAAAACGTGTGTTAATGAAAAAGCAATTAGAACAAATGGGTGTTGAGTTGCGTGAATTAATGATATATCAAAGCCCTCCTGAATTAGGCGCATTGTTTACTGATGTCGAACTAATGACCAAAGAGTTAGGTAAACAACAAAAAGTTCTTATTGCCAAGCAGATGCAAGCAGACGCTGCCAAAGCCAAAAGACGTAAAGAACGTATGACCAAGTATCAATTTGAATTTGTTTTTGGTATGGGAGTGCTTGTTCTTATGCTAGTAATGGGCGGATTTTTTATGTGGGTTGCCCACGATGCACAACAACGTTGGGGAGGCTATATTAACCATGATTATCGAGACACATTAGAAAGAGTAAAAAAACAAGAATGGTTTGAGCATCAAAAGAAGTTACAAGAATACGAACTTTTCCTACAACAAAAAAGACAAGAGGAACAAGCACGTGAACCCGAAGAATAAAACACTGTTAATAGTATTGGGTTCGATACTTGGAATTTTTCTAGTACCTGCAATACTAATCATATTTCACGACTACATCTATGCATTTATTTTTATAACAACATTCCTGGGTTGTTTTATAATATTCGGGTATATCAGTTATCAAGAATTACTACCTATTATTAATGCTGAAAAAATTCAAGAAGAACAAATCTTCCATCAATTTCACGGTAACAAAGATAAAATGCGTAGATATCATGGATTTAAAAAGCATTTTGACGGGGATTTAAATTTAGAAGAATTAGAGAAGTGGTTCTTACACCTTGACAAACATCATTAACGACGGGTATAAAAATATACACCAGTTAATGTTAAAACTGCTAAGATAGCTAACCCGAATATAACTAAGGAGATGAATAGCCAAGCATTCTCAACTCCTTCTAAGTGTTCACGTAATTCGTCTAATAGGGATTTAGCCATTATGTTGTTATTCTTATTATTATTCAGTATTTAAAAGTTTCTAATAGATCAATGTCATAGCACATATCAAATTTATGATTTTTAGTATAAATATTTGAAAGGAGTTCGAATATGGCTGAGGAAGTAGAATCAAAAATGAGCGCAAGCGAAAAGAAAAAAGAAGATTGGATGAACAGCAAATGGCGTCCTATGATGGGTTGGATGTACATGAGCGTGTGTTCATTTGATTTCGTATTAGCGCCTATTATGTGGAGTTTATTACAAAGTTTAAGTCACGGTGCAGTAAATGTACAATGGCAACCACTGACATTGCAAGGTGCTGGTTTATTCCACATCGCAATGGGTGCTGTACTCGGTATCGCTGCACACGGCCGTACACAAGAAAAACTAAATGGGGCAAATAATGGCGGGCTAGGTGCCGGCACTACTTATACTCCACCAGCACCAGTCACCAGTGGAGGATTTGGAAATGCAACAACACCAGTTACCAACTCCAGCGGATCACAACCCCTCGGCGGAGGATTTGGTTCGACAGCGAGCACAGGAGGCTTTGGCAGTAGTTCAGGTTTTGGAACGGGAGCGTCTGGATTCGACTCCACAGTTGCCACAGCAAACCCATCAGTAAATGCTAAAGGACAAAAAGTTGTTCCTCCAGCAGCGTTTCCAGAAATTTAAAAGGATATTAAAATGAGAGATTTAAAAACAGCATTTTGGGCAATATGTGTAGTTATTGGATTTGCTTTCCCTGCATGGAACAACCATGTTTTTGCGGCAACACCAGTTAAAGCAGAAAAGAAAGTAGAGAAGAAAAAGAAGGAAGAAAAGAAAGTCAAAAAACATAAAAAGTTTGATGGCACAAAAATTCCAGACGACAAAAAGAAAAAGTAATTAACTTTACAGAAAGAACAAAAGGCAGCTTGACCACTGCCTTTTTTTGTTGTATAATGTATCAATGAATCCATATGAGATTTTGGGTGTTGCTAAAACTGCAACCCCTGAAGAAATTAAAAAAACCTATCGTAAACTAGCTGCTCAGCATCATCCTGACCGCGGCGGCGACACTGCCAAATTCCAAGAAATACAAGCCGCATACGATACATTGAGTGATCCCGAAAAACGTGCTCAATTAGATAACCCAGTTCACCAAATGGGGCCAGGACATTTCCACTTTGATTTTGGCAATGGTGACATTAATGATATATTTGCAAGGTTTAATTTTGGCGGTGGTGATCCCTTTGGACAGTTTAGACAACAGCAACCTAGACGCAATAGAGATGTTAGAGCCGAATTAAATGTAGGCTTGCAAGAAACACTGAATGAAATAACAAAAACTCTAAATATAAAAACATCAGAATCACAACGACAAAACATCGATGTTAAGATTCCCAGAGGTATTACCAGTGGTACTACAATAAAGTATCCAGGATTGGGCGACAACTTATTTGGAAATCTTCCCCCTGGAGACTTGTATCTAACCGTAAATGTATTACAGCACCCAACATATAAAGTCAGCGGATTAGATTTGGTAATGGGCTTGACAATAGATTGTTTTCAAGCTATACTAGGTTGTGAGCAAACAATCGTAGGATTGGATAATAAAGTATTCACCATACAAACACCGCAAGGTTGTCAACCAGGAACTAAACTAAAGATACCAGGAGAAGGATTATGGGGATTTCAACAAGATATCAAAGGCAGTCTATTTGTGGAAGTAGCAGTAACAGTTCCTAGAAATTTAACAGAAGAACAACGACAATTAATTCAAACAATACAAAACCAACGGTAAATATTTTTATGCTTCAAACAAATCCAGAAATTAACACAATCATTGAAACAGCTACAGAATGTGCTGCCACTAAGAATCACGAATATGTGACTCTTGAACACTTGTTGTTGGCCATGGTCAACCATCCACCATTTAAACATATTATTGAACAATTTGGTGCAGATGCCAGTGGCTTGATTGAAGACTTAGAATCTTATTTAGATCTTCAGACATATTTGATTAGCCAGGGCTATGATATTGTGCCTAAGAAAACACACAGTTTAGAACGTGTGTTTAATCGTGCATTTACACAAGTACTGTTTAGTGGACGCCAACACATGCAGGTCATTGACTTGTTCCTCAGTATTATGAGTGAGGAAAAAAGTCATGCAAGATACTATCTTGTCAAATACGGTTTGGAGAGAAAGAAACTTGTTGACTTTTGGAACTCAAATTACACTGAACAAAAAGAAAAGAAAAAGTCCAAAACTAATGCAGCTGATACAATTCTGCAAGAGTATTGTGAGAATTTAAATGAACTAGCAGAATCAGGAGAAATTGATCCTGTGATCGGACGTGAAAACGAAATTGACGAAATTACACAAGTCCTAGCAAAACGCAATAAAAGCAATGTACTAATGGTAGGCGATCCTGGTGTAGGTAAAACTGCCATTGCAGAAGGACTTGCACTGAACATTGTCACAGGAGATGTTCCAGACTATCTTAAAGATCACACTGTTTATAATTTAGACATTGGTAGTTTACTTGCTGGTAGTAAGTACCGTGGAGAGTTTGAAGAAAAACTCAAAGACGTTATCAAAGCATTGAACATCAAAGGCAAGGCTATTTTGTTTATTGATGAAGCACATCAAATGCGTGGTGCAGGATCAGGCAGTCAAAGCGGTCCAGACTTTGCTAACATGATTAAGCCTGCATTAACTAAAGGACGCATCAAAGTCATTGCCAGCACTACATGGGAAGAATACACACAGAGCTTTGAGAAAGATCGTGCGCTGATGCGCCGCTTTTATAGACTTACTGTTGAAGAACCTACTCCTGAAGTAGCAAAACAAATTCTACGTGGACTTAAAGATAACTTTGAAGAATTCCATGGTGGAACCATCACAGAAGAAGCTATTGATGCCGCAGTGGATCTTAGTGTACGCTATCAAACAGATAAGCGGTTGCCCGACAAAGCAATTGACTTGATTGATACTTCGGCAGCACGACTAAAGATTACTACAACAGACTTCGTTGTACGCAAGAGTCATATTATTGATGCTATCAGTAAATTTACAAAGATTCCAGTTGAGCAATTAGACACAGTTGCAGTTAAGAATCTTGAAAATCTAGAAGGTAACATCAAAGGCAAACTGTACGGACAAGATTCCGCAGTTACCGATGTATTGGATAAAATTTATGTCAGTAGGGCAGGATTAAAATCATTGAACAAACCTGTGGGTAGTTTCTTGTTCCTTGGACCTACTGGTACTGGTAAGACTGAGTTAGCAAAATTGCTGGCCGAAAATCTCGGGATGAAACTATTAAGATATGATATGAGTGAATACCAAGAGCGTCATTCAGTTGCAAAATTGATTGGTGCTCCCCCCGGGTATGTAGGTTACGATGATGGTAACTTGGGTGGTGGTTTATTAATTAGTGATGTAGAAAAGAATCCAAACTGTGTAATACTGTTTGATGAAGTAGAAAAAGCACACCCAGATGTCAGTAATATTCTTCTCAGTCTTATGGATGAAGGTATTGTTACCAGTAGCAATGGCAAGAAAGCAGACTGCCGCAATGCAGTTGTTATCTTAACTAGTAATTTGGGTGCCGCTGACAATGAACGCAACAGCATCGGTTTTGGTCGTAGTTTAGAAAAGTCAGGCGAGGATGATAAAGCTGTTAAAGACTTCTTTAAACCCGAGTTCCGAAACAGACTAGATGCTATTATTAAATTCAACAAATTAGATCAAACCAGCATCCGTCGTATTGTTGACAAGTTTATTTTAGACATGAACGATTTGATCAGTGACAAACATATTCAAGTTTTGTTAACTGACAAGGCTGCTGACTATATTATTAGTCAAGGTTATGATAACAAAATGGGCGCAAGGCCACTGGCACGTAAGATTAACGAGTTGATTAAAGTGCCGTTGAGTAAACGTATCTTATTTGACAACATCACAAACTGTGTGGTCACAGTGGATTACACAGATAAGATTGAATTTGACGTTAAAGAGAATTTTGCTCTCTACGGCAACACTACTATGATTGACGAAAACGGCTATGTTGTTGTGGAGTAAATTAAATTCTGACGTTAAAATAATTGATACAAAGAAGAAATTCTTTAATCAATATTTGTACAAAGCCGTGGTAAACACGCCTTTCTGCAGACTTATTTTAAGTAATCAAGTTAATTTAACCGCCGAATTTCAAAGGCGACTTGATTTGAGTCGACATTATAATTATGGAGGTAGTTGGAATAAAAAGAACACTTCCACTAAAGCTAATATAAGTGAGATATCATATTATCAAAATCTTAGACTAAGAAATATAGACGAGTTAAAATTTAGAGTAGAAGAACCTTATCTTTCAATTTACTCCAACGATGAAAAATATTTGTACGATATTGTTTCTCAAGCTGGTAGTACAGTTACAGAAATACATAAACCTGCAAGTGAATCCGCCAAAGATATTTTGAATCAAGGCAACATTGTTATTAAAAAAGCCTCAGACTACGAGTATAAAGTTGTACTAAGAGAAAGCAGTGCAATTTCATTCGAAGTTCGAGAACAAGTATATAACTATTTGATTGGTTTAAATGACGCTGTCAGAATGACTAGAAGTTGTAAACGCAATCTAACTGAGCGCCATTATTGGTTTACCAGTACATATTTTTATACCAAAGATCCGTCGGTGCTGACGTTTTTGAATTTAATTAGTCCGGACATAGTGTCAGGAATTTTTAAACTCACTGTGGCTATCGATAAATAATTGTATATTCAAGGAGCCTTAGATGGCAAAAGTTCAAGAAGAAGTAATCGTAATCACCGTCAGTAAATTAGTTAAAAATGACGAAACATCAACAGAGATAGTTGCCGACGATGTTATCACAGCATTAACATCAGTGGCAGAAGAATTACTCGGCAACGGAGTTGTTGTCGAAGTTAATAAAGCATAATCAACAAACTAGAAAGAAATCAATGAGCGATAAAAAATCAGTAAGCGCAAAAGAAATCATGACTAACTTGGGTGCATCAAAAACTCCTGTACCCAAATTAACAAAACCAATTATGCCTGTTCCAGGCGGCATGGTTCAAAGCCAACCACAGCAACAAGGTCAACAATTTGACTTTAGCAAAGTGCATGTTCACTTTGCTGTTCCATGTTATGGCGGTATGGTAAGTGAGCCAACAATGACCAGCTTCTTGCGTTTTACATTAATGGCAGCTAAAATTGGTCTAAACTGGAGTTTAGACACAATGGTCAATGAAAGTCTTGTAACTCGTGCTCGTAATAACTTGTGCGCTAAGATGATGACCAACGATCAAGCAACACATTTTATGTTTATTGACGCAGACATTCGCTTTGAACCAGAAGCTATCTTTGGTATGATTGCTTGCGACAAGGACGTTATCGGTGGATTGTATCCTAAAAAATCTTTGCCCATTGACTACGTTATTAACTTGAAAAATGGTGGACGTATTGAAGGTCCTATTTTCCAAGTCGACACACAGGGCACAGGTTTCTTGTTGTTTAAGAAACATGTATATCAAAAACTAGTCAATGCACATCCAGAATGTAAGTATGTTGACGACATTGGTCTAGGCAAACAGTTCGAGCCTTTCATGTACAGTATTTTTGACACAGTGATCGACGAGCGTGGTCATTACTTGAGTGAAGACTGGACATTCTGCCGTCGCTGGCAAGCACTGGGTGGCGACATTTGGGCCGATAGTCGTGTATTGTTGAACCACATCGGACACTATGAATTCAAGGGTGACTTGAGTGCATTGGAACGCAAAGGTTTGAAACGTGTTGATGTTAATACTCCTGAAGGTAGAGCGGCAGTTGAAGCTCAACTAAAGGCTGCACAAGAACAACAAGCACAACAAAATGAGCCAGCCACAGCTTGAAACTGAAACACTGTCATTCCGTATAGGATTAAGTGGAACATACTGGAATCGTAGACCCGATTTCAGTGTGTTGATTAATGACAAAGAATTAGCTAAAGGATCTATTACTGAACCCAGTGAGCAAGTTCAGTATATAGACTTTAGCTATGATTTTGTAGAAAATTCTACGAACAAATTACAAATCCGACTCACTAACAAAGATAACTCGGATGTCGTACAAAACGAAGATTGTACTGAAATCCTCAAAGACATGTTGCTAAACATTGTTAGTATAGAAATAGATGACATTGATTTAGGGCAGTTAGTTTGGAGTTGTAGTAAATTTATTGCTGATGACCCCAATCGACCAACACTAGCAAAATGTGTTAACTTAGGTTGGAACGGTGCATATACCATAGAATTTTCCAGCCCATTTTATCTGTGGTTACTTGAAAATATTTGATAGCTAAATACTACATTAACTGATTGTAGTATGTTCATTACCGATTTATTTGAAGCAAAAAACACGCCTGTGATAGTAACATATCCAGGACGCTTCCAACCCTTTCATCAAGGCCATGCAGGTGTATTTGCTGAACTGCAAAAACTCTTTGGCAAAAATAATGTTTATATCCTAACCAGCAACGATCAATCAGGACCTAAGAGTCCTTTTAATTTTGCTGACAAACGTCAACTAATGACGGCTGCGGGTGTTCCTGGAGATCACATTGTACAGACTACTGCAATGTACGCACTTCCAGAAGGATTTGACCCACGCAATACTATATTTGTCACAGCAGTGGGCGCACCCGATGCTGATAGACTAAACCCAGACTCAGTACTCAAAAGAGACAAAAAAGACAAAGACGGCAATATAATAAAGCCTGCAGGCAGTCCAGGATACTACAAGACTTGGGGTGGTGCGGCTCAAGCAGTCACAGCAGATCAACACGGATATGTTGTTGTAATTCCTGAAATACACAAAGAAGTTAAAATTAAAGATCGTGTCTACGATGTAAGTCATGGCACAGAATGTCGTAACCTATGGAATATGATACGTGGTGATGCTAAAGCCAGGTCAGAATTTTTAAGTCAGTTATATGGTAGACCTGATGCTAAGTTAGGACAAATATTTGACAAGATTCCTGCAGCAGTAGCAGAAGGTGATCCAGCGACTGCCACAAGAGGAGATCCTCATCCTGAAAATGATTTTTATTTTCCCGTCAAAGATCAATGGCCTGAAAAACTTGGCCCAATGGGCAAAGTGGCAGAAGATGCACCTCCTGGTGCCAAAGCTGAACGTATGGTCAAGCATATTAAAAAAGGATATGCTCGGGACGGTAAACTAACTGACAAAGAAAAATCAATTGCTTTTGCCACAGCATGGAAGGCACACAATGCTGGAAAAGTAGAAGAAACAGATATCAATGCAGTAGTAGACACTAATACAGATGCCCGCGGGAAACAAGATACATTAGGACTTAATGTTGGCACAAAAGTGGGCCCAGGTAATGCATCAGTACAACCAATAGCATCAGTTTCCCAAGACTATGACCCAACACAAGTAACTGCTGGTGTTAATGCAAATTATGGATTGGATGTGGGCAAGGGCAGTGTCACTGCTGGCGTTACAAGAATGAGGGGCATGCCTAACAACCAATTTAATCTACAAGCAAACTATCCAGTGGGCAGTGGCAATTTTAATGCTGGAGTATCTAGCTCCAAAGATCAGCCAAATAATATTAATCTAGGATACTCTAATGGTGGATTTAATATTGGTTACAATCAATCTCAAGATGGTAAAAATAAAAATCTAGTAGCCAAATACACAAAGACTTTTGAAGAGTGGAGTCAAAAGTATAAGAAAAGTATCAACTGTAGTCATCCAAAAGGCTTTAGTCAAAAGGCTCATTGTGCTGGTAAAAAGAAACACAATGAAAGCATTGAAATGGAAATGACATGCCCTGATTGTGGCATGTGCGAAACACACGGTGATCATTCAAAAAATAAATTAGACGAATTAAAGTGCTGGCCAGGTTATACTAGAGTTCAAGGTGTACCAGCTGGTGCTCCAGGTAGTTGCAAAAAGAAAAAGAAAACTAACGAAGCAGGATCACCGGCACAACAAGCCGCTATTGCTATTGCAATGAAAAAAGCTGGCAAGAAACCAAAGCACGTTGACGAAGATGCTGCCGGAGTAGGTGTTGTTGCCACAAATAAGAAAATGGCAAGAGATCCACGTTACTCTACTAGTATGACAGTAGATGTACATCCAGACACTCCCAAGAAACAACTCAAAGCACTGAAACTTGCTGAAATGAAACCCAGCGACTTTGAAATAAGAAACTTTGAAAAGCTGGATACTATATTAGCAGAACTATGCCGGCAAGTTATTGCACATCAAAAAAACGATGCCGACTATTGGGGTATGGTGGCTGCTTGTGTTGTTGATCCCGATGACAACGTAGTACCCGGCATTAATTATTTAGACGATAGCGGCAAGCGTGTTCACGCAGAACGTGCAGCCATTGATTCCTATCGTGAACACTTTGGCGAAATACCTGAAGGCAGTATCATTGTTACTACACTAAGCCCTTGCTGTCATCCATTGGAAGAACGCTATGGTGAAAGTTGTACTGAACTAATCAACGACACAGACGTACACAAAGTCTATTGTGGATACAAAGATCCTACGCAAGAACAAACAATGAATCGTACATTCCATATAATGCAGACACGTAATGCTAGCATTGTGGAACTATGTAAATCATTTGCAGATACATTTCTTGGCAAAATAAACGAAGAAACTGAAAACAAACACAGCATTGACGAAGATGAAATGATGGTCATGGTCCGAGAGTTTTTGCCAGTGGCTATGAAGGATTTAAAGATTAAACGTCTACCACACATTGTGCTACAACCTTATGTAGAAGAACACGATGGACAAGCAACATTTGGTAGATTTGTTGATTCTGAAGAACGCATTTATCTGGGCATTGCGGATCGTCATCCTGTGGACATACTACGCACATTAGCACATGAACTAGTACATTTTAAACAGTACGAAGATGATAAGATGTATCCAGGTGCTGGCCAAACAGGTAGCCCGATTGAAAACGAAGCACACGTTGTAGCAGGCATTATCATGCGTCACTTTAATAAAAAGTATCCCATGGCCATTAAGTCCAAACCCCTGGAGTTATAATGCGAGCACATGAGTTTATAACAGAAGCCAAAACAACCCGAGAAGATTTTGAGGGCATGACCATTGAGATGGTTAAGAATGGTCATGTATTAGTGATCAATGCGCTTGATGATTGGGGCAATAACGTATTGGGTTCTGTTGCTTTTAACATTGGCGATGACAATGAACTAGATCCGCAAGACTTAAAAGTTGATGAAAGATATCAAGGTCAAGGTATTGCTAAAATAATGTATGATTATGCAAAAAGCAAAGGCTACGAGATTCATCGTAGCTATGACCAGACTGATGCAGGCAAGGGTTTTTGGGACAAGCATCGCGGAGAAGATGTTCGTGTTTGGGAAGCCTTTAACCGACCTTATAAAGGTAAATGGGAAAAGAGTGAATATAGTGGTAGTGTTGATGTATTAACCAAGTTGCCTGACGGAACACATTTGAGTATTATGTTCAATGATGAAGGTGATGGAGAATATCAAGTTGAATTTCATAGAAACAATAGTCAATCAGTTACTGGCGAAGGTGACGCTCAACGAATATTTGCCACAGTATTAGCAGCCATACAAACATTCATTAAAAAATACAAACCCTGGCGTTTAACATTCTCTGCAAGTAAAGAAATAGACATGGACGCAGATTATGACCAGGCACGATTTAATCCAGAAAGTCGTGCTAAGTTATACAACAGAATGGTACAGCGTTATGCAAGAGCATGGGGTTATGAGGATTATGCTGAGGATCATGGCGACCAAATCACATATGAACTTACACAATTAAAGCAAGGTGCAGTAAAAGAAGATGTTCGTGTTTGGGAAGGCAAACAAACTGTTACTGAATACAGAGATAGGATGTATCAATATCTCAAGAGTATTGTTCCAAATTGGCCAGACTATATTGTAAAAGATTGGTTATATGCCAACTTTGCCAAAGGACCAACACAAACCGCCAACTGGAGTTTTGAAACTATAGGAAAAGATATTCCTGTTATGTTAAAGGACATGGGACTAAGCGTTAACACCAATTGGCAACTTGTACCTAATATGAAGTTTACGATGAACATGTGGGAACCAAAAACTTTAAAACGCCTACAAGCCAGAGCAGGTGGTAATACTAAAAGTGCGGACCCTATGGTACATATACCTGCCAATGATGCCGAACGTCATGCCACACAGGCTGCACTTGCAAAGCAACAAGGCGGTGTGCGTAATGAGCCTGTTATCTTAATGAAAACTGCACAAGGTTATGAATTGCTTGAAGGCTGGCATAGAACTATACAACATTTTGCTATGTATCCACAAGGTTATACTGGTCCAGCTTATGTAGCAGTAGCTGGTGCTGTACAAGAAAACTTTGCCGACGGACGTAATCCACAAGACAAAGGCGATAGCAAACGCTATCATGTACCTACTAAAAGCAGTGTCAGCAACTTACGCAAATTTGCTAAAAGTCACAGTGGACGTGCGGCACAGTTAGCACATTGGGCCGCAAATATGAAAGCTGGCAGGGCTAAAAAGAAATGAAACTTGTTGAGTTTAGTCCACTGACTTTGCCGGGTAGTTTCCATCGCGGATTAGTGTTCAACAAGTTATGGCTAATACACGAATTAGAAAAAATACAAAATAGTTTTAGTACAATCTACATACTGGGATCATGGTATGGAAACATGAGTATTTTACTGGCACGAAGTTCCATTGAATTTGACCATATAGTCAACGTAGACACTGATAAACAAGCAATGGTTACTGGGCAACGGATAGCTCAACACATGGGCATTGATGATAAAATTGAGCCAATGGTCAAAGATGCTAATGCGTTAGACTATAGACAATTAGATTCTGATGGATTGGTAATAAATTGTAGTTGCCATGACATGACCAATCAAGGCTGGTTTGATAATATTCCCCAGGGAGTTATGGTAGCATTACAAAGTAGAGACGATGTCAATGACGATTTAACTGATTACGCATTGAGTCAAACACTGTTTGAAGGCACCAAGCAATTACGTGATCCAGAAACAGAATATACTAGCATATTAAAAATAGGTATAAAATGAACGAAGTAAAAATTACAGCAGATATCTACTGCGATCACAATTTTAGACCACTTGAGTTTGCTACAGATGGGGAAAAGTCCTATAGAGTATATGTAAACGACGACTTAATAACAGAACGCACATATATTTGGCATAATAACGAATACTTTGTGCGGGAAAACATTGTAGTTAGGTTACCTGCAGGCGAACACAAATTTAAAGTAGTACCGGCGTATCCATTCTTTAATGTATTTTTCTTTAAAAACTTTACAGTAAATGATCAGTTACAACTTTATGATGGCCAATTCCATATAGACTAATAAATATAACATATTGAGGATTTCACATGAAAAGCTACGATTTTTTAACTGAAGGCATTGTCGAAGACGCACACGAAATGCACCAGGATCACGAAGTACAAATGGCACGTAAGGACTGCTACCAAGCCGCAGAAAATGCTATTGCACTACACAAACTACTGCGTCACGTCAGTGAAAATCAAGGCATTGAGGGATGGGTAGCTGCTAAAATTACATTGGCCAGCGACTACTTGAACACAGTGCGTGAATACTTGGAATACGAACTAATGAATCAGCACAGCGAGCCAATGGCCGGTGCTCCTGTTAGTGTTGAGTTTCCTATTGCCGAAAGTCGTCAGATAGACGAAAGCAAAATGAAGGATCTAGACTTAGATTTAAAAAAGCCTCCAGTGGGCATGACAGATCAAGCGTTTAAGAAAAAATACAACATGACCAAAGCAGAAGCTAATTCTAAGTTTTCTGCTAAAAAAGAAGTTGAAGAAGGCGTCATTGGTAAAAAGAAGCCTAAAGCAGATAGTTACCACATTGTTGGCAAAGATGGCAAGCCAGTAAACCTAGCTAGTTATAATGACCGTGCAAGTGCTGAAAAGGATCGTGACGAAAAACATCCTGGTGCTAAAGTACAACAAGTTGGCGCAAGAGGTAAAGTTAAAGGTGTTACAGAAAATGTTGATGCCAATACAATTTGGAATCAATATGGTCATTACTCTAAGGATGACTTAATGCAGGAATTCCCACAATTAAGTCCTAAAGATGCACAGACTATTGTTAACTTTGCTGAATATGGTTGGACAAATATGCCTAACCGTCAAGAGTATAGAGATGAAGTAATAAAGAGAGTACTACATGCTATGAGCGGACGACAAGGTGTTTCAGAAATGAGCGCAGGTAGTGTTGCTACTGTGGTCAATCCTACACCTAAGAACAAAGCAAAAGTAGGTACACTGTTTGGTGGCACTTATCAAAGAGAAGAAGCAGATACTCCTTCTAAAAAAAGAATGTTTAATAAAAAGGCCTAAGCTATGAGCGACCTACGCCAACTAATTGCAAAAATGGACCAAATCGAATCGGGTTCATTGCCAAAGAAGAAAAAAACTATTAAAGAAGATGCTGCTATTCCTGTGTCATCGGGCGGCGATATTATTGGTGGTATAAAATCACTGGGGCCTAAAGTAGCTAAAAAAGTTGTCCCTGCATTGGGTTTCGTTGATGCTGGAATGAGAGCACACGAAGGTGATTACACTGGTGCGGCTATAGGCACTTTGGGCGGCATTACTGGCGCAATACCACATCCGATAGCACAAGGTATATCATTGAGTGCAGATGCTGTAAATCAATTACGTGACTACGCCAAGGAAAAAGGCGGATGGGGCGAAGTAGCCAAAGAAATTAGTCAGTCAATGAAAAGCCATGATGATAATAATTTTCTTCCTGAAAATTTAGAAACATTAGACGAAGAAGGACTACGTAGTTGGTTAGCTAAAAAAGGTATTAGTGCTGCTGAATATTTAAAAAATTTAGTTAAGCCTGCAGAAAAAGAAATTGCTGATGTAAGTGCTGCCCGCCCAACTGATATTTCTGGAATCGGTTCTGATGTTCCTGGCACGATAAGAGTTGGTACTCCAGCAAAACCACCCGAAGTTCCTTCAGCAGCCACAACTACAAAATCACTGGATCAACGTGCCCAAGCTGCGAGCGAGATAAATGCAAAATTAGATACGTTACCAAAACCTAAAATAAATGCTAAAGATTATCAAGCACAATTAGCAAAACAACAAGAACTAGAAAAACAATTAAAAGATCCAAGACCCGCAGTATGGAAAGATCCAAGAAATCCTGAATTGCCAGCGTCAAAATCTCCCCCAGCGGCAAATGTGGAACCTCCACAACCATTGAATGGTAAATCATTTAAAGATGCTTCAGCAGAAGTTAATAAAACCACCGGGCCTAAAGTAAATAGAGATGAGTTAGGAAGACCGTTGGACAATCAAGGTCGAAACACCACAACCTTAGGTGGTGAGCCTATTACCTATGATGCAGCCGGTAATCCTAGCATTGGCACTACGCCTAAATCTAATTTTAATAGACCAAGTTCAGCTAGAGGTGACACAGAAATGGGTCCTGAAATAGATCCTAATGCACCACCTGAATGGTTTCAACAATGGCAGGCAAACCAGCAAGCCCAGCAATTACCCCAACCGCCGGTAGATGCAGACAAGCCGGGTATATTGAAATCAATTGGCAAAGCAATGTGGAATAATCCAAAAACAACTGCCGCAGTTGCCACTGGGGCAGAGTACGAAAGAGAAAAAAATGCTAACTGGAAAGGTGCTAAAGCAGCTGGTCAACTTGCACACCCAGATGATGATTTTTGGTCATATCAAAATCAAATAAAAGACTTTGGTGTTAAACCAGAACTAAAAACTCCTACCAAAGAATCATTACAAAATAAATTGTTTAACGAATTTAAAACATTTGTAGAAAAGAAATAACATGAGTGATATGCGCCGACTACTAGAAGCCATGGACAGCATGAGTCGTGCTGAGAAGAAACCCACAGGTCCAAAATTTCCAGGTTACTGGAAAGGTACAGATCCTGCCAGTGCTGCTAAAAATAAAATGGTTGGCGGCTGTGAGCAAGAAAGTGTTATTCCCGAACTAGCAAAAACAGCAAAGAAGAAATCTACAGAATGGGAATTAGAAGAAGCATTCAAACAATTTAAAGAAGGCGAATTTAGACGAGACGTTATCCCCCAACAACAAGCACCAGTGAATACTAAATTAGATCCAGGATATGGAAAGCCTTTAGATAGACTTCCTGATCCTCAAGGAGATCAAAGCGGCGGATTTAAGAAAGTACTGCCCGGTGAAAAATTTGATAAAGACCAATGGTCTCTGCCAGGTAAACCTAGCGGTACTCCTAATTTGCCAGTTAGTCCTGATGTCAATACCCCATTATATACACCGCCGTATGCAGGTGATCCAGGTCTGGGAGTAAAAGTTCCCACTGATAGATTTGATGTCATTGGTGATGGGCCCACCTATGCACAAGGAATCAGACCTCCTTATCAAGCCAGATATAAACCTGGCAAAGAACCTGTAGAATTAAAAACAACAGAACCGCCAGTTTCAGTAGCTGGTCCAGAGCAAGAAAAATTTGATGTTAAGACTAATTCAATTAAAGTTAATCCAGCAACTGGTAATGTTACTAAACAAGATAAACCTGAATTTGCTGGTCCCACAGATACATTTATCAAAGATAAGAATGGCAAGTGGGTAGAGAATCCAAAATACTCAAAGCCTAATACAGATATTAGTCCAGAAGAAAATGCTGAAATTGATCAACAAATAAAACAACAGCAACAAGTACAGCAACCACCGGAAGTTAAACCTGCCCCAGAAGTTAAATCAGTATCCACTACTGGTTCAGATACACTAAGAACTAATATAAACAAAGCCAGTAGCGGAAGTGACAACTCTGCCGTTAAAACTGGAACCTCTTCTCCCACACAAACTGAGCCAGAACCTCGACCAGGTAGCTGGCAAGAACTTGCAAAACTGAATAATATCACTGATCCTACTAAATTACGTGCAGGACAAACAATTAGATTGCCGGACGACAGTAATTATACCATAAGTCCAAATGATACACTTAGTGGCATTGCTCACTCCTTGCGTACTACTGGTCAGCCACCAGGACAACTAAAAAGCCAAAAAACTACGCAAGCTGATCGAGATCAAACTCCACCGTCCGATGGGACAGCAAAATCTGTAACTACTACACCAGTATATGTGGGTGGTAAGGCTAAAAGAAAAGCAGCGACTATTACAACACCAGAGATTAATTATTCACGAGACCCTGATGTCATGTCTGATCCAACTGCACCAGAAACTAAAGGATATCAACGTAGTCCAGAACAAAAAGCCGCAGATGCGGCTGCACTAGCCGCGGCAGAACGAGCAGAAAGAGCACGACAAAAACTAAGATCGAACTTGCCGCAATCAAAAAACAAACCAAAACCTCAAATCGCTGTTCCTGAATCATTCAGTCAACGACTAGCCAAAGACTTCGAACAGTTTTTAGAATCAGACGAGCCTTATTCGGGTTACGATCAAGATGTTAAAAAATTAAAACAACGTGCCAAGTTAGGCCCGATGAAAACTGTATGGGATGAGAAAACACAGAGATATCGTGTAGTACCAGTTAAGCCACAGGAAAAACAAATTAAAGAATATGGTAATGCACAAGACGCTAACCAACAAGCTACTAATGCCAACCAACAACAAACATCGCAAACAGGTGACCAAAAAGCCATAGACCAACAAGTAGACATTGCCACTGCTAAGTCAACAATGTCTGGCTTAAAAAATGTTCTTGGTCCACAACTTAATACCAATGCTGCTGCCAGTGGTGTTGTAAAAATGAATGACGGGAAACCTTTATCAGTACCAGAACGTGAAGCGATAAGTACACTAACACCATTGGTATCAAAAGCAGCAGAAAATCCTGCTACCGCCAGTGCATTAAAGTCAGCGTTAAGTACAGCAGGTATGTTGGCCAAGCAAGGAAAATAAAATGAATTTACATAGTTTGTTTGAAAATGTAGCAGAAGAAAAATGTCCGCATTGCAATGGGCCAATGTTCAGTGAACTAATGATCAATGAAAAGAAAGATGCTTGCTACTACAAAGTCAAGAGTCGTTATAAAGTATGGCCCAGTGCTTATGCCAGTGGTGCATTAGTTAAGTGTCGCAAAAAAGGCGCAGACAGTTGGGGCAATAAATCGGAAAGCGTGGCGGAAGCCACAGGTGATGAGAAGTTTGATACCATGATGGGCAGGATACAGCAAGAACCAAAGTATCCTGATTCACAAATGCCTCCAACAGATGTAAAAGATCTGTATCAATGGGCAGTCAAAAACAACAAGCCGTATCATAAAATTTTTGCTGAATGGGCCATGAGAGAGGGTTACAAGTCTGTTGCCCCGGCATTACAGAAAGCGGGTAATTTAGATAGTGACGCTTTAGATTATTGGACTCCACGTGTTTGGAAAATATATTGGGGCGAAGTCCGGGGTATTGATTCAGAAATGCCCCCAGAATGGGCCAAAAAACGTATACCTGCGGAATTGAGATATTATCTTGATGATGTGTTTGATGCTTATGATCGTATAGTGTTTGATTGGCCCACAGAATATCGTCAGATTGGTCAGCAAGGCATGGCGGAAGGTTTAGATAAACCTGAAGAAAAATCTATGTATGATTATCGTGGTGTTCCTGGTTTAGATAAACCTGAAGAAAAATCTATGTATGATTATCGTGGTGTTCCTGGTTTAGATAAACCTGAAGAAAAATCTATGTATGATTATCGTGGTGTTCCTGGTTTAGACGAAGGCATGAAAGCCGATGAGCTTTCACGCTACTGTGAAGAACTTGTGGCAGAAAAAGGCTGGGATGCCGCATACAAACATGCTAGATTTATGGCACAAGGTGCTACAGATCCTGCCTGGGGCAGTGTATTAAAATATCTTCATGCCATGAAAGACGGAGTATCAGAAGATCAACTAGACGAAAATTTACGTCAGTGGTTCAAAGAAAAATGGGTACGATTTGGTCCAGACGGAAAGATTCGCGGAGACTGTGCCAGAGGAGATGACAGCGAAGGTAAGCCAAAATGTTTGCCTCAAGCCAAAGCACACGCACTGGGTAAAAAAGGTCGTGCCAGTGCTGCCGCAAGAAAACGCAGAGAAGATCCCAATCCTGAACGCCGCGGCCCTGCACACAATGTTGCTACAAAATCTGAAAGCTCGTTAAACGAATTTGCGCCAGGCAGTGATGACGGCAACGATGGATTCAGTGATGAAATACTAAAGCGTTTAGCCGCACAATGGTGGCAAGGTGACGAAGATCCAAGAGTAGAACGCACACTAGCGGCCGCTGGTTGGGAAATTGGGCAAGACGAAGGCTATGACAACGGTGGTGTATTTGTTGTAATGTCCGGTGATGAGCATGGCCGCAGTTACATGAGCTGGCCCGCAGAAGAGTTGGAAGGCTTGTCGGAAGGCTACTACAATGACATAGGTCCGGAATACGGTGGTGCTGGCAAGGGTCGTTCCGAAGATGCAATGATGACTACCAAACTTACTAGACAAGCAAAAGCTGCCGCCAAAAAAGCTGGCAAAACATTTAATACCAGTGCTGAATATCGTTTGTGGCATAGGAAACAAAAAGAAAAACAAGGTGTGTCGGAAGCACAAACTGATTATCAAAAGCGCCGTCAACGTGAACGTGATGTAGATGCAGGTAAGCCAGTTAAACGTCAACCAAAGAATCCACAGAATGATTATTTTGCACGTCGTAAAAAAGAACGAGACTTAGCAGAAGACCAAGCTGTACAACTATCACCTAATATATCAGCAAGACCAAATCAAGATCCTGACTCGCCCGAAGACTATGACTACTTTTATAAAGACATGCAGGTAATGCCCGGGCAAGATTTTCACACACAGATAAAAGATCAACATCTACGTCAAATGGATCCTGCATATAATACTATGCGAACAGCATTTGATAACCCTATTAAGCCAGGACCGACTACAACTTACAAAGAACCTAAGGGCGACACAATAATCCCAGTGCGTCCGCAAGAGCCAGAAAAAATGAAGGACATAGAAGGCAATCCTGTTAGACTAAGAGATTATGTTCCCGGTGATCCAAGGATATCAGAGTCTCGCTTATACTATAATGTCATAGGCACAGCAGATAAAGAACTACGTTCAGCCTTTGGTATGAGAAAAGATAAAAACGGTTGGTTCTTAAAAGAATCCAGCAGTACAAAATATAAAATGATGGCGCAACGTGCATTTGGTAGTCCTAAGTTGCAGGAATATAATTTTCCTGCAGGGCAAGCTACTAAAGGCAGTGAAGGTGTAATCAGTCCTGTTGGCTCTATCCCACGTAATTAAATAAATAAGACATAAGGTATGTAAAATGGATGAACTCATTAAAGCAATGAAAATTGCATTTGCAACAGAATATGGCTTTGCTGTAAAAGCACAGTTTTGCCATTGGAATGTAATAGGACCAGAGTTCCCACAATACCATGCATTGTTTGACACTATCTACACAGAAGTATATGGCAGCATTGATCCATTTGCTGAAAATATTCGTAAGTTAGGTAGTTATACTCCAGGTAGCTTCCAACGTTTAAGTATGTTAAGTCAAATCGACGAAGACCTTGAAGTTCCCCCTGCTATGACTTTAGTCGCTGGTTTATTAGAAGACAGCGAAAAATGTAGTAGACTATTTAAAATGGTTTATGATCTAGCAGAGCGCGAAGGCAAACATGGCCTAAGCAACTTCCTAGCAGAACGCATGGATGCACATGACAAGCACTCTTGGATGCTTAGATCAACTTTAAAATAATTAATCAATGAATTCAACTTATTGCAGTGCCGTGGACACGGGACTGTTTGTTAGTACTCAAGGTCAGGTAGGGTTATGTTGCAGTGGAGCACAGCCTTTGGGTAACATCAAACAACAACCCATTAAAGAAATATTTGCTAAATCAAAGTTTCCAGAAATACGTCTAGCACTTAAAAACAATCAACCTCATGAATATTGTTCAGGCTGTGATAGAACTGAGCAACAAGCCGCAGGATCTAGTCAGCGCAGTGCGTTTAATGATCAATTCCCCAATCCCACAAAACGTGAAATTAAACTAATTGATGTACGTTGGAGCAACGTCTGTAATCTAAGTTGCAGATATTGTAACGTATACGACAGCAGTGAGTGGAGTAGAATTATGAACATTCCTATTCCGTCAGTGAATAAAGACTACACCGATTCCTTATTTGAGGAAATTGCAGAAAATAGAGATTCTATTGAGTGTATGTATTTGTTAGGCGGTGAGCCACTGATGCAAAAGCACAACGAAAGATTGTTAGACATCATTAATCCTAGTGTTAAGATAGATGTGCTAACCAATCTCAGTGTTAAATTAGATAAAAATAAAATCTATGAAAAACTAAAAAAGTTTCCAATGGTACTTTGGAATTTAAGTTTTGACAACATCGGTGATAGGTTTGAGTATGTTAGACATGGTGCTAAGTGGGATATATTCACAGACAATATAAAACAACTATGCGATGACTTTGGCGCACATAGAATAACATTTCACCCAGTGTATACCATTTGGAATGCATTGAACTTAGAAGAATATTACGAGTTTGCCAGCAAACAAAACTTCAGAGTTAATTGGCAAATGGCCATGCCCAAATCAGGAATAAGTGATATAGAAACAGAAAGTTTTATTACATTTGGACACAAGTCCAGTATTATGACCGCAGCCATAAAAGAAATAGAATCTGTAAATGTTGCTGACCCTATAGTTGATAACATCAAACAAAGTTTAATCAACAACATTGAAATTCCCAATAAGGATCAAGACTTCTTAACATGGACTGCACAGTCTGAAAGTATTATACCACCCAACAAACCATTTAGCGAGCTATGGCCTGAGTTAAATAAGTTATTAACAGGCACACAATGACTGAACTCATATACACATTAATCGTAACACATATCACAATTATTTGTGTTACGGTGTTTTTACATCGCGGCCAAGCACACAGAACATTGATATTCAGTCCTGTGCTCAGTCATTTCATGCGTTTTTGGTTATGGTTAACTACTGGTATGGTCACTAAAGAGTGGGTGGCAATACATCGCAGACATCATGTTAGCAGTGATTCTCCAGGGGATCCGCATAGCCCACATGTATTTGGTATATGGCGTGTGTTATTTGGCGGAGCATTGCTGTATAGAGATAGTTCTAAAAATTCTGCCATAATAGCGCAGTACGGTATAGGAACACCTGACGATTGGATCGAACGTAAGGTATATACTCCTTATAACTTCTTAGGCATTCTTCTAATGCTGGCCATTGACTTGTTGTTATTTGGTCCATGGGGATTGGTAGTATGGGGCATACAAATGATTTGGATTCCGTTTTGGGCTGCTGGAGTCATTAACGGACTAGCACACTGGTGGGGGTATCGTAATGGTGAAACTAAAGATAAAAGTACGAACATTAGTCCTTGGGGTATTATTATTGGCGGTGAATGTCTGCACAATAATCATCATTTGGAACCCGCGAATCCTCGCCTCAGCCGTCGCTGGTTTGAATTTGACATAGGATGGCTGTATATAAAGATATTCGAATTTTTAAGACTCTTAAAGATAAAATGACCTTGGCCTTAGGACCGGGTGGGCGGCTACTGCCTTGACTTATACAATTCGCTACTGTATAATATAAAGTGTAGCAATTAACTTTTTCAAATAATATTATGATAATCTGGTTCAACTGTAAAATAACTGACGTACGACTAAATCCACAGAGTATTGTACGATACAATCTACGCAACGATAGCCGTTTTGATGTAGCAAAATATAGCTTTGCTAGTTTTGCTCCGTTGGAACCCTTGACTACTAAATTTATTTTTAATTTAGAAATGGCCGACGGATATGAAGGCCGGGAAGAAGAAATGGCTACTTGGCTTAAAGGAATTTTTCCTGAGGAAAAACTAAGTCTACATTGGCACCGTTGCAATAATATTGCACAATGGCGTGAAGTCAAAGCAGAAATGGATGAGTTAGATGACGATTTAATTTTCCCTGCAGGCAATGAAGACCATATTTTCTTAGATGACAATATTGATATATTCCGTGAAGGTTTAGAATTAATTGCTAAAGATCCTGACCCATACGCTGTTCTAATGACCAGCCATTATCCAGAAAGTATTAGAGCTGTTTCTTACTTTAACGGACAACCAGCCAGTTATAATTACTTAACTTATAACATGGAAAACAACGATGCCATTAGAGTTATGAAAAAAGAATACTTTGAATGGTACTTGGATCAAGCTACTAATCCAGATCAATTTATTTTTAGAACTGAGCATTGGAACAACATTAGAATCCTACGCAATAAACTATACATCCCCACTAAAGAGCAGTTTAGACACTTTGACGGATATCATCACGTACAAGTAGGACCAGACGTTTGCCCTCCATTGGAAATCCCCGCAGGATTCTTTGAAGGCATGACCATACGCTATGGATTTGATGATAGGCAAGCAGATGCAGTGAATATTAATCCCCAAGCCAAAGATTTATATACTGTTGATCCCGACAGGGGCACGGACTATAGATTTACTCTTGACACACTGCCTGCATTTTGGAAGCCTTACATCAAACAAGTTGTCTGCGCAGACAACATTGATGAAGAAAAAATGAATCAAGCCTATGATACATACTTGTTGGAATTGACTAGGATTGACATTAATTGGCATCATGTGGGTGCAGTGTTTGACGATTCAAATTGGCCACCCGCACAGTGGCTCAACAACCACACCAAAGCCTACGTATTTGAAGAATAATACAGTTGCTTTTGTTTGGTATTTCACGTATAATAACTTTTTAGGAGATAACTATGACTGACTATAATCGCAGTTTTAATGGCGATGCCAAAATTAAACTCACACAACTAATCAACGAAGGCATGCAAGTTCTTCAAGAAGTTGAAGACTTGAATGCAGGCCTTAATGAAACAATTAAAGCAGTGGCAGAAGAACTTGAAATCAAACCTGCTACACTTAAAAAAGCAGTTAAGATTGCACACAAAGCCAAACTTGGCGAAACTAATCGCGACCACGATGAACTAAACACTATTTTGGAAACAGTGGGCAAAACTCTTTGAACGATATATTAAATGGTGTCTTTAACTGGATCAGAGAAGATTACAAAAGCAATAGAATTCGTTTTTGTCTTGAGGTCCTTGCTTGGGCTATTTCTATTGGCTGTAGTATCACTATGGCACTCACCGTTCCAACACCACCTCTCCTCTATATGTACCCAGTGTGGATCACTGGTTGTGCTATATATGCTGGGTGTGCTTATAGTCGGCGTTCCTTTGGTATGCTTGCTAATTACATTCTTCTTACCACAATCGACACAATCGGATTAATAAGGATGCTTATTGCATGAGTTATGTTGACGCACTATTTGATAGGCAAAAGGATCGAATTCACGTGGTAGAACGTGTTAATGGTGAACGTGTATACACAGAGTATCCTGTTAATTATATTTTTTATTATGATGACCCCAAGGGAAAACATCGTACTATCTATGGTACACCAGTAACTAGATTTGCTACACGCAGTGGTAAAGAGTTTCAAAAAGAACTAAGACTACAAAACGGCAAACGCATATGGGAAAGTGATTTCAAGCCTGTATTCCGTTGTCTCGAAGAAAACTATTTAGGTGCAGAACCTCCTAAACTACACACAGCATTCTTTGACATTGAAGCCAACTTTGATCCCGAACGTGGCTTTGCACCTACTAACGACCCATTTAATAACATCACTGCTATCAGTGTGTACTTGGACTGGCTAGACAAACTAATTACACTGGCTATCCCACCTAAGTCAATGAGCTGGGAAACAGCAGAAGAAATCTGTGCTAAGTTTGAAAACTGTTTTATCTTCGAACGTGAAGAAGATATGCTAGATACATTCTTAAACCTAATAGATGATGCAGATATTATAACTGGCTGGAACAGTGAAGGCTATGACATTCCCTATACAGTTGGTCGTATTACTCGTGTGCTGAGTAAAGACGACACACGTCGTATGTGTTTGTGGGGACAATTTCCCAAGCAAAGAGAATTTGAACGCTTTGGTGCAACCAATACAACATTTGATTTGATTGGTCGTGTGCATATGGACTATATGCAACTATATCGCAAATACACATATGAAGAACGCCATAGCTATAGTTTAGATGCTATTGGCGAATACGAACTTGATGAACGTAAAACACCTTATGAAGGTACGTTGGACCAGTTGTATAACAAAGACTTTGAAAAGTTTATTGTTTACAACAGACAAGATACTCGCTTGATAGCGAAACTGGATAAGAAACTTCGTTTCTTAGATTTGGCAAATACCATTGCTCACGATAACACAGTGTTATTGCAGACAACAATGGGTGCCGTAGCAACTACTGAACAGGCAATTATCAATGAAGCACACAGTCAAGGATTGGTCGTACCTAACAGAAAAGGACGAGAGGAAGAAGTCGAATCGCAGGCAGCAGGTGCCTATGTTGCTTATCCCAAAAAAGGTATGCACAAATACATCGGAGCAATTGACATCAACTCGCTCTATCCCTCGGCTATTCGAGCCCTTAACATGGGACCAGAAACAATCATAGGACAACTACGTCCCATAATGACAGACAAACTAATTGCAGAACGCATGTCAGCGGGATCTAGCTTTGCGGCTGCTTGGGAAGGTTTGTTTGGGTCATTGGAGTATGAAGCTATGATGGCTGGAGAAGTAGGCACAGAGTTAACTATAGACTGGGAAGCAGATGGCACCAGTGATGTATGCAGTGCCGCAGATGTATGGCGAATTATCTTTGACAGCAACAAACCATGGACTGTCAGCGCCAATGGTACAATCTTTACTTATGAAAAGAAAGGTATCATTCCTGGCTTGCTGGAACGTTGGTATGCTGAACGTAAGGAAATGCAAAAGAAGTTAAAGGAAAGCACAACACCCGAGGATCAAGAGTACTGGGATAAACGACAGCTGGTTAAGAAAATTAACTTGAACAGTTTGTATGGTGCTATTTTGAATCCAGGATGTCGCTTCTTTGATCACAGGATTGGACAAAGTACAACACTAACAGGACGTACTATTGCTAAACACATGGATGCTTTTGTTAATGAAGCAATCACTGGCAAGTATGATCACGTAGGTGATGCAATTATCTATGGTGACACCGACTCTGTGTACTTCAGTGCTTGGCCCATTGTTCAAGCAGATGTAGAAGCTGGGCGCATGGAATGGAACAAAGATGTTTGTATTCAAGTCTATAACAGCATTGCGGATCAAGTCAATGAATCGTTTCCTGCATTCATGGAACGTGCTTGTCATTGCCCCAGAGTCAATGGAGCAATTATCAAAGGCGGACGTGAACTGATTGCTACCAAAGGCTTGTTTATTAAAAAGAAACGCTATGCTGTACTGATCTTTGACAAAGAGGGTAAGCGCAAAGATGTTAAAGGCAAACCTGGTGATGTAAAGGCCATGGGCTTGGACTTGAAGCGCAGTGATACTCCTAAGATTGTACAGGACTTCTTAAGTGAGATTTTGTTAGAAGTACTAACTGATGCCAAACGTGAAGATGTTATTGAGAAAATCAAAGAATTTAAAATTAAATTTCAAGAGCGGCCTGCTTGGGAAAAGGGTACACCCAAGCGTGTCAACAACTTGACCAAATACACAGCAGAAGAATCTAGACTGGGCAAAGCCAATATGCCAGGTCATGTACGTGCGGCAATGAATTGGAATAACTTGCGTAAGATGCATGGTGATAACTACAGCCTAGCTATTGTTGATGGTATGAAAACGATTGTTTGTAAACTAAAACAAAATCCTCTGGGTTATACATCCGTAGGCTACCCCACAGACGAAAGTCATATTCCAACTTGGTTTAAAGATTTACCATTTGATGATGGTATAATGGAAGAAACCATTGTAGATCAAAAGGTAGAAAACTTGTTGGGTGTTCTAGACTGGAACATTGCTGAGAACACTAACATCAACAGCACATTTGATAGTTTGTTTAGTTTTGAATAAAATTATACCGCTAATTAAGATCAATAACCCCGTCTATGCTGAAAGGAATCCTCTCAGCGAAAGTGATGTTGCAGACGATCACAAGTGGAACTATAAGCAAAGGTCAATGAACTTTGGCAAGGATTTAAATTTAAAAGGTCAGTATTGTTATCATCCGTTTAATACTATCACCATTGATAAATTTGGTGATGTTTACACATGTATATGCCAAGCATGGTTGCCTGTTAGTATGGGCAAAATAACAGACTTTAATTCTTTCGAAGAAATTGTACAAAGTGTTCGAGCCCGAGAAATACAAGCCAGTATATTAGATGGAACTTACAAATATTGCGATGAAAATAGTTGTACTATTATTAAAGACGATCAATTGTCAAATAGCATAAGTCACAGAGTTGATGTTATTGATTGGATTAATTTTGCATTAGATGATAGCTGTAATTTAACTTGTCCCAGTTGTCGAACTGAATTTAAATTTGTCAGTGAAGGCACTGAATACGATTTAAGAATCAAAATAGTCAATCACTTAATTAAGTTAATAGAAAACTATGATTATAAACTTAAATTTACTTTAAGTGGAGATGGCGATCCGTTTGCTAGTTTGATATATCGACATTTTTTAACTAATTTAGAATTGACTAATAATAAAAATATTGAAATAGAAATAGTAACTAATGGTGTATTGGTAAAAGATCATTGGCATAAAATGGCCGGAGTCTACAACAACATTGTTAGATTTAAGGTTAGTTTTGATGCAGGCACTAAACAAGTATACGAAAAAATACGTCGTGGCGGGAGTTGGGAAAAACTTTTAGACAGTGCAAAATATATTGTAGATTGGAAAAAATCTAACAATTCAAAGTTAACTTTGGCTTCGAATTTTGTAGTACAAAATGATAACTATACAGATATTCCTGCTTATGTAGAATTATGTGATGGGTTAGGGTTTGACGAAATAAACTTTCAAAAAATTGACAACTGGGGAACTTTTAAAAACTTTAAAGAACACGCAATATGGCAAGTTGATCACCCTAATCACCAAGATTTTTTAATACATCTGCAAAAAATAAATCTAAATAAAAAAGTAAATCTAAATAATTTATAATGCAAATTAGTCAATTAATCAGCCTTAGGCACAAATTAGAAAAGTTGTTAGCGTTGTCTAATAGTGAGTTGTTGGACGTAGTAACTAAAGTGGTATTTGACGTCGATGTAATAAGTAAGTCGATTTCTTTATTTCCGTTTACTGATCAAATTGATGCTAACATAATAGATGTAATCGACAATATATCAGCTATTAAATCTAATACAAATAACATTGATCATCTCATCCCCAAAGCTATAAAAGAAATTGACTTAGAAATTACCAAACTAGCAAAACCATATTATCAGAGTGGTTACATTGTAAACGATGCTCCAGCACCAATGCCTGTTACTACAGATAATGAGTATCTTGTAAGAATATTACCTATTGATGATGGATCTAGGAATATGATAATAAATGTAGTCAGGGGCTACACTGACTGGCAGTATCCTACACTAGAGATTGGTCCTGGCAACGGGGATTGGACTGAGCATTTAATTGCAGGCGATCCTTTGTATATTGCCGATACACGTCAAGTATATATTGATGCTACTTTAAGTAGGTTCAACGACATTTATAGAAGAAGAATGCGGCCTTATATTGTTAAAGAGGGCCTTGGGGAAAATTACGCAAACTTATCTGAATTACCACAAAATCAGTTTGGATTTGTTTTTGCATGGAATGTTTTTAACTATTTTCCTTTAGTTGAAATGACTTCTTATTTGCGCGAATCGTTTAAGGTACTGAGACCTGGTGGTGTAATGATGTTTAGTTACAACAACTGTGACATGCCCATTTGTGCATACAATGTAGAAGTTGGATATAAAAGTTGGATGACAAAAAATTTATTAATCGACACTTGCACAAACTTAGGATTTGAAATTATCAATACTCAGTCAGTAGCCGGTGCAGAAGAAGTTCATTGGATTGAAATTAAAAAACCTGGCAAACTAAGAACGGTAAAAGCACATCAAGCATTAGGTAAAATTTTACCCATTGGCTCTTGAAAAACCTAAATAAAACATGTATAATACAATATCATTGGAGAAAATATGAAAGATCATTTACAGGACATCGTACAACATACTCATGGACTTGGGGTCATTGACCTTGTTAAAATCACAGGCACTGAACAGGAAACTACTTTAGAAGCCATCGACCAAGTAAATCGCACGGTTATCGTTAAAGCTAAATTTAATGGTGTTGTGTCTGACTTTATTGGCACATTTGGTATGCCTAATTTGGGTAAACTAAACACAATTCTTAACATTCCAGAATACAAGGAAGATGCTAAGATTACAGTAACACAACGAGCCAATGCCACCGGCGTTAACGAGCCCGACGGCATTCACTTTGAGAATAAAGTAGGCGACTTTAAAAACGATTATCGTTTAATGGGTTCTGGTATTGTTGAAGCACAACTAAAAACTAGCCGCATGGTTAAAGAAATTAAGTGGAGTGTTGAATTCCAGCCCAGCGCAGTTAGCATTCAGCGTTTAAAATTCCAAGCCAGTGCCAACAGCGAAGAAACAAATTTTGTTGCTAAAACAGAAAATGGAGACTTAAAGTTTTTCTTCGGTGACCATAGCAGTCATGCTGGTGATTTTGTTTTCCACGCAGGTGTTAACGGGACATTGAGTAAAGCATACCGTTGGCCTGTTAGTGTTGTTATCAGCATTTTGAGCTTGCCTGGTGACAAGACATTTAAGATCAGTGGTGATGACGGTTTAATTGAAATTGCCGTCAACAGTGGTATTGCTGAATATCGTTATTTGTTACCTGCGCAGACAAAATAATGCCCAGGATACATGCTCCTCATTATGAGTATTGGATTCACAAAGGACATACATTTGGCCAATGTTTACATGGACCAGTTGGATCATCCGGATATTCTAATTACATACCAATACCTAAATGTGGGAGCACCTGGGTTAATATCGTACTGTTTCATAGTTTAAATTGGCAAGTAGGTAACATCTATACAGATCCAGGTTTAGGTGAGCCTGGTGGGCTGGGGCTAAGCCACAATAGAAATTTAGTAGTATTGAGAGAACCTATTGAAAGATGGCTGTCAGGTATTGCTGAATACAGTTACAGATATCATGATCGAGATTTTATAAACAATTTAAACAAACAAACATTAGATTTGATTTTTGATAGAGTAGCACTAGACGACCACACAGAAAAGCAAGTATACTACTGTCATGGATTACATCGATATCGGAGTTTATTTTTTCGTTGTGACTCGACATTAATTGAATTGTTTACGCAGTTCCTTACCAGTAACGGTGTAGACATAGATACCAGCAAAATACCGCCCGCTAATGTAACAGCAACAGATCAATATAAATTATCAATCAAAGAAACATTCCGTAATATCATAGAGAACGATATAAAATATAAAAACAAGTTAATAGATTATTTCAAAGCAGACTTTGATCTAATAGACAGCATAAATTTTTACCCACTAGACAATGAGAATAGATAACTTAACCAATAAACAAAGCGACTATGCAGTGTTCTTACCTGCACTAAGTAGCTTCTATGGCACTTACGTAGGCAAGCAACGACATGATCCTAATTTCATAGATAAAAACCGTATACCTGCAGACTTTGAAAACGGCATCGAAGGTATGAATTGGCTTAATGCAGATGCCGCATACTTTCCTTATAAGTGGACATTGTACAGTGCAGGGCATGCGAATCTAGATGTAAACAAATTTGATGCCAAAGAAGATATGATTCGCAATCGCGACCCAAATACATTTATGTTGGGCGACAGCGGCGGATTTCAAATTGGTAAAGGTATATGGGAAGGCGATTGGAAGGATCCTAATTGTCCCAAGGCTGCTAAAAAACGAGCGCAAGTGCTGAGTTGGTTAGATGCATATTCAGATCGCGGAATGATCCTTGACATTCCTGCGTGGGTCACACGCAGTCCTGCAGGCAGACGTGCTACTGGTATTACCACATATCAAGAAGCCGTAGATGCCACATACATCAACAATGAATACTTTATGAAGAATCGCACAGGTCGTTGCAAATTCTTAAATGTATTACAAGGCGACAATCATACTGATGCAGACGATTGGTATGACCGTATGAAGAAGTATTGTGATCCCAAACAGTATGCACAGCCTTTTGAAGGTTGGGCCATGGGAGGCCAAAATATGTGTGACATACATCTAGTGTTACGCAGACTAGTAGCACTACGTTTTGATGGATTGTTGGAATCTGGATTACATGATTGGATGCACTTTCTTGGTACAAGTAAATTAGAATGGGCTACATTGTTAACAGATATACAACGTGCAATTCGCAAACATCACAATCCTACATTTACAATTAGCTTTGATTGTGCTAGCCCATTCCTTGCCACAGCCAATGGACAAATTTATTACGATGTGACCACTGAAGATAGAACTAAGTGGAGCTATCGTATGCAAGGTAGTGTAGATGATAAAAAATATGCCGCTGATACACGTAACTTTGGTGATGTATTGATGCAGGACAAAATATTTGATTCGTTCTTACAAAGTCCTATTAGCGAGCGTATGCAAATCAAAGATGTTTGTGTGTACAAGCCTGGAGATCTAAATAAAATTGGTAAAGAAGGCAAAACATCATGGGATAGCTTTAGTTATGCATTGCAAATGGGCCATAATGTTTGGACACATATTCACGCAGTTCAGGAAGCAAATAGACAGTGTGATGCAGGTAAGTATCCAGAAATGTTAGTAGCAACAACTACAGACAAGAAAACATTCCGTCGTTACGATAGGAACTTTTTTAGAGATATTGTTGATGACATTTTTGCTACCAGTGACAGAGGCAAGGCTGAAGAACTAATTGAGCATTACAATAGATATTGGCTAAGTATTATTGGTACTCGAGGCGCAACAGGCAAAAAGACTTTTAACACCAGCACAGTGTTTAATGCATTGTTTGAACAAGATGCGCCCGAGGAACATCATATTGATGACAGCGGTTTAGATGAATCTAAATTAGACATTTTGGAGGCTGAATAAGATGTATGAAAATAGAATTGCACATTTGAAAGAAAGTCATCGTGTATTGGATGAGAAAATTACTCTACACGAAAAGGAACACCCACATTCTGAAAGCATGCTAGTGCAGGATTGGAAAAAGCAAAAGCTCATGCTCAAAGACGAAATACGAAAAATGGAACGTCTTCAATGGGAACATGATCACGAAACTGTAGATCTTGACGATCATTGACTGAATGTGCTATAATTAGCACATGACTTACATTGTAAATATAACAGGCGAGATTAGATTGCCTTACGAACCCGGCTTATTGGAATGGTTACAACAACGGTACCCATACAGTAAATATCATTTAGAAGAAAGCGAATAACATGACTGTAGAACAAGCAGGAAATTTTTTAATTGGATCTATACTTGCAGGTTTGGGATTTTGTATAATTACCATTGCTATACTGGTGATTAATAACTTATTTCACAAATATTGGAAACCTGTTACTTGGGGAATTCTCCCCGAGTCAATGAGGGGGAACTATCGATTCCAACAACCACATGAATACGTAGAACCGCATGAGCCTGCTATGGGGCCGGTGTTGGATCCAAAAACTGGCAAACCTGTGGAACATCTATCAGACGACAAAGCTAAAAAATGAAAAGTCTTGTAATTGGTATGGGCATAGGACAGTTGTACAAAACTGTTCTATTAGAACTAGGACATACAGTGGTTACTGTAGATGCAGATCCTAAAAAAGGTGCAGACTTTTATGATTATGGGTTTGCGTTTGCCGCACACGGACACTTTGATACTGTACACATTTGCACCCCAAATTACACACACATCAATCTAGCTAGACATGCTGCCATCCACGATGCTGGCATTGTATTTGTTGAAAAGCCTGGTGTAGAAAACAGTGGTATTTGGGCGCAACTTTGCGAGGACTTTCCCGGTACACGTTTTATGATGGTTAAAAACAATCAATGGCGTGACAACATAGCCGAATTAAAATCTTTAGCAGAATTGGCAAAGACAGTAAACTTAAACTGGATTAATAAAGATCGTGTGCCCAATCCAGGTACTTGGTTCACTACTAAACAATTAGCATTTGGTGGTGTTAGTAGAGACTTAATGCCACATTTGCTGAGTTTGTATATTGCATTGAACCCAATTTGGCGCACAGACAATGTTAATAAAATCGAAGCAGAAAGAAAATGGCAACTCAATGAATTAACTACAACAGACTACGGACAAGTTAAAGCAGATGGTGTGTATGATGTTGATGATGTATGCTATATAACATTCACTGATAAATGGAACCTTACTGCTAATTGGCGTAGTATGGATCGGGATCAACGCAACATTGAATTTATTATGCCCGATGATACAGTTGAAACATTTGAGTTAGGACTATGCCCAGAGTATGCTTACAAAGAAATGATTCGCGATGCTGTGGCAAACCTAAATAATAATAAGTTCTGGAAAAATCAATACGACCAGGATATGTGGATTCATCAATTAATTGAAAACGTATGAATAGAATATTGGCAACTAATGGCGATGGCGCCTTTTATGAAACTACCTATGAGCGTCCTGTTTGTAGCGACAATGAAATAGGTGTTGTATCTATTATGACTGGTGTATGTCGCAGTGACATAGACATGATGCAAGGAAACTTTGGTCCATTGCCCCCACACATGCAAGGACACGAAGGACTGGGTCAAGTAGTAGAAATTGGCAACAAAATTAAAGATGTTGCAATCGGAGACTTTGTTGCTACACGTGGTGAACCTGCTTATGCTGATCAATACAATGTACGTCGCGAAGAATATGTCCCTGTGCCAGAAGCGCACCCCCGCTACATATTGGAACCTGTAGCCTGCGGCATTAACATTGTTTATCAAGCAGTACGTGAAATTGCAGAACGTGCAGGTCCTGGACGTAGGCTATTAATTATCGGCAGTGGCTTTCTTGCTTGGGTTGCATACAATACTTTATTACTCAATCACTTAGACGACTTTGAAATAACTGTAGTGGGTACCAGCAATAGAGAACTATGGGGCGATATACTAAAACCTATTCATCATGGCACCTATGATGTTGTTATCGACTTAGGTAGTAGAGCCACTGTGTTTACTGAAAACATTTTAAACAATGAAGCATTAGTTGTGTTTGGTGCACAGAAAACAGTTACTACAGATTTCAGTAACTTACTTTGGAAAGCCTGCACAATGATCTTTCCCAGTCCCAGAACTGATCGTTTTTATAGTTGTATGCGTGATGCCGCGTATTGGATTGAAAATGGCGACATCAATGTCGACAGTTTCTGGACAAAAGGCTATAACAGAGACACTGAATGGCAACAGGCCTTCAGCGATGGAATTAACCGACCCCATGCTTACAGCAGAGGGTACATTAAATGGACAGACAATGTCAATTGAGCCTCGTAGTAGAAACAGCAAATTACCAACTTGGCATCAAGGACAAAAATTTGCCGACTCTACCCTTGAATGGTTGTATCCCGACACAGAAGAAGCGTTTAATAAACTCTGTCAGGATCCCAAACATCAAAAGTATTTTGCCGAAAAAGGTTGGAACCAACCCGGCGCAATAACTTATAAATTTAACAATCAAGGCTTTAGATGTGACGACTTTGATGATGCTCCTTGTTTGGTTACATTAGGCTGTAGCTATACTTTGGGACTAGGATTGCCAATCGCTGACATATGGCCCACTTTGGTAGGATCAGAATTGGTTTTAAAAGTAGTTAACCTAGCATGGAATGGATATTCAGCCGACAGTTGTTTTAGACTAGCTGAATATTGGTTACCAAAACTAAATCCAGCATTGGTGGTTATGTTTACACCACCACAAGATAGAATTGAAATATTAAACGAGACCGATACAGTAATATACACTCCTGCAATTTTTTCAAATGTATCCGATGTAGTCAGCGATAGATTTCTTACTGATTGGATGTTGTTTAGTGAAAACGGCAGATTAAATTCCACCAAAAATAAACTGGCTTTACAAAAATTGTGTTATAATTTAAATGTACGTTGTCAAATATATGATGTATTTGATTTCGTAGCAGAACCTAAGGAAGTGGTTGAATATGCAAGAGACTACATGCATATGGGACCAAAGGGGCACAAAATTTTAGCAGAAACTATTATTAAGGATTGGAAAACCAATGGCAATTGATACAAGTGGACGTCAACAAGTAGATTATTTTGTTGGCATTGAAGTAGAAAACACTGCAATGAAAGGCGAAAAGACTTTGTTTGTAGTAGGAGTTAAACCTGTAGACGAAATCATTGAACTTGCAGAAAAACACGGTGTAAAACATTTATACTTCGGTACAAGCCAAAGTTTTCATCCACATAGTCCTTATGACTGGGCCGCATGGGATGACATGATCAAACCTTTGTTGGTCAAAGACTATTGGGTTACACTGGACTTTGGTGTTGAATACTGTAAAGAAATTCACGAACAAGCATGGTGCGAATACAATACGTTTATCCCCATGATCAGTGTTAAGATTCCTTACATTAAACTCTACAACTATAACGCCACAGTTAAAATTGATGACAACACTTGGGGCGACACTAATCCTGGTGTATGGTGCCACCCACTAAATGAACTACTGACCAGGAATGTATACACAGACTGGAAAGATTACACAGGAGATTTTCCTGTAACGCCAACACATAATGGAAGTGAAGAAGAATGAATCAAGAACAAAGAGCAACTGTAGATAGAATTATGGAAGCAGCCGACCGTAAAATATGGGTACGTTTCCAAAAAGAAGGAATCCATAAATACCCAGCGGCACTAGAAGAAGCCCACTTAGCAGATGTTGCGTTCCTTGGTTATCCTCATCGTCATATTTTCCATTTCCGGGTGTGGATTGATGTGTTCCACAACGACCGGGACGTGGAGTTCATCCAATTCAAACGCTGGTGCGAATCGCTGTATAACGGTGACAATTCCGTTCTAGCATTGGACTACAAGTCTTGCGAAATGATTGCAGATGACTTGTATGTACAAATTGCTGCCAAATATCCAGAACGCACAGTATGGATCGAAGTCAGCGAAGACAGTGAAAATGGTGCGTTGATAAAATACGAATTAACAAAACCCTACAACTCAATCAAAATTTAATCAGGAGAATAATAATGGGACAACCTAAATGGGTAGAAAAATATCTGCGTATGAAGCCCGAAGTCAATCAAATTTTTAACGACTTAGAAGGCTACAAAGATTACTGTAGACTTAACATGTTGAAGTTTGACGAAAAGGATTTGTATCGCAGTGAACAATACCGCAAGTACGAAAAATATCGTAACTGGTTAAACCGTCAAGCAGAAGCACACAGATAATGGCTAAGATTTGGTTAGTTGATTTAGAAGCAGTTGAAACTAGGTACACGGCTCAGTGGAAAAGCCATGTGCCTAAACTTTTACAAAAGGCAGGTCATGATGTTCAAATTATCTCTGGTCCTACGGACATTCCTAGCGCCACTACTCCTGGCGCCTTTCTTAATTTTGGCGGCACTAATATATACAAGTCTAGCCAAGTTGAGCAAATGGGGCGTCTATTTTGTAGCGGATCCGTTCATGCTGGCGACCATTTTGTTTTTACTGACGCTTGGCATCCAGGCATTATAAACTTAAAGTACATGAGTGAGTTGCTGGGTATTCCAGTAACTACACATGGTTTTTGGCATGCTGGCAGCTATGACCCACAAGACTTCCTTGGACGCTTAGTTGGTGATAAACCTTGGGTCAGACATGCAGAGAAAAGTTACTTCTGGGCATTTGATCACAACTACTTTGCCACAGAGTTCCACGTTAAACTATTCATTGACGAATTGCTTATGGATGGTTACAAAGAAGAAAATCCTTGGTACGAGGAAGATTACGCTGACCGCTACAAAAGTGGCAAGATGGTAAAAACAGGTTGGCCCATGGAGTATATGGATGATGTACTAACTCCATATAAAGGCATGACTAAACGTGACCTTATTGTATTCCCACATCGCATTGCTCCAGAAAAACAAGTAGAGATTTTTAGAGACTTAAAAGAACAACTACCACAATATGAGTTTGTTGTTTGTCAGGATCAAGAGCTTACTAAAAATGAATATCATAACTTGCTAGGCGAGGCCAAGATTGTGTTTAGTTGTAGTCTACAAGAAACTTTAGGCATTGGATGTTATGAGGGTGCGCTAGTAGACGCTATTCCCATGGTGCCCAATAGACTAAGCTATGAAGAAATGTATGAGCCACAATTTAAATATCCCAGTATGTGGACTATAGATTGGGATCACTACTTAGGTAATAGAACTGCGTTGCGTGATCATATTGTTAAAACTATGAGCAACTACAAATCGCAATTATCTAAATTAAAAACTCAAACACAAAATTTAACCAACAACTTCTTCAGCGCAAATGAGTTCCTCAAACGCCTTTGATGTAATATTACAGTTTGAACAAGAACTAGCAGAGTTCACTGGAGCTCCGTATGCAATTATGACTGATTGTTGTACACACGCTATTGAACTGTGCATGAGACATGACCGTGTAGAGTTTTGTACATTCACTCCTTTTACATATCTAAGCATACCCATGCTCATGCACAAACTAGACATTGAGTATGCGTATGAAGAGGATGATCCTGCTCAATGGATCGGTGAGTATCGTTTTCTATCAACTAGAATCTGGGATAGCGCACGTAGGCTAGAAAAGGATATGTATAAACAGGACCAGATACAATGTCTCAGCTTTGGACACGGCAAGCCTTTACAAATAGGTCGTGGTGGTGCTATACTATTAGATGACAAACAAGCGTATGAGGAAATAATTTTAATGCGTTATGATGGCCGCGACCTAAATAATATACCCTGGACAAAACAACAAAAGTTTAAAGTTGGTTATCACTATAAACCCACTCCAGAGGAAGCGGAAGTCGGCATTAAACTATTGGAAGGTATTCGAGTTAATCAACCCAAACCCGAATATGTTGAATATGCAGACCTAAGACAAATTACTATTACGGATTAATATGACAGAACCAGTATCAATAGATAACATAAACGACAAAGGTTATGAAACAGGCTATTTAGGCGGCGCCATTCGTGCTAGAATGAAACGTGAAGGTAAACGTTTCTGGGCAGGCGACAACATTAGCGAATACGTCAAAGACGACTTTGATAAAAACGAGCTTATTGAAGAAGCCACTCGAGCATTTGAAGGTGTGCTTGATGCATTACTTATTGATAGAGAAACAGATCCCAACAGCAAGGGCACAGCACGCCGACTGGCCAAAATGTACTTTAACGAAATTATGGCAGGTAGATATGAACCAGCACCAGATGCAACAGCGTTTCCTAATGATAGTCAAGACCGTTATGAGGGTATGTTGGTGGTTAGGAGCGAGCTTCGCAGTATGTGTAGCCATCATCATCAGCCTGTGGCTGGTGTCGCTTATATTGGAATTATTGCCGCAAACAAGCTCATCGGATTGTCCAAGTACACACGTATTGCCCAATGGTGTGCTCGTAGAGGAACCCTACAGGAAGAACTGTGTAATGACATAGCCCGGGAAATTATGAAAGCCACAGACAGTGAAAGCGTTGGTGTTTATATTCAAGCAGTGCATGGTTGTTGCGAGAATCGAGGCATCATGGCACATAGTAGCTTAACACAAACTACAGTACTAAAAGGTGCGTTTAACACTGACCCAGGTACGAAGAAGGAATTCTTCGACAACATCAAACTTCAACAAGATTTTGCACCACGTTAAGGAGAACACTATGGCAACAGCAAAAGCAGTAAAATCATTTGGCGACAAACTGATCAAGGTAAATGAGTCGTTTACAATCAACATGTACGACAACGGCTTCATGGTAGAAGCAGGTGGACGCAATAAGAAAGGCGATTATGTTAACGCTAAGATCTTGTGCAACACACTGGATGAAGTTGTTTCGCTTGTGCGTGAAGCATGCGAAATGGATCGTGACGTTTAAGGAACAATCATGGCTATCTGGACTGTAAAAACACATTACAAAAAGAATGTTCAAGAAGTTGAGACTTATGTACAACGAGATGGCAAAGGTCGAGTAACTGTTACTAATGGTTTCCGTTGGGGGTCTTGGGAAGTCACTACCACAGATGACAATCCTCCCGAGTTTGAATTTGACTTTGTGCCAGGTGGTGATGGTGCCAAAGACAGCATCAACATGTTAGAGTGCGAGTACAACAATATTGAAAGCGTTGAACTACTCAGCATGGATGACGGTGGTTGCTGGTATGACATTGAGATCGAAGGACTAGACGAAGAAGCTGAAGAAGAGATTCGTGAGTTCCTTGATGAAAACAGTCCTTATGAACTAGAAGACCGAGACGACGGTTGGCAGCAGGATGACAGTGCTTGGTGGATCTGGGGTCCGATTGAAATTCAAAACGAAGCAGGTGAAACTGTACGCATCATCTGTGCAGATGCAGACGGTAATGTTGTAGACTTTAAGGACGAAGAATGAGACTTTTAAAGAGAATACAGTTTAGAATACGGTATTGGTTGTATGTCAAGTCGGGTTTGAAGAAGCGAGATGAAGACAATTGGTGGAGAGGTGCTTGTTATGCCAACACTCGCGCAGATGTTCGTGCGGGCATGATAGAAATGAAAGACTGGTATCCTTGGAAAGAAGAGTCTCAGTTCATACATCTTTATGCTTTACATGCGAAAGTTGAGTGGACTCGACACCTGCGACCTGAATGGACTTGGAAGCAAGCAAGTAAACGTGTAACAAACCCAAAATGGTAAAGTAATCGATTTAAAGGACGAAGAATGAAACCCGCAGACGCCGCTGGCAAAATACTGGACCGTGTAATGAACTTAAAAACTTATGTTGTTGAAGTTCAATTACCTGAAGAATTTGAATTCAATGGCAAAGTGCCATATGATTTGACAATTAAGGATGGAATTGTTAAAATAGAAATTCCTGCACTTAATGAAAAAGAAGCCGCAGTCAAAGCTCGGCAGTTTTTAAATTCAAATTGGTAAAACGGAACTTGACAAGTAAATAATTTTCAGTTATACTTGACTCATACTTTGAAATTCAAAGTATAAATCAAACTAGCCAATGCGAGATCAAGCAAAGGCTTTGACATTAACAAGGAGAAATTATGTCACAAAAGCAAGACGCCTCAATGGCACCATTTGACCCCAGTGCAGGCAAAAAGACTCGAAAAGTTCCTTTGGTAGAAGTAGCCAAAGCAGTTAGTAAACGTATTGGTACTAAGATTGCTACCAAGACCAATGTTAATCCCCAGGACATTTTAAAATTTACTTGGGCACCATTAGAAAAAGTTTTTGTTAACTATGGGCGCCAACGTTATCCAGAACCAAAACACCAACTAAAAGTTTTTAACAAGTGGAACATCCACTGTGTAACACCTTTACAGTGCCGTTATGATCCTGTAGAAGATCATTATTATGTTTCAGATGGTCAGCAACATGGCAGTGTTTGGGTCATGCAATATGGCCTACAAACAATGGTACCTGTGTTTTATGTAGAAAGCACAGATGAGAACATTGAAAGTGTACAACTGTTGGCGTTGAACACAGACAGTGAGCCAATGGCAAAATACTTTATTCATCAAACTGCTATTCAAACTGGCGATGTTGATGCCATTGCATTGGAGAAAAAGTTGACTGATGTAGACTGCTTCACTGCATATAAGAAAAAGACTCCAGGTGCTGTTACGCACATTAGTCACTTGTGGCAAGCACGTGATAGTTATGGTTTAGATGATTTGGGCGAAGTAGCTGGTGCAATGCGTCGATTCTGGCCTTTGGAAAAGATTGCTGAACCGACTATGTTGGGCTTCCTTAAATTAAAGGAAATCCTTGTGTTTGAAAAGCAGTATACCGAAGACTTGCTGACTGACATCATCAGTGAATGTAGCAATTACTTTAGCAGTGCCAAAGACATGCACTTGCATATCAATCATGCTTTTGAAAAGACATATCCTACAAACTATAAAGGTATGGGCGTTAGAGAAAAGATTGCTTCAGGTATTATCAGCATTTATGAACAAGCCAAACCAGACTTTGTGTCTGCTAAACCATTTGCAATTGATGTAAGCATCATGGCAGATGAAATTATTACAGACTTAGACGAAGTATTTGAAGATGAACTCGCATAAGCTATATCCAAAATATCTTCCTGGAACATATCACAGCCGTGATGTGTTCCAGCGTGTTGTGGAAACAAGGGATCTACGTATCCCTTGGGCTTACAAAAGTGCAGTCAAGTGGGGAGTAGATGCCGAAGAATTTTTAAAACTCTGTGGCCCTACTTGTAAATGTTGTGATAGCCCTTTGGATTATGGTGTTGGTAAAAACAATCATGGCAAAAAGGACATAAACACACCCAGCACTGATCATATTGTTAGCCAACATGAAGGTAAACTTTTAGAGTGGACCAACGAACAAATCAATGACATTTCTAATTTTTGGATCATTTGTATGCGTTGCAATTTGCTTAAAAATAACAGCACTGCCGTAGATGCATTTCGATATCGAAGGATTGCAGATGTATTAGAAGCCAGATTAAATTTAATGGAGAAAAATAGTTGATTGGCACAATAAAAACAACTAGTAAGTATGTTGCAGTTACTGGTGGCCCAGCTGGCAACTATGTCAACAACTCTAATTATATGGCTGTTGGACAGTTACAATATAACACTAACAATCAGCAATTAGAACTATACAATGGCAAAGACTGGCAACCCCTTAATCTAGGAACTTACCATGTTGATTTAAATCCACATGCTGAAAAGATACTTGATTGGGCCGCTAAAAAAATGTCTGAAGAACAAGAGCTTAAAGCTCGAATGGAAAAATATTCAGGTCTCAAAGATGCTTACGAGCAATTTCAGATCATGGACGCACTAACAATAGAGGAAGAAAAAAATGTTTAAAAGATGGTTACGAAATTGGTTACTAAGTGACGAGACCGAAAAATCCCGTCGAGCGGAGAAATATTCTAACTCTGTCATCACCAGCGGCTCAACGTTCGACGCCGACGACCATCGTGTTAACACTTTAAGATTTAACGTCACTCCTGCAAGGGGAGGTATTGTACTTACAGTTAAACACTACGATCGCAAACGTGACGAAGATCATTGCACTGTCCATGTTCTACACGATGGACAAGATCTAGCCAAGGATATTGGCGAAATTGTTAGTATGGAATTGTTGCGCTCATAAGGAGTTGGCATGTTACTTAACCTTTTAGATAAACTGGGCCGTCGACGTATTGTCATGGACCGAGTCAACAATGAACCGTATTTGGAACGTTACTACGTGTTCTTGAAAGATCGTACTTGGTTTCCATTTAATGTATTCATACACAAGTTTCTTAAAAGTGATCCCGACGATGTACACGATCATCCTTGGCCCTACGCTACACTTATCTTAAAAGGCGGATATTGGGAATGGATTCCACAGTTTAACAGTCTTGGACAGAAGGTCGGTGAAATAGCAACATGGCGTGGCGCTGGTCACTTTCGTATTTGTAAAGCCAATAGTTTTCATCGTATCGAACTTGATCCCAATGTAACTGCATGGACATTGTTTATGCCAGGTATTAAACAACGTGAATGGGGCTTTTTAAGTAAAGGCCGTTGGATACAGTGGCAAAAATATTTGGAGCTTAGAACAAAATGATTCAATTACCTCTAGGATGTACTGTTGTCTACGGCATTCGCATAGACATCGACAATTTATCAGCTGACATCATTGACTGGTATAAAACTGTTGGTGGTGTTATAACTGAAAGCAAACACTACAACCGTAGAGGTAACGAACACGTAACGACTTATGTACAATATGGTAAGTCAAAGAAATGCCATTATCATCACAATGGTGGATCCAACGCTGTCAGACTTCATTTCCTCGGCGAGGATGCCAGTGTTGCTAGTATGTTCTTATTAAAGTTTATGGAACATGTAACTGATCACAATCTTAAGGAAGTAATGCACAGGATTGAGTACGATAAATACTAGTTCAATCCAGCGGCCTCTGAGCATCATCCCGCTATACAAATTCTGCTGCCTATGCTATAATTAACATAGGAGAAAAGCATGTCACTACAACCCGTATTATACAAATACACCAGCACTAAAGAATACCACGACGCATTTCCTTGCGCTTATCGTCAATGGCGAGCAGACAGTCATTGTAATTTGATACATGGCTATTCGTTTAGTATGAAATTTTACTTTGGTACAAATGATTTAGATGTTCGTAACTGGGCCGGCGACTATGGTGGACTTAAAGAACTTAAGAAGATACTGGAAGATCAATTTGACCATACATTGATTGTTGCACAAGATGATCCAGAGCTGGAGACATTTAAGTTGTTGCAAGAAAAGAACATGGCCAAGATTGTGGTACTGCCCAAACTAGGTTGCGAAGGACTTGCGGATCAACTCTACAAGTTTGTAAACGGTGTTTACATTCCTGACAACTGGGGTCCGGGCGAAGCAGAACGCTTATGGTGCTATCGTGTTGAGGTACGTGAGACACAGGCTAATATGGCATTCCGTGAAGGCCATCGTGAATGGAATGAGGACTTGTTTGCATGAAACTATACAAACACAGCAACGGTAAACAAGTCTTTTCCCCGAGCATATCCCTAAAGGATGGGAAGTTATGTTGAAGCCAACGACCTTTGAAATTGTATGGCGTAAGATTCGGAATAGATAATGACGCCAGAGCAACAGATCAAACTCGTTGAAGAACGGGCACGATTGCAAATAGAAGCCGCCGAAGCTGATCGAGATTATGCACTAGGTTTAGCAGCCGCGGCTCACTTGGAATTGATACAGGCCATAAAGTATGGATTCAATCCCAAGTCCGCACACAGTACATTAATTAGTATTGGTAAGTTGAGCCCAAGACTAAATGCAATACGAGAAAAGATGTTGAGAGACAAAGAATGAATTCAAAAATAGAAGAAGCATTAGGTATACTGCAAGAAGAATGTGCAGAAGTTATTGTAGAAGTCAGCAAGTGCCGTAGGTTTGGTATTGACAGCGTACACTACAAAACTGGCATCGAACACTCCAAAATGCTTGAGTTGGAAGTAGGAGATGTGTTAGCATTAATAGATATTCTTGTTGAGCAAGGCGTTTTAAATACAGCAGTATTAGACATTGCCAAAGCAAACAAAAAAGAAAAACTTAAACAGTGGTCAAAAATTTATGAGTAAACTTAAAATATCAGAATTGTTTTACAGCGCACAAGGCGAAGGTCGCTTTGTTGGTGTTCCCAGTGTGTTTCTACGCACGTACGGATGTAACTTTAAATGTGCAGGCTTTGGCTGCAAGCCCGGCGAACTCAGCACAGAAGCAGATGAAGTAGCAAAGAACATTCATTTGTATAAAACATTTGAAGAACTACCTTTGGTCAATACCGGCTGTGACAGCTATGCTAGTTGGCATCCTGCATTTAAAGATCTAAGTCACACATATGACATTGATGAGATTGTTGTAAAAATGTTGGCCTTAACTCCCAATGGACGTTGGGTACAAAACAACGGCAACGATGTACACTTAGTTATCACAGGTGGCGAACCTTTGCTAGGTTGGCAACGCAGTTATGAAGAACTACTAAGTCATCCCGGACTTGAAGATATTCGTAACATTACATTTGAAACTAATGGTACACAACCACTCAGTGACAAATTCAAAGCATTCTTAGATGAATGGTATACTCCTGATAAAGAAATCACATTCAGTGTGAGTCCCAAGTTAATTGCCAGCGGTGAGATGTGGAATGATGCTATCAAGCCAGAAGTTGTAATTGACTATCAAAGATATGGTCATACTTACTTGAAGTTTGTAGTAGAACATGCGGCACATTTTGATGAGGTAGACAATGCTGTGCGTGAATATAGACGTGCAGGATTTGAAATGACTGTGTTTGTTATGCCGCAAGGTGGTGTTGTAACTCCTTATGAAAAAAATCGTGTTAATGTTGCTAACTGGGCATTGGCCAGAGGTTATAACTATAGTCCACGGCTACACGTCGACTTGTGGGGCAATGGCTGGGGTAAGTAATGTTTGGCACTAATTACAACGAACACAGAGTATCCATGGGATATCCTGAAAAGAATCAACAAGAAGCCGACGATTGGTTTTATCGCCGTTGTCTCGGAGCAGAACTTAAATTTTGTTTATGGCCTAGGCGTTGTGATATAAGTAATAAACTTATTTGGTTTAAGTATGGATATAGATTAATTGCTATATTGACTGGTCCAGGCGACGATGTTGTTGAAACTCGGTGGCACGATAAGATTGAACATATAATTTGGCAATTAAAAAGGAATTAAAATGGGACTATTTGATAGATTTAAAAAACAACCAGAGCCTGCTCCAGTGGTTAAAGAACCCAAAGTCAAAGCACCTAAGGTAGAAAAGACCGCTAAAGAAATTGCTACAGAAAAAGGCGAGCCTTGGATAGACTGTGTGACCATTGACCTTGATCCTGAAAACATTGGTGCAGGAGCATTTGAATTAGATTGGAACGAATTTTTTATTGCTAAACTTATACGCAGTGGGTATCAAGGCAAAGACGATGCAGCCATTGTGGATCGTTGGTTCCAGGATGTTTGTAGAAATGTTGTGTTGGAAACATTTGAACAATACGAAGCCAATAATCCAAGACCCACAACTGGTATTCAACGTAAAAAATTAGACGACGGGCGTACAGAAGTATCATGAAGTTGTATGTAAACGGCGATAGTCACAGTGCTGGGTTTGATGCTGGAGGTCCTGACTTCAGCTATGGCCGCTATATCGCCGATGCATTAGGATGGGATTTTGTTTGTGATGCAACACCGGCTTGTAGTAACCCCAGTATTATACGAAAAACTGTCGACTACCTAGAACGCGGCTCGCTACCAGATTTTATAATCATAGGTTGGAGTACCTGGGAACGGGAAACATGGTGGGGGGCGGATGGTAAGCCTTATCATGTTACTGCATCGGGACTAGATTCCTTACCCGAAGATTTGCATGACCGTTATAAAAAATGGGTTATTGAATCTAACGAAGATTATTTCCAACAACAAAAAGAAAGTTTGAATCACGAATTAATTTGGGCACAGCATCAAAGATTCGTAAGACTTGGTATTCCGCATTTATTCTTTAACTGCTACAGTCAATTTTTCTACACAGACGTTTATAAAAAACCAAAATATCCGTGGGGAGATTGTTATGTGGATCCCTACAGCCAAAATATGACTTACTATTATTGGTTAGAACAACACGGATACAAGCCCTCCAATCCAGAGTATTTCCATTATGGTGCAGATGGCCAAAAAGCATGGGCTGATTTCCTTTTACCAAAAGTTCAAAAACTATTGACAAATAAACTATAATATGCTATTATTATGGCATGAGATACTTAATCGTTGATACCGCTAACACATTCTTCCGTGCCCGTCACAGTGCCCATCGCCAAAGCGATACATGGGACAGATTGGGATTTGCCATTCATGTTACACTGGCCAGCGTAAACAAAGCATGGCGTGATCAAAAAGCAGATCATGTTGTATTCTGTTTAGAAGGTCGTAGCTGGCGCAAGGACTACTATGAACCCTACAAAAAGAATCGCTCAGTGGCAAGAGCTGCTCAAACTGAGGCCGAACAAGAAGAAGATCGCCTCTTCTGGTCCGCATTCGACGACCTCAAAACATTCCTCACAGACAGAACAAATTGTACTGTTCTCCAGCACGGACAGTTGGAAGCAGATGACTTGGTGGCAGGATGGATCCAAAGTCACCCTCAGGATCACCACACCATTGTAAGTTCAGACACAGACTTCCATCAACTGCTTAGTGCTAATGTAAATCAATATAACGGCATTGCGGATGAACTGCATACATTGGAAGGTATACTTGACAAGAAAGGCAAGTTAGTTATTGATAAGAAAACTAAAGAGCCCAAGAAGATTCCCGACCCTAGCTGGATCTTGTTTGAAAAATGTATGCGCGGTGACCCCACTGACAATGTGTTCAGTGCTTATCCAGGTGTGCGTACTAAAGGTAGCAAGAACAAAGTGGGTTTGGAAGAAGCCTATGCAGATAGAGCCAAGCAAGGATTTTCGTGGAACAATCTCATGCTCCAACGTTGGACAGACCACAATGGTGTCGAACATCGTGTGTTGGATGACTATGAACGTAATCGTACATTGGTAGACTTGTCTGCACAGCCAGACAATATCAAAGCCGTTATTGCAGAAACTATTGCTGCCAACAGTGTAGCAAAGAATCGTCCAATGATTGGCGCTCAGTTCTTAAAGTTTTGTGGCAAATATGAACTGAATAGACTAAGTGAAAATGCCACAAGTTTTAGTGATTTTTTAAGTAAAGGATACACACAATGATTGAAATGAAAGAATTTTTTGAATTAGTAGGATACAAAATTACCGAGGGCAGTGACTATGGGTGGGAATGTTACGGTCCTAATAGCCATAGGCTTAGTGCGTGGAATGGAAAACACAGTGACGGTGGATGGAGTGCTGATATTGTGTTCAGTACTAAAAGCCAAAAAGTCTATGAAGTAACAGTATGTGATATGGCTAACGATCGTGCTTACCGTATGATTAATCCCAAGTTTTTGGACAAGCATAACAAAGAAGCCGAACGGCGATCAGTGTCAGCTAATCAAGCGTGGGATGATATCAACTACACTGACCTTGAAGTGGACTCCGACTTTTTAGAAAAAGCTCGGGCTATTATAGCAGGACAAGACTATGACACTCGTGTACAAATTGAAGTTGATTTTTCAGATGAAGAATTGCTACACTATATGAAAATTGCACACGAACGTGACATAACATTCAATCAACTAATCGAAGAAAGTCTACGTCATGTTATCAAGGAACACGGTGTAGAAGTTTGATATGGATATAACAAATATCAAAGATATTAAAATTAACTTTAATCGAGGATCGTGGGACCCGAGAACACAAAGTATTGTGTTGAGCTATGATCCCAATTCTCAGTGCGGATTTAGTATGAAATTAGTTCCTGTGTATGTCGAAACTTCAGTGGATAACACGGATCTAGCCAAAGAAGTATTAAGGAAATTCACTAAATGAACTTTGTGATGTGGTTGCTTAAACGAATCAAGACCAGCTTGGGTTGGCAAAGTCTTTGGGTCAGTGACTATCGTCATGCTATTTTGCACGACAAAGGTTACAGTATATTTTTAACCCTGGGCATTGGATTCATTTATGTTGTGACTGTGGGGTGGGTATGTATCCATTTTATTGACCAAACCGAAACAGCACAAAATACTGTAGTAGGTTTGATAGCGTCAGTTGCAGTGTTCTATGTATATCATTGGATAATGGCCTTGCATGAAGTTTATGAAAAAGAGAAACAAAACATGTGGGAGATATTAAAGCAATGACCATTGAAGATTTAGAACATATTTTTAAACCTCAGATTGATGAGGGTACAACTAGTTTGTATTTCATGTTGATTGACAGCGACCACCGAGTAATTATGCGCCAAGAGTCGAATGAAATCCAAACGCTTTTATCGTTGTTAGATAACTTTGAATACGCCGGATCTGAAGGTCGTATGCCTAGATTTGTAAAATAACTGTATGCTAAACAGCACTCTAAGGCGTTATATATGTACACACTAGGAGTCATATATGACACGAGATATCATTAATCAAGTTAGAGAGATGTTAGACAGACATTTGGACGTAGTTGAAATTGCCAGTAAATTGAATTTAGATTTAGACACAGTAAGAATAGCCGCAGACATTATTAAAGAACTTATTACCTAGCATGTTTAAAACTCATATCAGCACTATTAAAACTATCCGTCAAGGTGACGATGACTTTATGCTCAACGACGGAATGATTATAAGCCCAGAGCTGGTTTTGAGATTAGTACAAAATGCCCCGACGGATATAAAAGAGTCATACAAGAAGCTATCGACATGGGCTGGCTCAAACCTGTAGCACACTTGCATGATCATGAATATATGTGGGACAAATTAAAAGGTTAACTATGAATAGAAACATTGAACAACGCATGACGGAAATAATGAAGCCTATAGATCAATCTATACAGTTAACCGACGACGAGAATGACATGTTGATGTTGGCCTGTGCCATGCTACAACGTGTAACAGAAATATTTGATAAAACTCTTGGCGAAGAAGGTCGTCGTCAAATGTTTAAGGATCATGCATGAAACCTTTTAGGTCTTGGTTAGAAGATTTATGGCGTGTTAATTGTGATGAGCACGACGGTTATAAAGAACCACGCTATACCTTGCAAGAATATTTTGCTAAGTACAAGTGGTGGTTGCGTAGAGAATATAGACATCAACAAACTTTGAAAGAATCAAATGACAGAACTAATAGCTAAACCAGTTATTAAAAATAAGTTTTGGATTGTAGAATCTGAAGGCACAAAAGTTGCCACAATCCAAGCAGTGGAGGACGGCGGATTTGTTTATGTACACGACGAAGAACGCCAACGATTTCCTTCAATTAAATTATTAAGCAAAGAACACAATATTGTGTTTGATGCTACCACAGTTAAAAAAGAAAAAGCAGTGGTAGAACTACATGAGGTATATGGATACCCTGTGACTAAAACCAACAAAGCATGGAACACAATGTGGGATGTCAAGCATCAGTTTCCTGTATACACTAAGACCAGTAAAAGTAAAAGTTACTACTGTGCGGGTTATTACATTATTAAATTCAACAACGGGTGGGTTAAAAGCCATTGCCCCAAATTTATTACACTGAATCGTTATGAATTTAAGGGACCATTCAAAACCAAAGCCGAAGTACAAGAGCAGTTGAGGTTAGCAAATGGAAAATAATTTAACCATTCACTTAAAAATGTTTAATGACAAAGTTAAACTAATGAACTCTAGTAACAGTAAGCAGTTGATCTTATCTGCCACAGAAGCACGTAATTTGCATGCGGATTTGTTTGATTTACTTAATCATTGTGCCACTTTAAGCCAAGAAATCAGCCGCAAGGGTCAAGAACAAGTTGTCAATGTTGCAATGGATGGCGGCGGCTTTTAATAATATACGCAGATAAATATAATAAATACAACAGTCAATTAAGAGTATGAGCAGACCTAAACCAAAAGTGTTAGTAGAACACGTTAACAAAACAAACTATAAGACAGAACAAGTCTTGAGTAGCGAAGGTATATGGGCTGTATTTTACGATAATCAACCTGTTAATTTAAAGTCCAGCAACATGCTGGTCAGCTATCCTGGTCCTAAGTATAAGAAAACTAGTTTTAGCAATCCAGGTCATGCTATCAATTTAGCCAAGAAGCTCAATACCCTATTCAAGACTGATTTGTTTACTGTGGTGTTATTGAAAAGTGGCGACAGAATCTACCCCTAATCGTTCCCCTACTTACTGTGTGATGCCACACATAAATCTTGCCATGCAAAACAATGGTGATGTATGTGTGTGCAATAAGAACACTGAAAGTTTCAAAGACGGTAAACATAATTTACTCCATATTCACAAAGACGGCCTTGCTAAAATATGGAACAGCCACACTAGAAAAATGATAGCCGCAGGTTTGGATCACGGCAAACGTTTACCTGGGTGTCAAGCATGCTGGAATGACGAAGATGCTGGCGTTGAGTCCAATAGACAAAGGTTCAACAAAGTATTTGCCGATGTTAAACCTAGTAAAGCACAACCTAAAGTTTTAATTATTAAACCAGGCAATGTGTGTAATTTAGGTTGTAGGATGTGCAATCCAGCAACTAGTACAAGTATGTATCAAGACTTTTATAAATTAGACACTGATAGAAAATCATTTTCTGGTACATTAAAAGATTACACAAATCAATTTGAACTTATACGAGAAGGCTTTAGTAAAGACAATAACTTGGTGTGGCCTGTTCTTAAAGAATGGACCAACGAACTAATATTCATTGACATCTACGGCGGAGAGCCTATGTTGGCTCCCACCATATGGGAAGTGTTGGAACACAGTGTTCAAAATGGCTCCAGCAAAAACACAAGTATAGAATTTCATACCAATTGTACAATATGGAATGAAAAATACATCAACCTATTACCAGCATTTAAATCTGTTGACATAGGCATCAGCATAGATCATCATGAACATAAACAGTTATCATATATTCGTCATGGCGTTGATGCAGAAACACTACTTACTAATTTAGAGAAGTATAAGCAGTTAGAACTAGAAAACTCCTCTATTAATCTTCATATCACATTAACAGTAACTCCCTATAATGTTTGGGATTTAGATTTAATAGTTGATGAATTAGAAGCACACATGCCGGTGGCTATCAATGTTGTATATCTACCAGAACTATTAGACATACGGCACTTACCTATTCCTATCAAACAAAAATTAATTTCAAAATTTGAATCCAATCACAAATTAACAAAAATAGTACAGTTACTCAATCATACTATTCCTGGGTGTGATGTATATTGGCCTAAGTTTTGTGAAGAATTCCGTATACTAGATAAAATACGCAATCAAAGTTTTGCAGAGTGTTTTCCAGAATACTACAAAGAATTAGAACCTTATATTGTTTAAAGTGGGCAACATTCCAAAAAGATTTAAACAAAATCAACTGACTAAAGTGTTTGCGGAAATATTAGGCCAGCCCACACATTTGGTGCATTATCAATTATGGAACAATCCCACAGACAACACTAGTCTACGCCTAAGTCTGCAGGGCTATACCCTGCTAAAGAAAAACGATGTTAAGAGCTACACGTTTGATCTCAGTGAACCATTGACCAACAAGAACCTGCTACAGTTGGAGCGATACTTTCCAGGCATGTACTTTTTATTTCGAGCACAGAAAATTACTGTATACGACGAACAAGAAGCTACCATGCTAACACTAATGGACAGCAACCTTAAAGAGTACTTGGACAACTTGGAAGAAAGTAATACCTAAGTACTAATACCCATTCACTCCGTAGGGTCATTGACAATAAATCCAAATTCCTATATAATTATGGCATACGTTAACAACAAAGGAGTTGAAAATGGAAAAACTTACAGATATTCAGCAGGTCAATTCTGCAATTATGTTTGGTAACTTTACAGACACTGAACTGACCAGCATACTCAGTGCCGTACAGTATGCCAAGGCTCAACTCCGCAAAGAAAAAATCCGCTCATTTAGAGTTGGTGACAATGTCAAGTTTACCAGCACCAAACGTGGTGTGGTTGTAAACGGAACGGTACGCAAGGTAGCTATTAAGTATGTCACAGTAGACACAGGACAAACCCTGTGGAGAGTTCCCGCTAACATGTTGGAGGCAGTATAATGCAAGAATGGGTCCTAATTATATCTTTGTTCACCCCTGGTGGTGACTTTATGGATAAACGTCACATTGTCCTTCCGGACCAACAAGCCTGCCAACGGGCTAAAATGGACGTTGAAACCGCAGAAAATCCCATGAGTGTTAAAGTTAAAACTTTATGTGTAACTAAAGCTCACTGGACTGGCCAAAAGCCCATGCGTAATGTCCCTATGGATTGAAGTAGTACTAAGGTAGTACTTGTCCATAATTCGAATATTTGCTATAATAATGGCATGTTAAGCAAAAAGGAGTTGAAGATGAAAGCACTGACAGTATTGATTGACCAAGAAAATAAATGGTCCAGTATTTTTAATCCTAAGTTTGTGGCACACGAAGTCGCCACTGCCCATGGGCGCGAACGTGTAGCAAAAATGATTGACGCTAAACTCAGTCCAGAAAACCTGAGCTGTGATGGCGAGCTACCCCGTGCAGAAGTCGCCCGCCGTTATCGTGCGCTGACCACAGCCGCTAAAGATCTAATCAAGTTGGATCCCAGCGTGGCTCAGTTTATGTACGAATTCTCAGAATAAGGAGTTAAAAATGGATAAAGCAGTCATTTATCTTGTGCTGATTGTTGCAATTATTGCCTTTGGCCCATTGTGTTCAATATGGGCGCTGAATACACTGTTTCCAGTGTTGGCAATTCCCTACACCTTTGATACTTGGCTAGCAGTGATCCTGCTGGGCGGAGTAGTTAATAGCCGTTCATTTAGAAGTAATACCTAAGTAGTACTTGCTCGAAATTCGGATATTTGCTATAATAATGGCATACAAAGCAAAAAGGAGTTAGAGATGATTAAGGTCAACAGTCGTTTAAGTACAAATGGTCAAGGTTACTGGTCCAACAAGGCTAAGACAGTGACCGTAACAGGGTTGGATCTGGCTTATGTAAATGAAGAAGGCGACTTTGGCGAGCTTCGTGTGTATTTTGACACAGATACATGGGACGTAGACGCAGATGGTCTTATCTACACCGACAAGCAATTCAGATCTGACTTGAAAACATTGTTAGCTAGACTGGACTTGGGCACTGATGTTAGTTATTCAGAACAAGGTATGCAAGGCGATAATTATGTTAGCTTCGATGTTGGAGCTGATTTCATCAATTCATTCAAATTAGTTTTGCAATAAAAGGAGCAACAATGGGAACACGTAGCCGCATTGGTATCATGCACGGTGACAAGGTCAAAAGCATTTATTGTCATTGGGATGGTTATCTGGAACACAATGGTCGCATTTTGTTTGACCACTACGACAGCGCCAAAACAAATATGTTGGTAGCACTGGGCGACATGTCGAGTCTGCGTCCTGAGCTTGGTGAAAAACATGCATTCAGCAAATTAGATCCCATTGGTAATGAAGTCCGAGAGCACAATGAAGACTGGTGTACATTTTACGGACGCGATCGTGGCGAGAAGGATGTAGAGTACAAAGTGGCTCACACCTTTGAAGAATTTTTGGGCCAATGCTACGACTCGGCCGCTGAGTACTACTACATCATGAAGGATGGTGTTTGGTATTGTGGTGACACTTATGGCTCTACCCCATTAAGCACACAATTAACAGTTTTGGCTGAAGCACTGGCGTTAGATGAGGCTGTGGCATAATAACTACAGACAATAAATCCAAGATTTTGTATAATATAGTTTTTAACAAAGGAGTTTGAGATGGCTAAAGAGATGATGACAGAGCACCGTACGGTGACCAGTGAAACTGCTCGACGTGTAATCGTCAAGTGTTTTAAGAAACAACGACCTGCTTTCCTGTGGGGTCCTCCAGGCATTGGTAAAAGTGAAGTTGTAGACAGTATTGCCAAGGACCTTGGCGGTGCTATGATTGATTTGCGTCTTGCACAGATGGAACCCACGGATTTACGTGGCATTCCATATTTTAATAAAGACTTGGGTTTAATGGATTGGGCGGCTCCCATTGACTTGCCCGATGAAGAATTTGCAAGCCAGTATCCTATTGTGGTGCTGTTCTTAGATGAAATGAACTCAGCGGCTCCTAGTATTAAGGCAGCGGCTTATCAGCTGATTTTGAATCGCCGTATTGGCAAATATAAACTGCCCGACAATGTGGTAGTTATTGCGGCTGGTAATCGTGAGTCAGACAAAGGTGTTACTTATCGTATGCCTGCTCCGTTGGCTAATCGTTTTGTTCACTTGGAAATGCGAGTGGATCATGCTAGCTGGGAGACATGGGCTACTATTAATCGTATCCACACAGACGTGGTAGGTTACATTGGCTTTGCTAAACAAGACTTGTATGACTTTGACCCACGTTCAAGCTCACGCTCGTTTGCTACACCACGTAGCTGGACCTTTGTCAGCGAACTGTTGGAAGACAACGATGTCAGCGACAGCGACTTGACTGACTTGATCTCAGGTGCAGTTGGTGAAGGTGTTGCAGTTAAGTTTATGGCACACCGCAAGGTTGCAGGTCAATTGCCTAAGCCAGAAGCAATTTTGGCAGGTACTGTTAAAGAGTTGAAGATTAAAGAAATCTCAGCTATGTACAGTTTGGTGATTGGTATGTGCTATGAGTTGAAGGATCAAACTGACAAGTTGGGTGGCAAGCCTAATGAAGCATGGCACGGCATGGCAGATAACTTCTTCAAGTTTATGATGGATAACTTTACTACTGAGTTGACTGTTATGGGTGCTCGTACTGCATTGACTACTTATAACTTGCCCTTTGTACCTGGCAAGTTGAAGAACTTCGACGAGTTCCATAAGCGTTTCGGCAAGTACATTGTTGCCGCGGCACAGAAGTAATTAGTTTAGGGGGCAGGGCTTTGTAACTCCTTTCAACCGTAAGTCCCCCATTTATATCATGGCTTTAAAATTAGAACCTTTAGACGGTCGCCACAGTGGCAAGATCTTTTTCAAATACCGTGTATGGGTATATGGTCCTGACAGAATTCGAGACTTTATTCAAATACGTAACTGGTGTTGGGAAGTGTGGGGACCGAGCTGTGAACGTGACGACCATATGCTGTCATACAACAACCCAGAAGTAGAAAATAATCTGCATTGGGCATGGCATACATATGAACGCTCACGTTATATCTATTTGGTCAATGACCAAGCACTGGCATTTTTCAAACTCAAATGGTTGTAACAACAAAGTGTTACTCGACAATAATTCATTCTTGTGCTATAATATATACACTAACAAGGAACAAAGATGACTACAACAAATTCAGCAGACAAGCGTAATCCCAAAGCAAATGGTGGTCGCTTAACAGAGAACACAGATCCCACATTGGATCGAACTGTACGTGAAAAATTAATTACTGCCCGCATTGGCTTGCTATTGCGGGCTCCTTTCTTTGGTAACCTTGCTACTCGCTTAGAGTTGGTTAATGCGGACAGTTGGTTACCCACTGCGGCTACAGATGGTCGTAAGTTTTACTATAACACAGAGTTTGTCAATAAACTCAAACCCAAAGAAGTTGAATTCTTGTTTGGGCACGAAGTCCTGCACAATGTCTATGACCACATTGGACGCACCGGCGACTTCCGTGACCGTAGACTGTTTAATTGTGCCGCTGACTTTTGTGTCAACGCAGACTTGATTGAACACAAAATTGGTGACAAGATTACTCCATGTTTGTATGATGCAAAGTACAAAGGTTGGAGTGCTGAAGAAGTTTACGATGATCTGTACGAAAAAGCAGACAAGATTGACATCAGTGACTTACTGGACCAAATGCTGGACGAGCACATGGATGGTGATGGCGACAGTGACGGTGATGGCGACGGCGATGAAAAAGACGGCAAGGGTAAAGGTCGCGGTCCCAAGTTGACTGAAGAAGAAAAGCGTCAGATCCGAGACGAGATTCGCGAAGCATTGTTGCAGGCAGCACAGGCCACTGGCGCAGGTAACTTGCCCATGGGTGTTAAACGTCTTATCAAAGACTTGACCAAGCCTGTTGTTAACTGGCGTGAACTGTTGGAACAACAAATCCAAAGCACTGTTAAAGATGACTTTAGCTGGATGCGTCCTAATCGTCGTAGCTGGCACTTGGATGCTGTGATGCCTGGCATGAAGCCCGGTACACAGATCGACGTATGCGTAGCAATTGACACTTCAGGTTCTATCAGTGAACAAGACTTAAAAGACTTTCTAAGTGAAGTTAAAGGCATCATGGAGAGCTATGATGAGTATCGTGTACGTGTAATTACATGGGACACTGAAGTTTACAATCCCGAAGAGTTTACCAGTGACAACATGGCAGACATTGCTGAGTATGTGCCTGGTGGCGGTGGTGGTACTGACCCGCATTGTGTGTGGGAATGGTTGAAGGAAAACGACATCGAGCCTAAGAAGCTGATTATGTTTACTGACTACTGTTTCTTTGGTTGGGATCCTAAGTCCGTTGAAGACTACTGCGACACTGTTTGGGTTATCAAAGGCAATCCAGATGTTGAACCTGAGTTTGGTGTTTGGGCTCACTACGAACAAGCCAAAAAAGAAGCCAAAGCGTAAGTGTGCAAAATAACTTAGAAGACGAGTTGATCCGCCGGCATAGTCAAGAGTTTGCGGATCAACTTGACTTTGAAGTAATGCATGAGCTATTTGAATGGACTCGGCTAGAAAGATCACCATGGGTGACAGAGCAAGAATTCCTGGATTTTAAAAAATGGTTAAAGGAGTCATGCATGGGAAAATATGCGGGTAAGCAGGGTGTTTGGTTCTTTGAGCTAGAAGAAGATGCCACAGCATTTGCTCTTAAATGGTGTTAACTGTATAATGTACTATGAGTAACGAACAAGCAAAATTTATCAATTCAAGACGTCGTCACAAAAATGACGTAGCAGTGGCAAGGCAAATGAAGATTGCCAAGGCCGCTGGCATGACAGTTAAAGAGCCGCACAAGCTGGTTAAACATCATGCCATGGACTGTGGTAATCCTCATTGTTTTTTATGCGGTAATCCACGTAAAACACATAAAGATAAACTGACACAGCAAGAAAAACGCCTGTTCCAAGATATAGAGCAAGTGCGTGACAAACATAGCAATGGACTAACACCTAATGATCAATCTTAACTTTACTATCTCTAATCCATGGAGCAGTCGATGGGATATTCTTTGGAACAAAAGTAAATTCATTGGCAAGAATTACTACAGAAATAAGGCCGTGGAATTCAATGGCTATCGTACCAATCACATCATCAACGTAGATTTTAATTTCAAGCCTGTGGGTGATCATGGGGGTGCTAGGATCATGCTTGGTGTATTTGGGTTTGATGTTGAACTACACTTCTACGATACCCGCCACTGGGACTATGACACCAACACTTGGGAGACATATAATGGACACTGATATGAAATGGTATGCGATTGTTATGATTTTTATTATTGGTTTACCTATGGCTGGCCTAGCTCTCAAAGAGTACCAACTGAGCCAATGCCGTATTGAAGCTATCAAGGTAGGTATGGACACAGACAAGATTTTGCAAGTGTGCAAATAATGGATAATAGTGCTAAAGGCCGTGACAGTTTTGATGCTACCACTGGTAATACATTGGTGCATTTTTTCAATCGTAATGTTACGCCTTATGCCACTAGTACACTGGGACCTAAGTTTGATCTAGTGCCTGTTGAAAGCCAAAAAGACCTTATGGTCAATGCGGCACGTATGCATGCCCAACAAGAATACGATCGTATCATGCAGTTGGTCACAGTGTTGCAACAACAAGCAGATGACATACGTAGGCGTTTGGATATCACAGACATGGTACGTGCTGCCAAATACGAGTTTCAAACCTATCATGGACAAATCTACTGGTTAGTACAGGACAACCGACACAACTGTACACGCCTAGTTCATACTGGTCCCACAGACTGGAACACTGGAGTTCCTGAAGGATATCAATATATTTGCCAAGTACAATGGCTAGGTGATTATACTTGGCAGGAAGTTAAAAATGACTAAGAAAATCTTTTACGAAAAAGTTGGACGTAGGTATAAACCTGTGTTAGAAAACGACAACGAATTCTACGATGCATTGCCCCACGGTAATCATTTAATCATGTGTTATCCAGGCGGTCGTACCACACGCTACAACGTTGATCCTGCACTGGCACCTATGATTGCCGCAAGCCGTGTAGCTGAAGATCGCATGAGCGAAGCAGTTCGCCGAGCCAGTGAACTAAGGCCTCGCAACAAGCCTGTCACAGAAAACCAAAAAAAGGCATGGACTAATCTAAGCAAAGCCTTTGGTGATGAAATATACACTATGGAAATTGCCAGTGCCAGAGAGGTTGCAGAAGCTGGTATTAAAGCCATGCAAGAAGAAGCAGAAAAATTAATGACTCACGCAAGTGTGCGGGCCGCATACGAACAGTTTCTTTTTGTCTGTAAACTCTGCGCCGAAGAGAACAACGAGTAAATACGGTATGACTACAAAATTCGAACAGTTGCTAGCAATATTTTTAGGTACCATAGTAGTATGGACATCGATACTATTTCTTTTGAGATATGAAAACGACGAAGAAGATGCAGACTATGAGTTAACTATCACCTACGACTGTAGAGCTGTTTTAAGTGAAAACAAAGACGAGGCTAACAAGTATCCTAAAGATATTAAAAATGAATGCCGTGAGTTAATGCACAATTAATATGTTAAAAAACGGCGAAGTCAATCCTTTAAATGTATTTGGTCTACGTAGACTAGAACACTGCCCTCCCCACTTTGCAAGAATCTGCTTTGATCTGCGAGTAGGAGAAAAAGCTATCTCGGACTGGGTTTGGGAAAACCTCGAAGGTAGATTTTGGATGGGTGATCAGTACTACAAAACAGGATCAAACACAGTTATGCAGAAGTGTGTGGCATTCGAAGTTCCCAGCGAATCTAGCTACTTTGCACTATTCCTAGATCAAATCAATAAGTCAAGCTACGACGAATTCTAAAAATTTTTCTTCGATCTTATACAAGGTTAAATATTTGTATATTATTATCGGAGCTAAAAATGACAGAAGAAACTACTGGTGAACAGGTACAACCTAATCTAGGGTTGAATGACTTAATCGTAGTATTACAAACACTGCAACTCGCAAGTAGCCGAGGTGCATTTAAGCCGGAAGAATTTACTACCATTGGCGGATGTTATGAAAGAATTTTTGCTTTCTTATCTGCCAGCGGAGCAATTAATCCGCCTGAACAAACGCCAGAGCAACCTGCCGCTGATTCAGTTCAACAATAAGGAAAATCAAAATGATTAAACACGTAGGCAAACACAGTAACAAGAAATGTATCATTCTTTGGAGGAAAGTTCCAAATGAAGATCATATGGCCCTGGTTGTATATCCAGACTTAATGGCACGTCACATTCATGACGATATTATGAAATATTTAGAATCTGATTCAGGACAACAATCCGACCAATTCAGTGACTACTTGTTCAGAGTCAATTTAAGTGATGGTGAAAATGCACTGACAAAACTTCATAAAGAAGGTATGATTAAAAAAGTACCGACAAATCAAGTTGTTGTTACTCCTAATAATAAGAGCACAGTCAGACTAGATGAACTTAATGGTATTCTAGACAAAATGGCCATGGGTGAGGAAGCTGTTAAAGAAATGGCCGAACTTGACTCTAAATCCGGACTACAAACTAAACGTAGTAATGTTAAAGAAGTAGGTGTGCCTAGAAATAGTCGCAGTGCGCCAGCTGAAGTTGTTAATGAAAATATAAGTATTAATGATGTGTTGTCAGATGAACAGTTAGCCACTCAACGTCTAGCACAAGCACAGAAGATGCAAGCAGATGCTCGAGCACTATTAGCAGAAGCAGACCGCTTACAAAAAGAAGCAATGACATTAACCGGCTCAGACAAAGATGGCACAACAAAAACCAAAAAAACCCGCCAAGCCAAAGCGGCTTAATCTTAACACAAAAACAGCTTGGCGAAATATTCTTAAAGACGTAGATAAACAAGAAGTACCAATACACGTTTTAGAAAAACTAATGGTATATCTCAAGGACGGCACACAGGTTACAGTTGACATTAAACGACTATTGGCCGAAGGTGCTGATCCTGACGAGATTGAATTGCATGTTGATCGTCGATTACAAGAATTAGATGCATATATAGACAATGTAGACTTTTTCGTAGATGTTGATCTAGTGCAACAAACAGTCCAACCTGAGACAGACAAGATACTATCAAAATTATGATCAAGGCAATATTTGCCGTAGACTACTGGGGAGGCATGGGGTTAAATGGTTCTTTACCGTGGCCCCATCACTCAGAGGATCTACAATACTTTAAAGAACAAACTGATGGGCAGGTAGTTGTAATGGGTCGCAGGACCTGGGACGATCCTAAGATGCCTAAGCCCTTACCCAATCGAATTACATACGTTGCTACCAATAGACCATTATTCGGTTACAGCGGAGTAAAAACTATTCGTGGCGATTTAGAACAACAGGTTCTAAAAATCAAAGCCGCACATCCCGACAAAATTGTATGGGTTATTGGTGGACCTGAAATTCTGCTAGCAACTAAAGGAGTAGTCGACGAAGCACATATTACACATTTCAAAAGCCAATATAAAACCGATATTCAAATTGACTTAAGAAAATACTTGAGCTTGTTCCAAGCAACTGGTGCAGCACCTAGTTTGGATCGTAAGTGCAATTGGACCACTTACAAAAACATTGACATTTTCCGCGCTTAGTAGTAAACTAACACTATGAAAACATATTTAGACGCAATGCAAGAAGTGCTGGCCAAAGGCACGGTTACTGAAGACAGAACTGGTGTTGGTACTATTAGTTATTTTGGTATGCAACAACGCTATGACCTTAGTAAGGGATTTCCTGCGGTAACAACAAAGAAACTAGCATGGAAAAGTGTTGTGTCAGAATTACTATGGTTTATTGAGGGATCCGGCGACGAACGTAGACTACGTGAAATATTACATGGTAGCAGAGACTCTGAAAAAACCACTATCTGGACCGCTAATGCTGAAGCAGACTACTGGAAACCTAAAGCTAAGTTTCCAGGAGACTTGGGTCGTGTTTACGGAGTACAGTGGAGACACTGGCGCCCAGGTAACGAGGAAGTTGATCAATTATTAGACCTAATCAACGGAATCAAAGCAGATCCACACGGACGACGACATATATTAACAGCGTGGAACCCAGGAGAGTTAAAATCTATGACCCTGCCACCGTGTCATTGCTTTGCCCAGTTTTATGTGCAACACAGATCAGGTGCAGAACGCGATGCACTGAGTTGCCAAATGTATCAACGTAGTTGCGACATGTTTCTTGGAGTCCCATTCAACATTGCAAGCTACAGTCTATTAACCCACATGATTGCACAAGTCTGTGACTTAGACGTAGGCGAGTTCGTTCACGTTCTTGGCGACGCCCATATATACTTGAATCATGTAGAGCAGGTAAATGAACAATTAAGACGTGAACCCTTGCCTGCTCCGCAACTATGGCTGAATCCTGACATTAAGGATATTACTAAGTTTACTATGTCCGATATTCGACTAGAGAATTATGTTAGTCACAATGCTATTCGAGCAGAGATGGCAGTATGACTTTTAATCAAAAAATTCTATGCGTCGGAAATGAAACAGAAGATACTGACATAAAAGTCAATCAACTATCTCAGGATCATAACACTGTTAATCACGGTGTCATAACTGATACAGTGGTTGTCCCAGTACACCCAGGATATTATCATACTACATTGGCAGACATCCAACCTGGTGGCATTGCACACATAGCTAAAAACTTCGACGAAATCATAATGTTGGATCAATCACCAGAATCGTATCCTCATTGGAAATCGTTTGTTGGTACTTTTAGGTTAATGTACGATCTAGAACAAACTGGAAACAAAGTTACATATAGAAACAATGAAGGTAATAAAGTTATTTCGTATTGGCATGACTTATTAAGAGAAAATAAAAGTGTTTGCTTTTATCCATTCTTAGGACTAATAGATAATCTTACATCTGCAGGAGTATGTCCTAAAAACTTTGACCCGTTTACAGACATAAACAGTATACATGATTGGCAAGTTGATGCCAAATATAATGTTATACGTAATAAAATGTTACGAGGAGAATTAGTCAATGAATGGTGTGAAGATTGCTACAGTCAAGAAAGTTTAGGTCAAGAAAGCACAAGACAATTCGAAACACTTGAGTGGATGTCAAGATTAAATTTTAAATCAATTAACGATCTTGCTGACGTAGAATCACCTGCATACTATGAAATTCGCCCCAACAACAAATGCAATGTCATGTGCAGAACTTGTGACAACGCTCGCAGTCACTTAATTGAAAAAGAATGGAAAACTATTAATATTCCATTACTGCATTATAAAGACGGAAATATAAAATTTGAGCACGTAGATTTTAACACAGTTAAAAGAATTTATGTTGGTGGGGGCGAACCAACAGTAATGGCAGAATTTTATGATTTCCTAACTAAGTGTATCAAACAAAACCGCACTGATTTTGAACTTGTAATTGGTACAAATGGTATGAAGTTCAGTGATAAAATTATGGGACTCTTTAGTCATTTCAGTGATGTTTGTTTTTCTGTTAGTTTTGATGGCTATAAAAAAGTAGGCGACTATATTCGTTGGGGCACTGATTTTGACACAGTTGTTAAGAATTCGCACATGCTGTTGGCACAAGGACATAAAGTATCGCTACAAACTGTGTTTTCCATTTACAATTCAACTCGTATGCATGAGATTTTTGAATTTTACGATAGAGAATTTCCCACTTCAAGTCTACTAGTACAGTACGCTGGATTTGAGGAAGACATAATGAATCCATATAACAATCCTTGTCGAGAAATGGTAATAGAATCCATGTATAAATGTATGCAAACAAAAGTCTATTACTCCAATGGCAGATCATGCAAAACACAAGTGGATGCTATGTTGGATTGGTATGAAAACAACTATCAATTTGATGTCAATAAATTAAAAAAGTTTTTTGAGTTTAATGATAAAATTGATCGTCAAAGAAATAGTCTACTAGGTAATTACATACCCGAGCTTGAACAAGCAAGACATTTAATTAAATGAAATTATTTGAAACAATGGTACTGCACGAATTTAATATGGGCGATGTAGAAGATCCGTATTTGTATGCGGCATTTCCTATTGGCGACTGGCAAAAGACAGAACAAGGTCAGTGGGTCATGGACAATGTTATCGGTGAGCCAACTTTTCACTGCATGCCAGATCCGCATCAATATGGGTACCGTGTAGTTATTACTGGAGAGCTATCTCCAAAAAATCAAACTTACTATAATTTAAAATGGGGCATTAAATGAAATTTTTAGTAACTGGCGGTGCAGGCTTTATTGGCCACAACGTAGTTAGACAATTAGAGCAACAAGGGCACGAATGCTTTGTATTAGATTGCATAACTAATTATGGGTTTGTGCCACAAGACGAGTTAACATATCTAGCACGTGAACGTAAGCAACGTATGAAAGCTAATGTAGCACATATAGATCTACGTGATACTGAGGCTGTTATTAATTGGTTTAAAACTTTTAGTTTTAGAGCAGATGCCGTAATTCACCTTGCTAGTTTTCCTAGACAAAAAGTTGTAAGTCAAAATCCTGTTATGGCGTCAGAAGTTATGAGCACAGGACTAGTTAACTTGTTGGAACTTACTCGTCAACTTAAAATTCCTAAGTTTGTTTATATCAGCAGTAGCATGGTCTACGGAGATTTTGACAATGATGTCACAGAGAGTAGTCCGTGTAAGCCGCAAGGACAATACGGTATTATGAAATATATGGGAGAGAAACTTGTTGAAGATTATACTCGCCGTGGTTGTTTTAGCCACGTTATTATCCGCCCCAGTGCTGTTTATGGCGAATACGACGTCGAAGACCGCGTCGTGTCCAAATTCATGCTCGGAGCAATGCGTGGTGAAACATTAAAGATTAAAGGTGCCAATGAAGTTCTGGACTTTACATACGTAGAAGATACTGCACAAGGTATTGTGTTGGCTGCAACTAAAACAGAAGCTGACAATAAAATCTATAACATCACAAGAGCAGATACAAAACTATACACATTGTTAGATGCCGCAAATATTGCATTAAGCATTGCAGGCAAAGGCAGCATAGTTATACAAGACAAAGATGCCGACTTTCCCAGTCGCGGAAGATTAAGCATTGATAGGGCTGTTGCTGATTTAGGATACAAGCCCACTGTCAGCGTTGAAGAAGGTTTTAAACGCTATTACGAATGGTTTAAAAAGAGCGCATTTTGGCAGCAACGAATGTAATTCCTTTCTTTGGTGTTAATCGCCAATATCAAAACTTACGTGAAGAACTATTAGAAGTAATAGATCAAGTATACAGTACTGGCCAAGTTCTAGACGGTAATTACACTAAAGAATTTGAAAGGCAAATTGCTGCCAGATGCCATAGACGTTATGCTGTGGCTGTGGGCAGTTGCACTCAAGCATTGATATTTGCCCAGCAAGTATTGTTCCAAGAACCCACAAAAATTCTAATACCCACTGTTAGTTTTGTTGCCACTATCAACAGTGTGTTACTAAATGGCAATACTCCTGTGTTTTGTGATGTAGATGATCAAGCACTGATGAATTTAGAAAGCGTGGACTATGCTATCAAAGGATCAGGTGTTGACGGTATCATGTATGCTAACTTGTTTGGCAATACTGTGGACTACGATAGGTTTACCATGACTGCGGGATTCTTTAACAGTGATTTAAAAGTAATTGAAGATGCCGCTCAAAGTTTTGGTGCTAGCTACAAAGGTCAACCCAGTGGCAGTTTAGGTGACGTCAGTGTATTAAGTTTTGATCCCACTAAAAATTTAAACAACTACGGATCGGGTGGCATGGTTTTAGTAGATGATTTGCCCACTGCTAAATTGTTGCGTGACTTACGTGACAATGGCAAAGAACTAAATCACGACAATCCTGGTACTAACAGTAAGATGAGCGAAGCAGATTGTGCTCAAATGTTGGTTAAGTTAAAACATTTTGATGCTTGGCAGCGGCGCAGAACTGAAATTGCAGAATACTATAACGCAGAGCTGTCTAATTACGTAGATACTCCAAAAACTACAACTGGCACGGTACATGCGTGGAGCAAGTATGTGATTAAAACTGCAGATAGATCTGCCCTTAAAGAACAATTAAGCAAACAAGGCATTGAAACAAAAGTAAACTATCACACACCATTGTATGATCTGCAGGTAGGATATTCTTACATTAACTATGCCATGGACTTGTATAGAGAAGCCAGCGCATTTTGTGTTGAGTGTTTGTCATTGCCTATCTATCCCGAGATGACTGACACGGAAGTAGAACGTGTAGTTGATGCGATTATTTCGTATACCGCTTAAAGTATTCCTGTAGCCAAGCCCATTCAAAAGTTAACATCAACGCATCATAGTCTCCGTTAACTGACTCATAATACTCCACAGCATCTGCGGCTCCACGCAAACACCATTCAGCATAATCACCTTGAGCTTTGGTTAACCAAGTCTTAAGTCTATATTCTGTTTCTACATTAGGTTCAGTAACACTAAAATGTTTTAACTTAACGACTTCACGAAACGCAGTACGCCAAGTCATCCATGCACTTTGATTGAAGTGTGCAATGCCGCTAAGAATAGGCACTACTTCATGTGCTTTGCTTAATGTAAAGTCTAATCCACTATCGATAGTTTCTAATACCAATCTCTTGTTATATGCAATCATAGCTTGATGTCCGTAGACTAATCCATTCACGGGATTCTTAGCATGGAAGATATAGTGTTTGGGTTCTTGGAAATAGTCTGGTTGCCAGTGCCAAGGAAAACTCCCACCCAAGACTTCCAATTTGGCAAACACAGTTAAAAACCATGGAGTAGTACTAGCTTCGGCTGCTGCCTTGTAAGCATTAGCACGACCATTGACTCCGCGTATCCACTTAACATCTCTGTTGCTTTGGTATTCAGTGTTCTCAAACCATTTTTGTTCGTCAGGTTCTCCGTTGCTGATGTAGATAATATCCAGCTCTTTTTCAGTGAAATGTTGCTGTTCTTGGCTCTTAACGTAGGGATAATCGTATACTTGTGACTGCAAATGTGCCTTAATATCACGGGGTACTACACAGACAGCGTGACTACGTGTAAATGTCTCTACAGACCTGTCTTTTTCACTCCAAAGACAGGGTTGGTAATAAACAGTTAAATCAGACTGATTGGTAAACAGCGCATACGGGCCAGTAAATTCGAATTTTTTAATTTCATCAACTAAGTTATCCGAATCATACTCACAGCGTGGCATGGAATGTCTCTCAACTCGCATGCGGTCACAGTAGTTGATTACATTAAACCAATCCAACAACTCTAGTTCTGCCATTTGACGTTTAAATGATTCCACATGAATGTAAAACGTATCTCCACGTTTTTGATTGCCGCTGGGAAACACATGAACCATTTCTTCTGTCCACTGGGCAGGATGCCAGGTAAAATCAAATGCCGCATAATCACATAGACTACTAATGATCCATACGTACTCTGTGGCGGCAAGATTTATTATGCGTTTGAATACGTTTAAGTGACTGTCAACATATCTAGTGGATTTTATATTGGACCAAGATTCTCTAAGTAATGCTAGATCAACTTGGCTTCCAGTATTCATAAAGTCCATGTAGAATATGTCTGTGGCTTGTGCTCTATTTACAATATCCTGTGCTTCAGTGTGCCAATGCCATTGATGTTCTTTAGTATGTTTAGGAACAAAATAAGTGCCACCATTATCTTGCCATTGACTGGCCCAAATATGTGTGTGCTCTGCTTCCCACGGCACAGGAACAAAGTCGAAGTCAAAGTCTGTGTAATCGTTTAAGCCGTTAACAAACCAACAGAACTTAGTGCGGCTCTGTGACTGTGCATCTACTAGGTCTCGAGCTGGACGTTCAAATGCAAATAAGTTGGGTTTTGGTCCTGTATAGAATACGTCAAACATCTACTTGTTTTATATCAATGTTGCACTTTTTAAGAAAGTCTACTCCCGCCATGTCCCGATAACTATTGCGATAGTATACGCTAGATATACCGCTTTGGTATATAAGTTTGGCACAATCCAAACAAGGAGCGTGAGTAATAAAAATACTAGCATCACTACCGCTTTGGCTTGATTTGGCCAGCTTTGCAATCGCATTGGATTCAGCATGTAATACCTCTTTTCTTGTTACTAATTCTTCTATCTTTGTTTGGGGGTGTCTAAAGACGTATTCACAATTATTATCCCAACCACTGGGCATACCATTATAACCAATGCTAATGATTGTATCATCTTTAACTATAATAGCACCTACATGTAAACGTGTTGCTGTACTACATTCAGCAAATATCTCCGCTGTTTTCATGTATGCTTTAATGTGTTTTTCTTTTATGACCAATTTGTCCATTTATCTGTTAGTTGATGAAATTTTGATAGATCTAGGTGTTTATCACCAGGCATATAATTATTAATCATTTCAACAAGTTGGTTTGCTAGTTCTTGATTGTTGTCTATGCTTAAATGATTTTCCCTAGAGTCATGGAACAAAGCAAATTCTTTAGCATTTATTTCATTTAAACTTATAGATGTCAAACTAGGCCAAACATTAATTCCCGCCAACGCAGATCTTTGACTCCATGTCCACGGAAAACAATGTAAGTTTACTATCTTTGTGTGTGCCCACCTAACGGTAATTTCTTCAAACCATTTTTTATGTGCCCAATGTACAAAATCACTGTCGTGTATATATTTGAAATAAAGTGCGACGGCAAGTTCTATTTCATTATTTTTATTCAATTGAGAATGATTAATCTTACCAATTGTTTTATTACTAGTCGGAATTCTGTCAGAGTTAGTATGTGCAAATATCACTGCTTCACAGTTTTCAATATCAGCCTCACTAACTGAATTTAAAAAACATTTTACAGCCCACCAAGGTTGACCACCGCCGCCATAACAGATTAAATTTAAATTTAATTGTTTAGCTACCATAGTTGGCCAAAATTGATAGTAAGTTGAGAAACTGTCACCTAATACAATTAAATTTTTCATTAGCTAACTACCTTTATTCCATATAGAGTTTCAAATCTATCTGCATCTGCGCGGTCGTTGACCATAGGCTCACCGCGTATATTTAGACTAGTGTTCAACAACATAGGACAGCCAGTCATCACGTACCACTTCTCTAGTAGTTCTCTTATACCGCTACCGTCTTTGGCGACAGTTTGTACACGACTAGATCCATCAACATGCACAATAGCAGGAAATAAATTAGGTCGTTTACACCAAGCAACGGACTGCATGTAAGGACTAGTTTCCCATCCCTTGTGCATATCGAAATACTCGTCGGCTAATTCAGCCAATATCACAGGTGCAAAAGGTCTAAACTTTTGTCTACGTTTGATTTCGTTTACACGATCTTTGATATCAGGACCACGCGGGTCTGCAAGTAAACTTCTATTGCCTAGCGCCCGCGGACCAAATTCTGCACGTCCACTCGCCACACCAACAATGCCAGTAGTGACGAGATGGTCAAGGGCATCATTAACAGGATACCCACCAGGGATGTCATGACCCAAAAAAGCAGTAGTCCAATTAATACGCTGACCGTAAGCAAGGGCCGCGGCGCCAAGGCTACTGCCAGCATCACCAGGATTAGGCATAATCCATATATTATCATAATAATCTCCTAAGTTTCTATTTGCTAAACAATTTAGGGCAACACCGCCCATGTAAACAAGATTTGTACTCCAGTCAAAACTTTTGGACCGGCGTATAACATTATATATCAACTTTTCCACAATCTCTTGTGCGGCCCATGCCCAAGCTTCATTATCTATTCTCCAATTACTTGTAATTCCCGTGTGTAAATTATCTCTGAAAATAATTTCTTGGTCATCTTTGATATAAACTCTACTCAATATGTCTGGTAGTAACTCTGTAGTTTTTCCATATGCAGCCATACCCATAAGTATGTATTCTTCTTCGTTGGGTTTTAGGCCCACTTCTTTGGTTATTGCACTATAAAATAATCCAATGCTGTGTGGATATTTTTGTCCCCACAATTTTTTATACTTTGCCTGTCCTTTTTTATTGTACTCTGCGCCCCAAATACTTATAGTATCCCATTCGCCAATAGCATCGATGACAACTACTGTAGCACGATTGAACGGACTTGTTTGAAAGCCTGCGGATGCATGACTTAGATGATGATTATAACTACTAGTTGATATATTAGTTAAAGGTCGAATCTCATCAGTTACTTGTTTATTTTTTAATTCCGTATACCAACTACCAAGTTGTTTTCGTAAAGATTGTTCTACGGTCAATGACTGCCACTGGATACCTTCGCCACTGTATAACCTACGTAGTTGTTTAGCCCATGGGCGTTCGTAGTATGCAATTTCATTAATATCAAATTTAGAAATTTCTTCAATAAGTCCAGCACTGATATTGGCGTCATTCTTTACTTTGCTATAACGTTCGCTATGGCCAGCAAAAAGTATATCGCCATGGCGATTTATAACTGTAGCGGCTGCATCGTGAAATCCAGCCGAAATTCCTAATATATTCATTTATAGATAAATGGATCTCGTTTACGTAGTTCTTTTAGTTTTTTACGATATCGAATTTCTAATCGAATTCTGTTCCAAATGTTTCTTAACCAGTTCATTGATTTTATCCTTCAGTAATATTTATAGTGCTACTGTAGTCATACCCCGGTTTCATCATATCAATCTGCATTTGTTTGTATCCAGAATCAGCCCAACTATAATTAAACGTATTTGACACACCGTTAACTTCAATTTTATAGATGTCTAAGTGTGAACCTAATATGTTCCATATAGTTTGATAGTCTTCAGTACCAAAACTCTCTTTTAACATAACTTGGCCAATTGGCAAATATCCTAAACTTAACTTAGGATCCATTGGATCTCTTCCGTTGTCAATTAACCAATCATGAAATCTTTGTTGTTCTGTATTGTGCCAAGGCACTGGGCCACCGAGCTTAACATCGTTGCCCCATTCAACATCAAATTCCCCGCTATAATATTTTAGTTCAGTTATGGCTTCACATACTGTGTCTGTTAATTCTGGTGCACCTTCATCTCTAAAAACTTCAAATAGTGTTTTACCTATTTGTGTCCAATGCATATATACACCGCCTATTACACGATCATATCCATTTTGTAAAAATAACTGTCTATGATTATCTGTTAAATCAAATCTAGGACTATTAATAAATGTTGTAATTTGACTGGGTCGTACCCAATAAGGAACTGTGGTTAATTTACGTTGGCTCAGTATTAAATTTTCTATTTCGTGACAAATGTTATTCAATTGTCGTATTGCATATTTTGTTTCGTAGTCAGCACGACGATAGTAATCACTTAGATTCCAAACTGTGCCTTGCAACTGTTCAAAATGATTGTGTAGTTTGTTCAACAATTCATGATTTGGTCCCAATGTACCCACATTAAATCCTTCTGTGGCTGTGTCAGGTGCTAATAAATTGTCGGGCTGTATATCCAAATCAATTTGATAATCTGGAAAATAGTTATTGATTGTAACTACATGCATTTGCAATTCTGTGCATAGGTATTCTAAACTACGGGAAGTTTTTGGAAAACCCATAAAGCAAAAATTCTTTTCTAATAAATTATTAGACTGCAACAAACCTTTAAGTGCATGTGTCCAATCCCTTGCTAGTTCATTGTCTGCAGGTTGAATTACATAATCAATTTGATCGTTATAATTTAATGGATTACGTAGTACTACTTTAATTGATTGATTGCCACCACTCATATACGTCCGGTCTTTGTTTTAGTATGTCCGCCATGGTATAAGTATCACCGCGGATCTTCTCTAATTGTAACACACGGGCTTTACCTTTTGCAAGACCTTTGGCATATTCATCAGGCCAAGATTCAGCGAAAGTGGGTCTGGTTTTTAGCTGAACTAAGATATCCTGTAGGGCGTTGCCAGAAATCTTTAACTGGTCAATCATTTCGTCTACCCAAGGATGTAATAGTTCCCGGGGTAGTGCTAACGGTGACATAACTATGTCCGGTGTAAAACTAAACACCACTTTTGCTAAAACATCTACATCTAACTCTTGTGCGAGTCTCCCAATATGTGCAACCTCGAACATTCCGGGCAAAGTGAGCGTAAAGTCAATTCGGACTTGACGACTGTGACGTCTGATTTTAAGTCCCTCACGGAAGTTTTCAAGCCACGTAGTATAGTCAAGGCCTGTTCTAATATATTCACCGATTGCGCCTGTTCCGTCGAGGCTTGCACATATCTGCCAATCCCGAAGCCTGCTAAGAATATCATTGTAAAGATTGATACCTTTATAATTAACCCTAGAAAGGTTAGTGTTGTATCGAGCATAAACATTTGGTCCGTCTCCCAATTCTATTATCCGTTTCATATAACGCCAATGTTGTTCGTACATTAAAGGTTCACCACCAACCCAATATACTTCTTCAACACGGTGTTCTTCGACGGCTTGACTAAACTCTGCCTCAATTTGTGTATCTTGAAACTGTTCAATCTGTTTTTTGATATCAGGCTGCATCCAATTATTCTTTGGATTATGCCAATTGATCATGTTGTGTTGGCGTTGCTCGCTTTCCCAAGCACTGCTTAACATGTCACCGCACATACGACATTTGAAATTACATAAGTTACTAAACCTATAATCCCAACTCACAGGCTTCATTGTAGTATAACCTGTAGTGTCTGTACTTGCGACTACTTCATTGTACTTATTCCCAAATAAACTATCAAAATAACTGCGGTAAACGGCAGTGTTTAAAAGTTTGTCATTACATACTTCACATTCAGGCAAAGTTTCACCTGCCATCATACGCCTACGCACAGACTTCATGTGTTCACTGTTCCAATGTTCGTCTAATGTGATAGGTATATATTTGCCAGTGCCAGCACTTGTGTCAATATACTGCTGAAAGTTTTGTGCAGGCTCTCTACTGGCGCAACACATTCTACGCTCAGTTTGTGGACTTAGATATGTATGGGTCCAAGGGGCCAAACATAGTGTATTAGGTTTTGTCATTGATCCAATTTATGTAAAGTGATTTTCGAATTATACCTGCAGGAACACTACCAACCATTCCGTGAAATATTTTGTCGCTGTTTAACAATATTAATCCGGTGTTTTTCTTATAAGGAATTTTGAAACGGACACCTTCTTCATATTCTGTGCCGATTTCTAATTCCTCATCCCCTAAATAAATTATCATTACATTCTGTACACTTGGGGCATCATAATGAAAAGGATTAATATATCCTGGATGATCTCTCCATAATTCCATTCCCCTAATCCTCGGTTTTTCAGTAACTGTGTGTATTATAAAAGATATCGAATCAAGTATACGATGGCGTAGGTCAGTGTTGTCACGAATAAAACATACTTCTCTAGGATTATCACCGTTTGGTTGGCTTGGTCGAATCTGGTTACGAAAAAATGTATTACATCTATCAACTATGTCAGTTAATAGCACAGGATCAAATACATTTGATAATGCAAAGCCATTAGTTGATAAATTATTAATTTCCATTTGCTTATATACTTTGAAGAATGCCTAAATTATGATTTTTAAATATCGGATCTAACATGATTTCTTTTAATTCAGTATAATGAGGAGATTCTGGAATATGCACACACTGTTTAGAAAAATTGTGCCATGTGCCCCAGTCAGACAAATGAGAAAAGTTGGCATACATATTATAGTTTTCACATAAGTAAACAAATTCTTTCATTTCTTTATAATTAGAAATCTGAACTACAAAATTGCCTATCTTATCTACATGATTCAATGATGACAAGTATCCTAAGTTTTCCAGCAAATTGTCCCATCGTCCCCCACGTCTAACTTTTTCGTAAGTTGTTTTGGTGGCTGCATCTATACTAACTTCTATTTTCTTAATATTTGAAATAAAGTTTGTATCTAGTTCAGACAGTCGAGTTTTTAAAAATGATCCATTGGATCTAATATTAAATCTTATGTTTTTTAAGTGCTGGACTTGTTCAATGAAGAATAGATAAATTTTACTAACAAAAGGTTCACCGTTGGATCCTATCATGATATTAAATGTTTGGTCTTGCGCTGATCTAATCCACAATACTATTTTTTCAATCCATTTTTTTCTTACTTCGATATACTCTGAGGACGAATCCATTATCACCCTTTCTCTACAACTGGGGCAACTTAAATTACAACTCATATCAATTCCAACATTTAAAGTAATGCCATTAGCTTCGTTGATCATGTTTTGAATTTTTATCCCACATGAGTCAACTACACAATATGTAAACTTTTTTTCTGTAATAGATTTTTGTATAGCCTGTGCTATTGGAGAATTAAAAACTTCTTCTATAGAATCGAATCCTTCAATAAGCCCCACTGGGTAAGGTAACCACCCATCACAGTTACACAAGAATATCCTACCTTTATGATCTAAATTTAAACTAGTCCAAGGTATTTTACAAGAATTTGCTATCCCTTGCTTGTCTGAAGGTAAGTTATGGACTTTTCTTATATACTCAAGATCATGATTGATGTTGCTAAGATAGCCATCTGGCATAGTTATCGTGGACCAACTTCCTGCTGTGGGTTTCATCATTCAAATTCCAAACTATCAAATTCTAATTCTTTAATATTTAACACCACATGTAGATCATCTAGATTAGTAACTTTACCAACAACAGGATATCCTGTGTAATGCAATATTTTTTCTGTCCCATGTAATTCAACAAACCCAGGATCGTGTTTTAAAAAGAAATCTAAAAGTTCATTGTGTTGGGTGAATGTACCGTAATTAGTTTGTGCTATATTGATACCTGGTTTAACCATGTCATGAAATTTACAAGTCTGTGTTATGTTAACCCCATCTTGTTCTTGAAAAATTTGTAATGGGCCGTGCCCCACAAAAGGATTTTGTAATTTAACATCCCCGATATTTAAATCATTTTTAAATTTAAAATCTAGGGGTAGACTAAATCCTTCGTCGTTGAACCATTCTATTTGTAACCATGATCCTCTAGTAGATTGAATTCCGTTTTGAACTAGGTGTAAACAGTAATGCAACTCATGTACGAGATAGTCATGCTTTGCAGGGATATCGTCAAAACCATAGCCGACTAATGTTTCTACACTTTTGTGTAATATCGGTGCAATATCATCATCAAAACCTGTATGTAAATCCCACAGAGGGGATTCGAACTCCCATGTCCACTTGAATGCTTTTTTGGCCTTAACGATTAATTCTTTCATATACTTGTTAGTGTATTTTAGTGGGTCTCTGAATACAGGCGGGCTATGTGAATAATTTTCCTCAATTAATTTAAAATAATTATTTCCGACTTCTGAGTCTTCTATTTCTAATTTTAATGTTGGAGCATTTCGAAATTGAACTAAAATTCTACTCATAACCCATAGCCTTTGCTATCTCTGGATGTGTATCCATAAAATTCTGCCGACGATATTCGTCTGCTTGTTTCATTCGTCTTAAAAATTCTACCCCATCACTGCCTGGTCCATTTTCAATAAAGTTGATTAAATTATCTACTTCTTGTTGAAATTTATTAGATTTCCAAAACGTTAATTTTAATTTATTTAACACAAGTTCTTTTGCCTCAGGGGTCATATGTTGTATACTCATATGAGGAGGACTGTGTAGCATATTAAAGTAAATACTGCCAAACTTTTTAGTAATTGCCCACGACAACAATTCATCTAGATAGTAAACATTCTGAATGTTAACAGTAAAACAAAGTTGCGTAGTTATGTGACTTTGATTGGTATGCGCTGCCAATTGGAAGGAAGGCCAAGAAGCTTGGATCACTGCATCAATGTTTGCATTTGCTTCATCCCATTTTGCACCATATCGTTCATATTCAAATCTGTTCCCAACATTGTCTATACTAAAGGCAATGTCAACTCGTTTAAATTTGCTCCAAATTTTAAAGAACTTGTTGGGACTAACTGTAGCATTAGTGTTGTAATGTATGTCAATATTTTCAGCGTACCCGTGTTCGCTTGCATACTCCAACAAATCCCAATGCTCTTGTATCAACCATGGCTCACCACCAGTAAACTCAAAGTATTTGATGTTGGGCAACAATGATTTTAAGTTTTCCCAGAACTCAGGACTTTCTTCAGGCCACGTTCCAGCCTTGAGCCACTTATATGCAATGTGCGATTTTTTATCAGCACCTGGGGGCAAGTAATCCATTTCTTCTGCAGCCCACTTGCTACTTGACCATGAACCACAGATACGACATTTTAAATTACAGATATTACCTAGTTTAAGATCAATGAACCATAACTGATCAGGAGTATCGTTTGCCCAATCGACTTCTGCGTATAGATCTTTTAATCGTATACGACTGTTAATTCGTTTGCTTATACGTCCAGCAGCTTCCTCATCCCAACATTGTTGACAAGTTGCAGGCTTTTCTCCAGCACGAAATTGTCTACGTAGATCCTGCATATACTCACTTTTATATGCATCCTCTAAGGTATTTTGTCTTAGATCAATAACAGGAATTTCTTCTCTTGCTAAACAGCAAGGGCGAGTAGTGCCCATGGGACTGGTTTCTATACTAATCCATGGCAACATACAAATTGAATCAGGTAGGGTCATAATCTTTTAATGGTTGTAGTTCTGTAAAAGTTGTCCAAAAGTCTTCATTACGTATTCTGTCTAAGTCTGCCACTTCTTTTTTAAATTTTGACCAGTGATATATTTGACTTTGATCGTTCATTAAGTTTAGTATGCTTTTAAATCCATTGGTAGCACGTTTTAACGTATCCTGTGGTTCCAGCCAAGCAATGTGCTGTTCATATGCAGGCGTAATTGTTTGTTGTTTAAACCAGTCTGGGAATATATCTACCCTATACCAATCAGGACTTTGACATATATTTACATTAAAGTCTTTGGCGTGAATCAATCCTTGTTCAGTCCATGCTTTATGGAAATCCAGCACATGAAGTACATTCATCGCACTGATAGTTGCGCTGACATAAAAATCCACATGCGGTACTTGTTCCATCATACGACGTCGATTGTCTAGTGTTTGTGACCAATCTGTGCCTTTACGTATTAATTCTGCACGTGGCCCCATGGCATCTAAACTAGCGCCTACACTTACATTTTTAAAATGTTTCCAATACTCAAATACGTGTTTGTCTTTAAATCTCAATTCACTGAAGTTTGTGTTATACTGTATGCGAACATCTGTTTTACCTGCTTCGATTAACTTCTCTAATAAGAAATAATGTTCCTTCATAATAAGAGGTTCGCCGCCTGCAAAATACACTTGTTCAAGATATGGTATATGCGGCATCATTTGTTCAATCATTGAATCTTCGTCGCCTGCTGTGTATTCTACACGGGCCATGTCCCTGCCTAATACATCAGGTTTACGATCGTAGAGTTTAACATGGTCGTTGTACCAGTTACTGCTAAAGATAGGACCACAACTACGGCAACTAAAATTACATAAGTTGCTAAATCTCACGTCCCAATATCTAATTTTAAAGTCTGGGTGTGTTCCATCAGGTTGTGTGTTATCCACTTCTTTGATATGATGACCGTAATTACGATTACTATCGTATCGCATACTAAACGCACCATGTTGTTCCTGCTCATAGCACTTGTTACATTCTTTACAAGGTTTATCCTCAAGCATGTTTTGTCGCATTAAACGGTATGGCTCTTGATTCCATACTTGTTCCATAGTACTTTTACGTAAGTCACCTACAGGATGCCAGTAATCACTTAAACAGCACGGGTATGCACGACCATCTGGAAAAGCATGCATGTGCATCCATGGTAACATACAAAACGATTTACTCTCGGTTAGTCGTTTCCATTGTGTATCTGTTAAATCGGACTTATCAGCAAAATAAGGAGCACGTTGATTATAGTCGTAGCCCTTATTGTAAAAACCTTTTACGTCTTTATCTGTCATAATGTATTGTACCAGTTTGCGAGCGCAGGAAATGTTTCTGTAAAGTTTTTACCACGACGTTGATCATATTGCATGTAGAAGTTTTTAAAGTCACGTTGTAGCACAATTTGCGACATTGCTTCTTTGTGTGCTTCACTGACTTCACGAATATAGTCCAACAATCTTGTTAATTGATTCCATTCGTACTCATGCATTTCTGAGCCGTGCCTATAACTGTCAGCAAAGTCATTCAATTTGTTGTAATACATTGATCGGATATCTTCAGGAAATACAGTCAGTGATTGAAAACTAGGAAAGCGTAATATATTTAATGAAAAATTAATTGCATCTTTTCCGTATTCACGTTTCCAATTCATAACCATTTCTAGGAAACTGTCCAGACTATCGAGACACAAAGCATTAATGGTACACATGACATGAAGCCCGCAAAATTTTCCGCTGTCCAGTAATCGTTCTACATTGTTGGCCCAGTCGTCGAATACAAGCCCGTCTCGAATATATTCTGCTTGTAGACTCATTGATTCGTTACTGGTGTACAAATCAACTTCAACACCATCAACTGCTGCCAACAATCTATCAATATCTACGTCTGTGCCTAGATTACTGTTAATGGCTAGTCGCGTCGTCGACTTGCCTTTATTGTTCTTAAACCACTCAATGAGGTTCCACGTGTGGGCGGACATGAGAGGTTCACCTCCTGTGATTCTAAGTTCTTTAAGGGTTCTATGGAGGTCTGATTCCCACCATTTGAAGAATGCTTCCACATACGGATTAGTCTCACTGAATTTATAAAGTTGACTGCTATCATGAGTGTGAGTAAAATGGTTCCTACCGTCACTAACCAATCCTGTGTAGGATCCATTTTTTCTGATGTCATTAACCCAGGTACTACTAAATGCAGGGTTACAATAAGAACAAGCGAACTGGCAAGTGCGGTCAAAAGCAATTTCAAGAGTTTGAAGGTCGATGTCTGTCGTGGGGTCTGATTTGAATGCATGGTCTAAGTCCTCATCTGAATATATTACTGTTTTGTATACACGATCGCTAATAGGCACTGGCACATCTACACCAGTATATTTTGGATCTTTGTACATATCTTCAATCTTCCAGCAGTATTCACAACCACTGGGACGTTCTCCTGCTTGCATTTGACTACGTTCAAATTTCTTTTTAGTAGTGTTATGCAGAGACTTGGGATTAAATTTAATTGCTTCAACATCAACTGCATGTGGCAATGGATGATGGCAACTGGTTGTTTGCCCGCTGCCTAACCATATAGTGGCATTGTACCATTTTGCTCCGCAGAAACTTGCCGACTTAATGTCAATGACTCTGCGTTTGTATTCTAAATCTGTTTCGTTGGGTAACCTAGCCATTCACATGCTCCGACAATTTTGATAATGTTGTTTTCCAATTAATGTTTCTTAGCGAATCTATTTTTGTTAAATAATCTCTCCAGTCGTCACCACTTGTTATTCTTGCAGTTTCTAATTTAGAAATAATAGAATTTTTAATGTAAGCATAGTCATCCGAGATTGTTTGTAGATGATCTATAGCAGGTTGTTTTAATTCTTGGTCAATTGACTCTAAAGATAAAACATTCCCTCCGTAACTTTGGTCGCCCGCAAATGTTATGTATATCTCAATTGGATCTGTATTAGGTAATTCTGAGAAATGCGTGTTTTTCCAATCAATTATATCTTTTATATAAAACATATTAACCTTACTAACTGTTACCCCTAATTGTAACCACATATTAGGAATCACCGAGTTTAAATTTCTAATGTTAAACATATTTTCTTGTACTTGAGACCATTTTGCCGGATATCTAATATATTCAAATTGATTACCTATTGCATCTATACTAAAATATATTTTTACTAATTTCGTTTTCTGCCATAGTTCTACGGCTTCATCTGTAGGAAATACTGTGCCATTTGTATTATAACTCACCGTCACTTTACTTAGGTCACAACCTTGATGTTCCATCTCTTTTAAAACATTGACATGATCGTCTGTTAATAACGGTTCACCTCCTTGAAAATGCAGTAGTTGAATTTTATTCAATGGCAAAGACTTGTATATTAAATTACCATTTCCAGACACTTTTACTTCACCACCTGTTATAGGATATCCCAGTTTTTTATAATCAGGCTTCCATAACGAACTGTATCTAGGGCCGCAAGTAACACATTTTAAATTACAAACATTTTCACAATTATAAGAAAGACTTATTAATTCAACAGTATCATCTATGGTTATTTTATTTTGTTCAAATACCTTTTGTTGTCCTATTCTGTAGCTTTGTGTATTATGTTTTTCATGTATTAAACATCTATTACATTCTGGCACAGTTTCAATTGAATTTCTTACATAATTTAAATAATCATTGTTATAGAAATCCACTACATCATAGGCATTATTACTGAATACTTGATCACAACACATAGCAACAAGCGCAGATTGTTTATCAACTTTTTCAATATACAGACCTTTTTTATATAAAGGACAATCAATTTTTGTTTCGTTATGTTGTTTTAGCATGATACTCACATTCTTTCCAAAAATCAATCATCTCTGGAAAGGTTCTTATAAAGCCAGTTCCCCTGCGCTTATCGTGTTCATTAAAGAACTTATAGAAATTAGCTTTTTGCATTTTAACATACTCTGGGTCCAAATTGCAACCTTCACGCATATAATCAATCACACGTTGTAGGCGTTGTGGTTCATAATCTTTAAATCCTTTAAAAGGCTTGTCTTCTGTTTCCAATTTACTAACCATAAACGCCCATGTTTCTTCTAATCGATCCACATAACTTTCAGGTAACAACTGAACACTTTGCCATTCTGGATTACGAAGTATGGGAGTATCAAACCAAACACGTTGATATGTTTTGCTGTATATTTGTCTAAGTCCATGTATGCAATTAATCAAATCGTGAAAACCTGTGACGTTCAAATTGTTCATGGTAATGATAAACGTCAAACTACTTCTATTAGGTACTTCATTTAAGAAACGATTAACATTTTCCCAAAGACGTTCAAAGTTTAAACCGTCTCTTGCATATTCTGCTTTAAAGAATGTAGCATCTACACTAACATACTGCATAAAATGTTCCAAGTACTTAGGTTCGTTTGTGGTCAATTTTTTTACACAATCTAAATATTTTTCAAACAACTCAGGCTCAACACTAAAATTGCTAGTAACGTTTAGATGTAACTTAGGACTAGGATTGGCCAATACATAATCAAATACACGATATGTATTTTTATCCATCAACGGTTCTCCGCCTGTCATCCTAAAATGTTCTAAGTTAGGATATAATGTAGGCCACCATTCCCAAAATGCTTCTACATAGGGATTATACTCACGGGCAGGTATGAGGCGCCTGCGGCCAACAAAATGATCAGGAGCATTGTGAGGCACCAAAGTAGGATATGCACCAAGTCTAGCAACTTCATCGGCCCATGAGCTGCTAAACTGTGGACTGCAATAGCTACACCGCAGATTGCAAGCGTGATTGAAATTAACTTCAACATAACTAGGAATAACATTGTCTTCGAGTCCTGTACTATTTTTTATATTTTCAAAATCCACTGCGGCCCAAGGCTCACCGCTACGATAGTGACGGTCGCTTAGGTTACCTAAATCTTCTTGTGTCCAACAATAATTACATTCTTGTGGACGTTCGTTTTTTAACATCAACACACGTTGCTGTTTCTTATGCTCAGTGTTATGTAAGGCTGCAGGAGTTAGTTTAATTGCATCAGCGTCAATTTGATGTAATGGAGGATGATAGCAACTGTTGTTTAGTCCTGTGGGTAAGTGTAGGCTTACCTGTTTCCATTTAGCCAAGCAAAGCGCGGGACCCAACTTAGATTTAGCATCTTCTGCGTCTGTTAGAAATACGCTTTTTACCATCCTTCAGCCTTACGAATAATTTCCATTTCTGACACTGTGGTGCCTAAATTCTTCTGTACTTTACTATAGTGATGTTTAAAGAAACGACTTTGCTCCGCTGTCATATCTACTATGGGCAATGCTAGCCTTTGTTGTAATGTTTGTCCTAAACTTACACAAGCAGATTCAGTGTCTCGTTGGAATGAACTCCATAATGATGCCAATTGATCAAAGTCTTGCACTAATCGATAATCCCATTCACGTAGCATTGTAAGATATGTCCCTAGCCTTGCGCCATATATGGCCCAGAATCCGTTGTCAACATCCATGCCTACACTTTGCCATATACACAAGTGATCGTAGTTTCTAGCATGTACTTTTTGTTCAAATTCTTGCAGGCTAGGTTTCTTGCCTCGGTCCAAGCACATCTTAACACCTTCGCGGAATCCTGCTCTCCATGCCTGAAAGGGTGTGGCATTGGGATAAGTTGTGCTGTAACAATCATGCATAGGAACGTATAATGGATCAAAGCAAAACTCAACCACAGTTTCATCTCTACCATCTGTGTTTTCATGTGTACGCATGTTGTTAACAAAGTCTTTGGTCCAGCAACTAAGTCCACCGTTGCCGTACATTAATCCATTAATGTGGTTACGTGCTTTCCAACGGAACACACAATCTTTGTTATTGTCATTTAATTTTAATTGTAGATTAAAAAACTCAGGGTCAGGTATGTTGTCACCATCAATTAATACAAACCTATCTGTGTCACTGGCTGCTGCCGCGGCTTTGTGTGCGGCATCACTGCCTTTAACACCATCTACACGTTTGGCCCATGGAACCATATTTTGAATCTTAATCCAAAATTCTTCCTTTTTAGGTTCGTCATAAGTTAAAAATATGCAGTCAAGATCTGCAATGTCAATTAGTTCTTCTGTCATAATATTCTATATCTGGATATGTTTCATTTTCTTCGAGTAGCAATGCCGCATTATTTTTAACAACTCGGTAACCTTTATTACTTTTAATTAGACGTGAAACAAGTCCGTTATTTTGTACAATTTTTTCTAATACACCATTAACTACATGATACCTATAGTACATATCATATGTTTCTTTATCGACCACAACATATTGGGTCGATTCTGGATGTTGTACCATAGTACACAAATAAATGTCACCCAATTCATTATAATGAAGACGATACTCTATGGGTTCATCCTCTGTTACAATCATTGAATTGAGTGCTTTAAGTAATTCCGATTCGCTGTTCATAGTATTTAATTATTTCATCTGTGGCAAAATTTTTATCAAAATAATGCACTGGGTAGTATTGATTTAAATTGTTAACCCTAATAATATCACCGTCAAATTCCCCAATAACTGAATCAGCCCATGATCTATTTTCATCCAGCCCGTTTATGCTAGATTTCATATGTACAAAATTGATAAAATCTGCACTGGGAATCGTGCAATGTTCTCTGCCAATGACTTCAGTGACTATTGCGTACAATACATCAGTGCTGGGTTTATCTTCTCTACAGTTCTTTAAAATTTGATCTTTTATTTCTAGCCAATTCAATGTTAATTGTTTTGCAAGCACAAAAAAATCTACCGCTGTTTTACTATATCTAAAGTACATTAATCCATTGTAGACATCAGGTAAATTGTTGTCATCAAACAACTGCCTATATGTTCTAACATTGGACATTTTTCCAAGATAATTTTTACAGCCCGTACTTAGTACAATATCTTTTAATCTAAATGTATTCCACCAATGATCAATACTTCTACCAAACAACAAATCACTTTCCAACTTAATTGTTTCTTTAAAAGGTGTTAACCAAAATACCTGCCATTCATTCGATAACTTCCAGTTGCTGTCCGGATCATTATAATCATCAGTTAGTTCTATCACATAGTCAAACACTTGCCTATGTTGATCTGTTACTAGTTGTGCTGTTGATTTGTCTACGATAACTGCATACTCGGCTGAAGGTTGTGTTGATTTTATGTTCATTGCCTGCAGGTATGCAAGTTTGAGATAGTCCACAGATTCTGTGTTTTGTGCAAAGGTTACAAAACCTCGTTGTGATTTATGCTGACTCATTACAAAACCCATCAACAAAATATTCAAAGTCTCTGCTAGATAAAAACTTTTTATCCATTATGTGTATGTTTTGTTTAGCAACTACATCTGCAGATTCTTTATGTCTTAGGATAATAAAATTATTTTTAATTTCAATTGATTCAATCCCTTGATCGACGGTGAGCATGGACCATGGGATACCCCTATGCTCGTTTAGATCATATCCATTTAAAATTAAATTGGCCATAGCAAATGCATGATCATTTCTATATGACCCCACACAATTAAATAATATAGAGTAATAAAGATAATTCTGTTGAATTCTACCAATTAAATCAAAGTATTGTTTAGATAGTTCAGATTTGTTAAACAGAACCACAGTCGCCCATACAAAGGGTAGACCTAGTGTACCCATGATTTGATACATTTCTTCTTTTGGTCTATGACTATTGTGCATTAATCTGTAATCAAATTGTTGATCCAATAGATTTAATAAAGAATTATCCAGTACCAAATAGTCGCAGTCAAGTAAGATAGTAGTGTCGTATGGACTTAGCTCATATGCAAGGTACCTATCAAAATTACGCCACTCAACTAGTTCTCCACTGGAGCTGTTTCTAAGATTCCCTGTTTGACTATCAACTTTAATCACACGGTCATAATTAAATTTTGGGTCTGCGTTGATATCTGTTATTAATGTTATTGGCAGTTTTAAATTAGCATCAATTAGTCTACTAGATTGATCTGCTATCTTTACATAATTTACTGTTGTCGAGTTAAATGCAAATACAACTACACCTTTAGATTTTTCTAATTCTTTTGAGTTCGTCATGTTGTTGATGCCAAGTGTTCATAACTTTTTGATAATGCTGTTGGGCTGTTACTAAAAATATTTGCCGATCGATTTCTATGGGATTCTGATAAACATCTTCAAGATATAATATATCTAATGGCCATGTTGCAACAAAGGCCAATAGTTCTGGAGAAATTTTGAAAAGACCATTGTTGTATGGTAAATGCAGATCTGTTTGTATTTTTTCTCTGAGCAATCTTTTATTTGATTGGTAATCAGTTGCTTGCTTGACTTGAGCCACTAAGTTTTTTAGATCAGTATTCATAGACAAATAATAACATCTAATAGATCAAAAGTCAATTGATTTAATCTACCAAATTATGCAATAGTAACTGCACCCCAGGTATTGGCTAAGAATGTGGTTGCTGGATAAATTACATCAACTCGATGGTTTAATGTAACATTAATTGATTGATTGAATGTGACTGCTTTTGCGGCACTGGTCAAATCCACACCAAAGGAAAAAATTGTGCCGTTGTCTGAGTTACTACCTTGCACTCCATTGGTTTTTCCATATAAAATTATGTTATCACCAGTATATGTATATGTTGTGGCAGTAATCTGTGTTAATGCAACGTTGGAAGTGGTTCTAACATAATACCCTGTGTTCTGCAACAAATCAGTATTTAATGTTCCGCCGGTGCCAGTTCTCGCTGTGCAATCTTGTGCTGATACGTTTTTACTTCCTAAATTATTTACAGCCAAAGTAATCATGTCAGCGCCACGAGTAGTAGCGCCAGTGTTTGTACCACTGATAAACACAAAGTTTAAAGATCCCCCGGCGTTCCAAAAATATCTAGCTGCATCTGCATTGGCAAAGGTTGCTGTTCGAGTTAATTGAAATGTTACTGCGGCTGTTTGTGCAGGAATAGTGAATACTGGGCTAAAAGTGGCACCTGTAACTGTTGTGCCGGCTGCTGCTGATGACAACCGACTACCAAATGCCGTAGATAAGTTTCCGCTAATATCATTGGTAGCATTAATAATACCCCCTGCGGTATATGTACCAATATTAGCAAATCCCGCACCACTTTGATGTTTACGTACAGTATTAACAGCATTAACTAATGTAGTCCACTGTGTAGCTGTTATGTCAGTTGCTCCCGCAACGTTTGCTATAGTACCTTGCCCATAACCTGCGTTACCTTTGCCAATTGAATATACTGTGTTTATTTGACCATTAACATTGGCGGCGGTATTACCAGCAAGAAAGTTATAATCACTTGATTGTATAAGGCCGCCGGAAGAGTATGTCATTTGGCCCCTTTATGCAATGGTAACTGCACCCCATGTATTGGCCAAAAATCCGCCAGCTGGGTATATAACATCAACCCTGTAGTTTAGTGTAACATCAACTTCTTGATTAAATGAGGATCCTCTGGCTCCAGTGGTTAAATCAACGCCAAAACTAACAACAGTTCCATTGTCTGCATTGGTGCCTTGTGCGCCGTTGGTTTTTGCATACAATTTAATGTTATCACCAGTATATGTGTATACTGTACTAGTTATATCTGTCAACGCCACATTACTGGTTGTTCTAACATAGTAGCCTGTATTTTGTAATAAGTCAGTGTTTAACGTACCACCTGTACCAGTTCTTGCTGTACAGTCTTGCCCTGCTAGTTTTTTACTACCTAAATAATTAACAGCCAATGTAATTAAGTCAGCACTACGAGTGGTACTATTATTATTGGTCCCGCTGATAAAAACAAAGTTTAATGCACCACCTGCATTAAAGAAATAACGGGCTCGGTCTGCACTGGCAAATGTTGCTGTTCGAGTTAGTTGGAATGTTTGTGATGAAGTTGTTGCAGCAAGAGTAAAATTTGAAGTATAAGTTGACCCAGTGGTAGTTGTTGTGGTATTGGCAGTTAATCGACTACCGAATGCTGCGCTTAAATTTGATGCAAAATTGGTAGTGGCATTGACTAGTGTACCAGCAGTGTATGTACCTAAATTAGAAAATCCAGCACCACTTTGATGTTTACGTACAGTATTGAGAGCATTAACCAGTGTTGTCCATTGAGTTGCTGTTACAAGATTGGCGGCGGCTGTTACATTTGCTATTGCAGTTTGTCCGTAGCCTGCATTACCACTGCCTGTACTAAGTATGGTGTTGATTTGCCCATTTACGTTGGCCGTGCTACCACCAGCAAAATTATTATAGTCTGAAGCTTGAACTAAACTACCACTTGTATATGTCATTTTTTATTTCCAATTAACTATTTAATTTAACAATAGCAGTTACTACACCTTCACCAATGGTTAATTTATCTTCTAAGCTGCGGCCAAGCACATTAAATGCTGTAATTTCTGATTTTGATCCTGCTCTTGCTAGGCCACTTCCTGCACTAACTAAACGGTCACCTTTTTTAATTTTGCCAATTACTCTAACTGGAACTCGACCGTTTACCGCAACCTGTGGGTGTGTGCTATTTGAACCAGCACTGCCGTTTAACAAGAATCCTGCATTAGTACTTATAACGCCGAATACGTTTTCACTTAGTTCTTGATTTTCTATAGTTACTTCTGCACTTCCACCAATAGCCAAAACTGTTCCTGGAGAATAATCAGCATCTGCTTCAAACCTTTCTGCCAAGTCAGCGTAAAAAGATTGGATAGCAGTACCAATTAGATATGATGCATTAATATTACCACTAGTGATATAGTTTGCGGCTGTAACGTTTCCGCTATAGATACCAGCCACAGCATTGACGTTGGCTGTTACCACTACATTGGCGGCTTTTACATTAGAGCTAAACACACCTTGACTGGCGTTAACATTGGCACTAACTGTTACGTTTGCGGCTGTTACGTTACCAGTAGCCACAGCATTTGTAAACACGCCATTGGTTGCATTAACGTTACTGGATACCAATAAGTTTGCAGCCATTGTTACGTTTGATGTAGACCCGTCGATTAATATCGAGTTTACATAACTTCCCGCAGTATTTGCTCTAATCGCAATATTGGAATTATTAACGGTATTGTTTAATTGGACAACGTTACCATTTAAGTTAAGATTAAATGTGGATGATGGCCCAACAGTCAATCCGCTAGCACTAGAAATAGTCACTGGTGCTGTGAATGTTGTATTAGTATCAGTTCTTGCATAACTAGCCGCTACAACACCGCCTAATTGGTCTGCTGTGTATGCAGTGCCCCAAACTTTGGTGTTAGCTAGTGTAGAGCTTAAATTTAATCCAGGATAAATTGTTGTGAATCCGCTGATAGTTGCAGATGGAGTATAAGAATCCTTGCTGAATATACCAACCAATGTACTAGATACATAAACGTTGACAGCAACGTGAGTTGCAAGATTACCTGCATTGTCTGATATAGAACCAACAATTGCACCTGATGTACCTTGGCTGGCAGTGGCCGCTGGTCCAATTAGTGCCCATCCTGCATTGGATGAGTAATTAGGATCGTATACATAGAACTGCTGGTTAACAGTATCCCACCAGCTATTGCCTGTCACTGCACTACTAGGTTTGGCGTTTGCGGCAGTTATACTACCTAAATTTTTAAATGCTGATCCAGTGTAAACTTTAAGGTTACCTGCGGTATCCCACCAAAGTTGGCCTGTTAAAGGAGTAGTAGGAGCAGTACTGTTACTAGCATTTTCTAATATGTGTACTAGATTGTCGTTTAAAAACGTACCGTATCCGGCATAATTTTTACCAATCAGCGTCAATGACGTTGTGGTACTATTGATTGTACCATCTGCGATTGTAGCTAAAATATTGCCGTTTGTTAAATTTATCGTATATGCCATTGCAATGTTTCCATTTTATATATTTATGTGCTTTACAGATTGCTACTCAAGTTAGTCAAAGTTTGAATTCTAACTGTGTAGTCAATTTGTATCAATCTATTCAACGCTTTTTGCACAGGGTGAAAAATAACATGGGTTAGCAATTTTCCGCTAGAACTAAGCAAACCTAGCTCGTCAAAAACGTATGATCCCTGCATGGTGGAGCTATTATCAAATGCTTGTTGATCGCTGGGCTCTGCGTAATCTAGCAAGCAACTAACAAAAATATCAGTATAAATTAAACCTGGAGTATGTCTTATTTCTAAGTAATTTCTAGCAGGATCTAAGTTTAATGCACTGGTATTGTCTACAATTTTACTGTAAGTTTGATTATAAAGACTAGCATTTTGCCCAAAAGTATTAGTGGGCAAATATGTAATAACCCCAGTGCTGTCCACAGCAGTTGCACCGTTACCAAATGCCATACTTTGAATGGTACCTGTTCCTTTGTTGCCTAAACTTTGTGCTAATGCTTCACTCATATTTTCATAGTGGATAGCATTGGGCTTGTCCTGTAAAATTTCGCCGGTGACTGGATCCCAAATTTTAATGTGTCCTTGTACCATTGTATTGTTTTTATCTAGCATATTTGATCCATTAATTTGCTGTTTGCACAATTACTTCACCAGTATCTGGGTCAGAAATTTTCACAAAGCCACGCACGTAAATTCCCGAAGATTCATCAGCTTTGGGCCTAGGCTCATTGGCTTCAACCTGTTCTTTTTGCTGCTTTTCTGAATCCATATGGTTATTTATCACTGTTTTTACACCTTTTTTAACTTATAGTATCACTGCCATAATTTGGCGTTTTTCGTAATTTCTATCTTCTACTAGAGATTTGGCAAAAATGCTATGACCTTTAACATCTCTAAATGCCGCACTTTCTGCATATCCTGGCTCATCTGATGTTACCAATGGGTCACCTTTGGATACTTGTCCCACCACATTAACCAGCACCTTACCACGCAATGCTACTGGTAAGCCAGTGCTTTCGCTGTTCATTAAATATGCTGGATCTGTAGAAATTACTCCCGCTACCCTAGTATCCGCAAAACTAGTAGTTGTAGTGATCTCTTGTGCTCCGCCAAATATAACCACAGTGCCAGGCAAATAATTATTATCTGCTAGATATTTTTCTGCCAAGTCAGCATAATTGGACTGCATTGCTGTTGCATATACTGTGCTATACCAGCTTGCACTACTACCCAACGTATAGGTATTTGCTGTTGTTGGTACAATATTTTGAGAATTTAATTGTCCACCTAATCCCAAAGTAGATCCAATGGTTACCGAATTGTTTACAGTTAATGCGCTGGCTGTTATATTGGCATTTGATGTAATTGCTGCCGCTGTTGTTGCGCCTGATATACCAAGTGTAGTACCAATTGTCACTGAATTATTAACTGCTAATCCATTTACTGTGGTATTTCCAGATGTTACAAGAGTAGTGCCTATAGTAGCAAATGTGTTAACTTGCAAAGAAGCCGCAGTACCTTTGCCCGTCACCGTTAATGCACCGCCTATTGTTTCGCTGCCTGAAATATTTGTATTAGAAAAAGAACCAATTGTTGTAGATATATTACCAACAGTGGCATTACCTACAATCCATAGGTTACCACCAGCACTGATACCCCCACCTACTTGTAATGCACCAGTTGCATTGGCAGTGGTTGCAGAAGCATTGCTGATTAGCATCTGACCCACTTGCATTGTGCCTAATGTGGCCCCACCGCTGATAATACCAGTATTAGCATTGCCTGCTGTTGCACCAGCATAAACTAAATATCCTGTGCTGTTTTGACGATATAAGGCAGCAGTGGATGCCGTTGTACCTACATAATAGTAAAATCTAAATCCAATGTCTCTACCATCATCACTGGTCCATGGTGCTAAATTACTATTAAACGTGTGCAAATCAATGATACTACTATTAGAACTTAAATTTTGACTGCTGGTACTTGTTGTTGTTCCAATAACGTTCAAATTTCCAGTTACAGTAAGGTTAGCAACTGTGCTGGTTAAATTTGCAGTAATCGCGCCAGTTAGATTCAAATTACCAGTTTGTACGTAAGATTTAACATTTGAAAATGACGTTTGGTATGTAGTAACATTTCCGCTAGCAACACTAGCTATCAAAGGCATTGACAATGATGTAGTAGTACCCGACGTAAGCTGGGTTGACGTAATATTGGGTAATTGACTAATTTGTACTGACATTTTTAACCTTTTATATCTTTATATTTATTTTAAAATAACAATGCACGATTACTCTCTAACAAAGATAGCTTGTTCTTGACTGCTTACATATAATCCTAATCCATTTGTTGGGCTAGAGTATGTAGGTTCTGAGGTCAACAGTTCTGGAGTTTCTGTAGCTAATAGCGTTTCAGCAGTAAACAATCCAGCTTCAATAGCTAAACTAGAGACACCATACCCTGTATCATACCATAAATTGCTGGTAATATAAGTTTGTCCAGCTTTAAATGTTGCGTATCCTGTGGATGTTAATTGTTTTAATGTATCTACGTTCGGAGTCCAAGTATAATTATCGCTGTATGGGACTAATTGAACCGCACTTTCATCGTATACTGCTGACCCTGCTGTCAATGTACTTACACCTGTTCCCAATGTTGCTCTACGAATATTACTCAAAGTATTTGTAGTGGTATTGTTAGTCCAATATGTAATTCTTTCGCCGTTTACAAATATTACCCCAGGAACTGTTGCACTAGGGTTTGGATGTGATAGCACTGAAGAATTGGCCACTGTAATTGTGTTTGAAGTTGTAGAAATTATGTTAGTCGAAGCATTGGCAGACACTCTATAGTAACCATAGTTATCATTCATGTCTTTGAATATCTTATAGCTAAACGTAGGATAATCATTTTGAGTCAAAATAGCAGTCGCAGTTGCTGGGCTTACATTGCTTCCAGTTATTATGACATTGGGGATAGTTGTATACTGTGTACCTGCTGAGACAATACTGATAGACATAATACTACCATTCGCGTCTAAAATTGGGGTTACTGTTGCCCCAGTTCCTGTTGTACCTGATATAGTTACAGATATAGTGTTTGCGGTATATCCCAATCCGCCATCAACTACTTCAATACTACCAACTTCAAAGCCGTTGGTTGCAACCCAACTAGAATAACTCAATGAAGCTGCGTTTGTTGCAAATGTAGTAACAGTTATATCTAGTGTGTCAAACACTCTACCTGGTATTAGTTCTTCAGGAGCATGGCTGCTGTATGTGTCAACATATCCGCCGCCGTCGATAATAATATCTTCAGGTCTAATACCCAAACTAGTGTCAGTGTATGAGCTTTGAATTACACTGTCAAGTATACTGTCACTTATTACAGGATTCCCTTCTGCGTCAATGTCAAACGGATCAAACGGTGAAGAATCAAATCCTGCTACCGCAAACCCACCAGTGTCAGTATATAGTAATCCGTCAACCAATACGCCTGGATAATTTATTCCACTTTGTAATAATGAAGGATTTTTACCTGCTTGTCCCACTCCCGGATTGTAGTATGCTTGTATCCTGTCATTTGCATTGTTAAATTTATAAGCAGGGTATACAGTCAAATAATTTCCATTGAATGATGATCCGCTAGTAAAGTTTGAGTTTACAAAATATCCAACACCGTTGTAACTAATAATAGTTCCAGTTGTATAACTTGTATTAGCAGTCCAATCTAACACAGTGGTGCTGTAAGTTATACGGTCGTATGTTAGGGTTGTTTTTACTTTTCTAATAGTTTCATTGGCTAATTGAGCATATGCAACTGCACCTGTGCCATTGCCACCAGATATAGTTACTGTTGGTTGAGTAATATAATTTGATCCACCATACAATACTTCTATTTTACTGACTTTTCCGTTTGAAATTAACGCCCTTGCTACGGCATCATTCCCAATAGAGCTCCCTGTTATAGTAACTACTGGTGCTTGAGTATAACCGCTGCCACTGTTTTCAATTGTGATGTAATCAACATAGTATTCGTAAGTTAACAACCAGTCTCTATATTGTGGAGACTGTAGCTCGGTAGCATCTTGAATAAATGTTCCACTTGGGCTGCGATATACACCCAATACTTTATCATAGAAAGGAGGAACATCAAAGTCTGTGACATATCCTGTTAAGTTGTCACTTCCTTGATAATCTAATACGTATTCTCTGATAGTAGTTTTATAAGGCTTAACTTCTTCAATGTATTGTTTATAGTATTCTTGGTTATCTTTAGTGTAAATTTGAGGTTGATTTAATCCTCTGAATTTGTGCAGCACATCAATGAAGCTAGTTTTAAATACCCAGTCTACATATTTTTGTTCGTCAAGCACATAGTAAATGAACACATAGAACAACTCTAAGAAGTTTTCTCTTAATTGATTTATAAATAAATCATTTCTTAGTGCGCTGAGAATATTTCGAAGTTCAATACTAGGATTTTGGTCAAAGCGTTGAGTATCAAAATTATCGTTACCAAAGCCCATGCCATAGTCTACTAAATTGTATAAGTTTTCAGTTAATGCAATGGTACCAGACTGTATGCCGACTGTGTTTACAATATTAGGAAATACTTGCAACAACAACCAGTTACCTTGTCCGTTATTTAGAACTTTGACAATGTCTTGTGACTTTAACGGCAAGGTAGACAAATCAGCATAGGTGTTAACTGTGTATTTTGGCCTTGTTGTTTTATCAAATCCAGTAGCATACCAATCAACATATTTCCAGTAATCAGAAGTTCTATAACTCTGTACTCTAGACAACAACCAAGTATTGTTAGATTGTTTAGTATAGATAGACCATAAATTGTTTACAGTGCTGTCAGAAACAACCAACACTTTGTAATTTGCAGGCTGAATAATAATATTCAAATATGTAAGTTCTTCGTAGGTATTAACAGACAAATCAAATACATCAGTGCCTGCAACAGGTAAAAGTTCTCCTGAACTTAGAGTAGTTAAATTATATCCTTGACTTATGATGTTTTTAGCAAAAACACTGTTAACATAAGTCACCATCTCTTTGACTGCTTGCAGTCTGTCAATGAACACGGACTGACGAGGACGAATATCAATACCATATCTATTTTGTACAGCTAGTTTTGGATCAGGTACAGGATTTCCAAATAAATCTTGTCCGCTGACACTGTCCACTAACTTGTTGTAAATGTTATTTGGTATATCACTGGCTTTGCCGCCTTTTTCAGGAACCAGTGCGTATTCACTGTGTATTATGTTGTTATTGATCTGCGATGCATAATCAATGTGTAATATAACATCTTTGCCTGATACATCTTTATTAAGATTATAAACAGCCACACTGTCATCTCGCAATGCCGCCATGTATTTTATACCACTAGATTTAGGATTAGTGATATAATCAGCAATCGTTACCGTAGGTATTAATCTACCAAATTTATTTTCAGTGACTGTGGTTTTATTTTTTACCCAGTAATAATAAGTTACTGTTGGGATGTTTGTATTAGGATCAACATAAATTAATGTCGAATATGCAGTATTATCTGCGTACTTAGGCTCGCCATCGCCACCTTTGGCTATGTACTGGCTTGGTGGATATATACTCTCTACCCATTCATATACATCTACGCTACTGCCTGGGAATAATCTACCCCAGTTTGTAGTTCTATATTTTATAGATCCTTGTTCGTAGTCAATGAATCTTACTGTTGAAAGATCCCACCAAACTTGACCAACTTGGGTGTCATTCCAATGTAGGCTTGTGCTACTAGATACTGTGGTAGCATTGGCTACGTTATAAACAGCAGGATCGTAGTCTGTTTTATAGGTAATATCTTGTTCAGCAACACCCAGTATCTTACCTTTCAAAGGATCAATGTAATCTAAATTATACATTATGGTTTGAGAAGATGCGCTGTAAACGTAATTCTTTAATATTGAGTCAATGTCTACTTTAGGCCCACCTGAACGAATAACGTCCCAACCGTTTAATCCTTGTGTATTTTTAAATTGATATACTATACCAGTGTTTTTGTTATACGTACTATCTGTGTATGATCCAACTATCAAGTTGTAGGTATTAACATCTATGTCATGCCCAAATCCTACCTTAGATTTCAATCCAGGATAAGGTGTTAGACGCTCAACAAAATTAAATGCTCCAGGATAGTTAATAGAATTTCTGCTGTCTAGTAGATAGCTGAATGTCCATACACTTCCGCTGGTTTGTATGTAGTCCTTGAATTTTGTAGCAGTTCCGTCAAATGTAACTTCAAATGTTGCTGTATTTGTTGCATCAAATGTAGTGGGTTCTAATGTGTTTGCAATGTCGCTACCAACAAACAGCACATCGCTGTTATTATTAATTTTAACTTTTTTACCAAAATAATCATATGAGTGATTATCATTGTTAAGAATTTGTTGTGTTTCAACAAATACATTTGCACCAATGTCGGTCAGTGCTGTTCCCACACCCGGTAATAAATTCAATTTATCGAATGCAAGTCTAGAGTCACTGATTAATACCAATTGTCCATCTACTCCAACGGCAGTAACACCAGGAATATTTTTAGAATTAATTGCACTCACTACATAACTCAATCTAGTGTCACTGAATGTAACTTCAAAATTGTTAATACGAATACTGTCGCCGCTTTTTATTCTTGCAAAAGTTAGACTTGCGCCTACGTAGGCCTGGCCAGCTACGTTTTTATTCAACGTAACTATTTTGTTGGTTGTGTCAATAGACGAAATAGTATAACTATTAGTTGAACTTATATTGCTGGTAGTTGAGTTTATTAAGTACATGCCAACAGTTAAACCAGCTACTGATGAAACTGTAACATTTGCTGTAGAGGCCGCAACGTTAGTAGATATAGTTGTTGTTTGTTCAATTACGTTAGAGCAAATTACATTTCCATATACTTTGCCTTGATTCACTAGTCTATATACTGCACCATTAAAAACACCTGCTGTTGATTGATACGGAGCGCCAGCATATACACTACAGTTACGTGGGCAAAGGTCAACACTATAACCAAATTGCTGGTTGCTGTAACTAACAGTTGGAGCAAGCTCTTGTATCTTGTTGAATTGATTTGTTTCTATACTAACAATAGCACCAGCATGAGGTGCTGTTGTAAACGTAACTTGGTTGCCCAGAGTTACAACATAATCAACTCCTATTGTTTTTAATGCTTTGTCAACATAAACTTTACTAACTGATAACAGTGAACGTTTAGTGGTAAAAATAGTTTGATTTGCGCCAGCAATAAAGTTTTCTACAGAACGATCATATACACTTACACTACCATAAATTCCAGAAGTGTTACCTACTACTATGTTGGCAAGTGGTGCACCTATTACAACTTGTGCACCATCTGTTGAACTAGCAACACTGTAACCAAATTGGCTAGATGCATTTGAATGAGCAATACTTGTAATGTATCTATACCCAGGATTTTGTCTAACAACAATATTACCAAGTCCAGTGTTGGAGGTAAACGTTATAGTATTTCCACTGATAGTAAAATCAACATTGGGGACATAATCTCTTGTGCTTCTTGCAACATATAAAAATTCTTGACTGCTAGGAGTAAAGTTTAATGTAAATGTTTTTGTGGTTGCATTAGCAGGAGCAATAGTATAACTTAGAGCAGTAACAGAACTGTCATATGCATATACATAAACTTTGCCTGCGCCAGGAGCACCCACATACAACCACTGTTCGTCATCACTTAGTGATACACTAGTACCAAATTGTGATGCTGCAACATTGGCTGTTAAAATTTGATTTGTAGTCAGTGTACCAGTAAAGTCTTTAGTAAAGCCAACTACATACCCTATATTACTGCTACTGGTAGGTGCTCCAACTAATACATTGGTGCGGCCAAAGTCAATACTAGAGCCCATTCCTGACGCATTGGCAGCTAGTGTGCTTGTTGTTCCGCCTTCGTAAAAATCGCCAGTATATGACTGCAACATAGTAGTAACTGCACCAGTATTTGAACTGTATCCAGGTTGACCAATTAATGCGAATGTCCCGTCTGTTGATATCTTTACAGCTGACCCATAGTTAACATTGGCATCGGACTGACTTTGGGGTAATCGTTTTAAAAATGTCCATGGTTCAGACTTATTATAGACTTCCCACTGACTGTTAGCGCCTTCATTTATCCATACTTTATTATTAACCGACCAACCATTTGCAGGAGTATAGGATGTTACTTGACTCGCATAATCAAATCGCATGCTGACCAATTTGTATAATGGGCTAAATCCTGTTACTTTGCTAAAGCCTGTTAACGAACCAGTAAAATCTGCCACAAAGGTAGTTAAAGATGGAACATATGATATCTTGTAAAATCCCTTGTAGGTATTGTATCCAGTAACCACTACAACATCGCCAACTGCAAGATTATGATTTTTATCTGTAGTAAATTGAAGTTTATTGTTTAATGCATTGGCGATTTCAGTTACATTTTTATTTGTATCAGATACTCTATATACATTCCAGTCTTGATTGAAATCGGCCACAGTCCAAATAGTTGAGCCTACGTCAATATTTGCTATATTTCCACTTAGTGTGGAGAAATTTGATAGATCAAATACTGTGTAGTCAATGTCATCAATATTAACAAAACCTGCAGACTTCAAATCCTCGACATAAGAACTTTCGGCAGTTCTGTTTAATAAAAATGGAGGAGCCCATGTGGGAGATGATGTTTTATAAATTTCAAAATCTTCTGTGTACACAGAAGAATAAGTCACAGTGTGATCATCAACTACCTCTAAACTGGTAGGATTGTTTAATACATACTGTTCGTCTAGAACTAATTCAACAAACTGATTGGTGTCTAAACTTCCATAAGCACCAACTCTAAATGCCCAATTTTCAGTGATAGTATAACTGGTTTGATCTGGGCCTAGTTTAACTCTGCCCAACGCATCTATGGCGTTCAATGTGCCTTTTTCTTTAATAAACCCTTGGTAGAATTTGACCTGAGTTACGTCATCCAAAGCCAAATCATTCAAATAGTTTCTGTTTCTGTAACCAATAAGTCCTAAACCAAATAAGTCAAATTCGTTTTCTAAATTTACTTTGTCTACATTGTAGAAGTTTTTACTTAATGAGCTGTTACGAGCAAAATTGCTTAGTAAACCAGTTTTAATTTTAGCTTTTTCTACTGGTAGCCAGTTGTTAAAATTAAATTCGTCTGTGCCTGGTAAGTTTTTACTAGCGGCATAGTAAATGTTTTTGTATTCTACTAGATCACCTTTAAGGTAATCAGTAGAAGGCATCCAACTTTCAACACCTTCTTTGTTATATATAAAACCTGGAGGAGCAAACGTACCTGTCCATCCTGCGGTCTTGTTACCAATTAGCTTTAATTTAAATTGTCTTTGCCCAACAGTTGGATCATAGATAATGTCATTGAATTGTGTAGTATTTTCAAAAATTATCACATGTTCATATTGAACAGTCCTCAAGTCCAAGAACCCTATCATGTCGCCATTCTTAACGTCAATGGATACCGTAAAATTGTTGTCTTGTCTAACTACTGAGTATGCATCAGAATCTAATACTGTGTAATTCTGCGTCATTACTTTGCTGCCATAAAAACTATTTGTAATAGCATCTACAACAGAATCAGCAGACCTAAATTTAATTGTATCACCAGCTGGGTTTAACACTAAAATACTGTCTACTGCCCAGCCTTGCTGTGCCCAGAATAAAAATTCTTTTGTGCTTAATTCCCAGTTACGAATTTGTCCTAAATCTGGATCATATGTATTGAACAAGAATCCCAAACTAATCAAATATCTTTCATATCCTGCTAGGAATGATGCAACTTGCTGATAGTTGGTGAATGTTGTGCCATAAGGAACAATAACTTTATAACTTGCAAATTCTTCATAGTATTGAACAGATTTTCCTACTGTAGTCACTGTTATACTTGTGCCAGTGATAACTGGTGGTGCTATAACAAAATACGGGTGTGTGGTGTCGTATCCGCTTACTTGCCACCCATCACTGCGTTTTTCTATTATTACTGCACTATATCTTGGATTTCCCATTGGTGTTGATTTATTCAACACTAAATCAATATCAGCGTCTGGTATCAAAATAGATTCATTAGTACTATTTGGACTGTTTTGTTCTGCCAAAACTTTAAAATATTGTTTACCACTGAACCCAGCCATACGATAACTCAATTGAATATTATAGTTACGTATATAATTCAACAAATCTGTTTTATCTGTTATTCCTAGGCCAGTCAAATAATCACTGATCCAGTTAATATAACTAGAACTTCTACTGGTAACACCCGATGATGATGTGTAACTGTTAACATCAATATCTGCAGGAGTCAGTCGTTGATTGGTTGTGGTTACCAAATACTGATCTAATGTTGTATTGTATTTGTATTTGCTGGTAGCAATACCCAATGCAAAATATTTTGCTGGGTGAATAAGAGCAGAAATATATTGCAATGCAAACGGATAATCGCTGCTGTTACGCCATGCGGTTTCAGTTGGGCTATATTGACCCACTTGCCAGTTGTTGTCAAAGCTGTTTAAATCATACTTTTGAGTCAGCAAGCCAATTGGCGGTTTCAATTCACCATTTTCATTAACTGGGATAATGTTTAATAATCCAGGGCGGGCAAACCTCAAGTCTATACCTTGTCGTTCACCATCTGCGATGTAACCATTTTGTAAATCTGTCCACAATACAGTATTACCGCCAGTGTATGGTGCTGGCCCATAATATGTTTCCCACCAGTCTGGTTTTGTACTGAATCCCAACATTTCCCATGGGTGAGTATGCGGCTGAGTGGTATCATAGAAATATTGAAAACATGCACGCCAAGACCCTGGTAATTTTGATCCGTCTATTACATCTAAGGCAGAACCGTAGTTATATGTAAATGGCACATCAAATTGATACGTTGAGTTTGTAATATAATCTAAGTTGTTGTGCCCTACCCACTGCAAATATGATTTTGTCAATACTGCATTGTATTCAGGAAGGCTGTACCCAATGTCTCTAAATTTTCCAGGAATATTATCATAGATATTGAGCAAGTTAGGATCATAACTAATTTTAATATTGTTGTAAATTCTTTTTTCTAGTTCCAATAATAAATCGTCACGGAAGTCACCAAATGTTGGGGTTAAACTTCCGTCGTGTCCTACAATGAATGTTTGTGGAATTAAGTAAGTGTAGTCTGTTATGATCTCAGGTTGGTATTTTGGATATAGGCCCAATTTACTAGGAGTTTCTGGTACATAGCATCCGTCGGTGTCATAATATTCGACTATAGTTAATACATCGTCTATATTTGGAAAATATGTGCTGGTAAAAGAAATACCAGGCGCTTGGGCTAAGAATGTATAGTCTTTGCCATAGATAAGTTGAGCACCATTGACATAAACAAGTACCGCTTTATTTGTTAACTCATTATTTGTAAACAAATTTGTAATTTCGTAATTACGCTGTGCAGGATCAAAAATATTATAAGAAATTGTATTTTTATTTGCGCCGTATGGAATCATATCACTATAATACCAAGGGAACATTTTATTTTTAGAAATGTTTATTTGCCCTATGATAACGTCAACTGCACTGGCAGGGTCAGCGTAGTCTATGGCATTGCTATGTGATGCTATAGTTAAAAACTTATTCTTAAATCTAGTATATTCTTGGCTAGCAGATGTAACTGAATTTACAAAATTATAATTGTTATCACACAAGAACATTGAGGCATAACTTGTTGGCGCACTTTGTTGAACAATAGTGCCTCCTTGATTAGTCAATGTAATGTCTCTGATATTGCTTGCACCAGGGAAAGCACCTTTAAAAGCCAGTGAACTCTCTGCTAGTTTACCTAAATGGTTACGCATTTCCCCAAGTGTTGGACTAACAAAAGGAGAATTTTTAGCATTTAAATTTAAATTATCAGGTATTTGATAAAAACCCAATTTGCTAACAGATCCACTGTATACTAAAAGATCTACTCTATCATTTGTTTTTAACTTGGCAGGGTTGATACTAATAAGTTTTGAATTATTGGGTATGTTATAAATTTGATAGCCTGTGCTAGATATCCTTTTATAATTTATAAACACCAATAGATTGTGTGAATATTGACTTAGGGCCGGGGTTACGTCAATAGCAAATGAATTATCAATACCATCGTATATGTATGAGATATCCTGATATTGTTTTGTGTTTTCTGATACTTTGGACCATACATTTAATTTTTGCACAGAGCCATTAACATTATTTTTATATAAAAATCCAATGTTTACTTTATCATTGTATGTTATACCATTTACAGTATAAACAAATGTATCATTGTCAAAATTATTTTCAAATTCAATATCACCCACATTGTTAAAATTTCTATAGGACAATGGGAATCCTAATATAGGGTCTATTGTTCCAGTTCCTTCTTTATAACTGAATATTTTTGTTCCAAGGAACGCATCAGTGGTATTAGCAATAGGATATTTTGAAGTATCACCTAAGCTAACGCCGTCGGAATCGAATACATCAAAACGTGGTGCTTGATTTATTGTAGTTTTTGTTTGTCCTGTTTCCCAATTGGCGCCGTTATACCAATAACTTTTACCTGCATTAGATAAACCAGACAACACTGTAATAGTATCACCTTCTTGGACATCATGATCTGTGGGCTTTTCTAAGTGCAAGTGAATAACTGTAGGATCATTGGGACTATTGCCGACTTGGTCATAGAAATTTGCAACCCAAATTTTATGCACTGTTGCGGGGTCTTGGTCCGCGGCAAAAATAATACGCATACCATCAACGACTTTTACCCCGTCGATATACAATCCTTCTTGTCCTTCTACAGTTAAAAACGGAGTTGTAATAGTATTGTCAAATAAATCAACAGGTTTTAACCCATTTCTACCAAAATCATATAACTGATAATTAGGATTAAATTCAATGATGGGACGGGTTGCTCGCTGCGTTTGATCAAGAATTGCGACAGTGTTATTGTACCTTGCGGCAGCGTCAATTACATTTTTATGGAACCAACGATTATGTTTTGACCATAAATTAATATCTCTACTAGATCTGTTGATAGTAATATAATCTTGAGTTGCAAGGCTGGTTGAAGTATCTATACTTAGACTACCGTAAAAAGCACTGCCCACAAAGTAAGGATAAACTGGATTGCTGCCGTAGTCCTGTACAGCAAAATAAGCATATGTACCTAAAGGAAACTCAGGAGTTACACAATATCTTCCGTTGAATCTATCTAATGATCCTGTGCCTGTATATGAATAATCTTCAATAAATGCGCCTGGTAAAAATTCAAAGTCTACACTAGTACCAGCCACTACTGTAACATTGGTGTTTAATTGAACTTGATTAACGCCCTGTGTAAATTGACCTGGACCAACGGCAGAATGTAGACCGCAGTTTAAAATCCATATATCGCCAGTGGGCAAGCCTGCTGTGTTGTTAGTGATCCGCATACCAGGATTTAAACCAAAAGTAGACGATACTGTAATTGTATTAGTAGAATCAGCATTGGCACTTATAGTCACAGTTTGCTTAATAGGACGACCATACCCGTTACTTGTTGAAACGTAAGAGCTGGTCATTCGAATTGCACCGCTGTCTGCATTTAAAGGATTGGCATAGCCAAATGGACCATAGATAGGATATCCGTCTGCTGCCCATCCGATTAATTTACTGTGCCCTGAATTATCAGTACTAAAATAGCCATTTAAGTTACTGGTAAAATATCCAAAATTTCCCCAAGCATTGGCTGTGATAAATGTACTGTCTCTGTAATGATATATTCCTTGATCGTCAGGACTTCCGCCATATTGGTCTTCACCGTTGATCAATACTTGACTGGCGTCATAGTGCCAATTTGTTCCATTTGTTCCTGGCACATACCAATCATTGCTAGGACCATAGATCACAATACCAGGTAAGGATACACCGATAATTCCAGATTGTAATATATTGCTTACGTGAGTACCTTGTGTATTTTGGCCAGCTCTATAAGGATAATGTAATGTAATATCTTGTGGAACAATGTAATTAGAATTATCTAAATTAGGGAAAGTGCCGCAGAGTATGTTAGTGCCATCAGGAATATCTGTTGTAGAAATTGTTAATTGATCTTTGGCTGTGTTTAATCTTGCAGTAACAGGTGCACCTGACGTGTTTGCATTTGCAAACCAAGTGGTTGGATTGTAGTTTGTGGTATATCCAGGATAACTAATGGCTAATTGGTCAACTGAAGTTAATGATATGCCATCAGCCGTGCCAACTCCGTCAACATACCATTCTCTGTCTTGATAATCTACTGGTAGTACACTGGTATCAAATCTAACTTTTAAACCGTTAGTAAACGTTATACCATTGGGGCTTACATAATTTTGTTTTCCTAATATTTCAGTGTCTATGTTAATAGCATTATTTGATGGGTCAACTAATTTAATGACACCATATTGACTTGGATCACTACCGTCTTGATAGTATAGAGTATCTAAATTAGCAGTTATAATAGGTGCTTGAATAAGAACGTTGGTAGAATCAGTATACCAAGTGGTGCTGGCATAAACAACACCAGTTGTGATGACAACTTTATTGTTAACAGGAATGCTGGTTACATAACTTAGACTTATTGTTCCACCAGTTGTGGAAATTTGCCATATACCATAACGTTGATTTGCAGGAACAGTGCTGCCCACAGTCCAAGATGCGGCGTCAGTGTACTGTACTCCAAAAATTAAGTATTTGCCGTTGAGGTAAGTTTGCCCGTCTATGCCATTATATGTACTATTAAATGTGGATAAAGACTGTCCTTGTATTTGCGAATACATCAATGTTGTTACTAGATCTACATTTTGCACCAATGGCATATTGATGTAGAAATCTTGTGCTGTTTTAAGCGGTACGTTAAACGTAACTGTGCCTACATCATCACCGTTGTTACTAACTCCTAGAACTTGTCTACTAGAAAAATTGGAATGTGCTGTTTGTACACCGCTAGTGCCCGGATCAGTTTGAATGTAGAAAGGCTTAGTGTATTGGTTAACAATAAAATTATAAGTGCCGCCTCTAGCTAAAATCAATTCTGGATTAGAAATGGTACTATAGCCACTGATGTTATAAACATTGGTATTGTTGTTAGGGTATATATAATATGTTTTCTGTAGATCTGCAGATCCTGCAAATACATCTACAGCATCTGGCCCATTTGGTAACCAGTAGTACTGACTGAAGTTTATAAATGCATCATAATTTATATGAGGATTGTAACTATAATATTCGCTGGCCCACAATCTATCGTGGTCGTTGATCTTACCGCCATAGAAGCTAATTTGTTGTAAAACTTCAGGATATGTGGCATTAAATTCTACATTGCCAGTTATAGAATTTTTAACAACAATACTAGGCTCTAACTGATAGTCTGCACGATCAGCAGTAGGTTCTTTGATAAAAGCATCTATAGGCCGTTGCCCAGGACCAAATTTTCTCCCAACATACCCGTTAACGGGTTTAAGATTAGGTTCTGTTACTAGTTGATCCAGTGTTGCATTTAAGAATTTCTTATTTGCATCACTTTGAAAAACTGCTGGTAAAAAATTTCCGGTTTTAGTTGTAGCCATTTGTTTTTATTATGTAATAATAGTATTTACCGCTGTAGATTGAAGGTTTAATTGCGCCGCAGTAATTGCCGTAATAACTTCAATATTTTCCACTGTTGCACAGCTCAAGAAAATTTCATTAGCTTCAGAACCAATTTGTTGCAAGGATCCATATACTTGGCTTTGACTGTTGGGCACAATAACAATACTACTGATATTAGGCGCCAATGCTTGTTGAATATAAGTAGCAAGTTCAGTGAAGTAAAAAGTTTCCCCAAAGTCCCAGTTTGCTGTTTGGAAGAATGAATTGATGTAAGCCAACACTTGACTTCTAATTTCAGTGTCGCTTAAATTTATATTGGTATTTTTAACTACTTTAAATGTTGCTTGTAATTCAGGTTTAGATTTTTTACCAAACAACAATTTAAATTGTGCAGAATTGTAAATGATAGCATCACTTACACTTTTATAATTTTCTAAATCGTTAAATTCTAATCTTAAAGATTCACTGGTTAAGCGTTCTGGCTGTGGGATTGTTCCTGTTGTATCCAATGCCCATGCCCTATAGTCTGCTTCATATTCTTTGGTCAATAGATAGATATCTATTAAATTATTTGGGCTAGGATCTAAACGTCTGTTACCTGGTGCATTGTGTCTATACTGGAAATACAAATTAGAGCGACCAACTTTTGCAAGGTAGTTACTGTTTTGAACTAGGCTGTAGACATTATTTGTTACTGTTAACACATAAAACAAATCTTCGCTGGTGGCGTAAAAAATTTGACCTACCAAGTAATTGTTGATATTTGGTAGTATAGCTGCTTTAGTTGGGAAATTAATATTAACTAAGGTACTGTCCACAGGAGTAAATGTTACAAAACTTTCATACCCATATGATTTTTCAAAGAATACATGTTTTGTTAACGGGTTAATATTGGGTTGAACTATGGTTGTAAAAATGTCTGGATTGTCAGGAACCCCATCGTCATTGACATCACTGAACGTAATATAAACTTTTCCTTGATCCACATAACCATCAGATTCTGTAGCTTGACTATAAATGAACCACGGTAAGTTTTCTGTTAAAATTGTCCCTGTGTCAGGATCTCCATTGACTTTTAAAATATTGATTTCATCGTTTACAGTGCGGCCTGTGATTGGATCAAATACTTTAAGTTGATTGTCAAAATAGAATTTTGTTTCACGTACACTGGCAAATACATAGTTTAATCCTCTAGAAATCACTGAATACAAAGTGCCATTAACCGTAAATGCTAATAGCCAACTAGAGTCAAGTCCTTGGCCTGATAAGGAACCTTGATTTGCTTGACTAAATGCTCCGTTTAAATCTATATCTTGAGCTGAAATTATTTGCCAAGTACGTGTATTTTGATCATATCTAATACCAAACTCTGTATAAGAAGAGATCAAAGAAATTAATTGTGTTGTAAATGCTGTGGTAAAACTATTACTCCAAGCAGGTATAACTGTAGTTGCTATGGCACCAGTAGGAATATTTTCACTTAGTGCAACAGGTCCGAACCCAGTGGTTAATACACCCTGACCACCATTGCCCACTAATCTAGTTATTGACACATACAATAAACTTTTTCCATTCTGTGGAAGAACTCCTGATGCTGGTAAAGTTAAAATATTATTTTGAGCATCAAAATAATTGCCAGTACCTGGACTAAAAACGATAATACTGTTTTCAGTTGCATACGACAAATTGCCAGACACTCCTGCACCTATTTGTTGGGCAACACCAGATGAGTTTACAAACCATCCAGTGGATGAACTAGAACCTGCTGTTTGTTTATACCAGCTTACATTTAAATTAGTTAAGTCAAATCTATTATAGTTTGCATAATAGTAATGCATCAAACTTTTTGTTTCAATAATGGGAATGATTTGATTTTGAATTTCTCTATTAATGTCCGCTGTTGTAGACCATGTGAAACTAAAACTAGTTGTGTTATCTTCTTCAAATAATATACCGTCTTGTGCAAAAATATTTGTACTAGAATATCTACCAGTAGTGTCAATAATGTCCAAGTATCTGCTTACACCGCTACTGGTTCTATTAACAGCTTTGACTTTACTAACAGTGTTGAAATTTGCGTAAGGAAATATATTGTAATCTTCCCCTGTGACCATACGATTTTGTGTATAGTATAATTGAGGGGCTTTAGTTCTAATGTCGTTGACGCTTTCACGAGAGACTGCATTGGCTATTGTGTATTTCAAACTAGCAACTACAGACAATGTTTCTGATCTGCCTGTTTTGCTAATATAAGGAATATTAATCCTTATGTTTTGCATTTCATCAGGAGTAATTTTATAAGTTAGTCCTGTGCTGGTTCTAAAATAAGTTCTAAAATTGCCTTGAGGTATAGCAGCAAAAGTGCCGTCGCCAAAAATTAAGTCAACTTGGTCATTTCCTCGACTACTTGCTTGATAACTTTTCTTAACTGCATTGTTATTATAAATGATGTTGGTCCCAACAACTGTAGGCAATTGACTCCATATTATGTTAGGGGTACCAGTATTAGTCAATTCCCATAGCCAAACATCAGTATTATTAATGTTATCAAAATTTATATTAACTAGATTATTAGGAATGCTTTCAGTAATTGCAAAATCTTGACTTTGTAGATTTCCTTGTTTGAAGTAAAAGAAAAACCCAGTGCTGTTACTGGCATTGCCTAAGTTGTCGTTTTTATATAATATGTTCAGTGGGCGGCCAGGTGCAGGTGGTACTTCATATATGTAATTTTGATTGGCACTAGTTGGACTTACAACTTCAAATCCTAAACTAACTGTTTCAATTTGAGCATTGTATTTAAAAATAGGCAGATTATTGGCGGGCAAGTTAATATTGTATTCTTCGTTGACAATCCCCGCTATGGTTTTGGTATTTGCAGAGCGGCCCACTTGTTGATTAGAGGGCAATGCCCCGTTTAATATTGTAATAAACTGTTCATACCAATTAACATTGGCGCTGTCATTCCACTTAACAATCAAATTAGTTAGATCTGTACCATTGCTGTCTATTAGAGTTTGTGTGGTCTGCACACTGTCAAATTTTAAATATCCTGTGGCAGTTTGGTTACGTTTAGGGATATAGCTGATAAGTTTAGCTAGTTTTAGTACACTGTCTCTACGTTCAGCAGTGTCAATAAAGTTTTCACGAGCATTTAAGTCTGTGCGAAATGCTAGGCTTTGTCCTAAATATGCAATTAAATCTATCAGCGCAACATATTCGCTGGATTCGATGAAATCGTTAAAATCTTCAGGAAAATAAATCTGAAGATAATCAATCATGCTCTTTCTCAGAGTCTGATAGTCGTAGCTCTGAAAATCTGCATTTCTAAAACTTTCGTAAATTTTAGTCCAGTCTTGATTTACTAAAAGATTGTTTTGTCTGGTGGTACTAGGCATACTGTCCTCGTTTTAAGTATTTATTGCAGACAAAATATGCTAGTTTAAAGGGCTTGTAATTGGTTTGAATTTTGCTGATCAAATAGTAATTGCATGGTGCCTGTTTGTCCATTAGCTATGTACAACAGCACTACTTCAATTTGAATGCCTTTTTCAAATTGAGTTACTATGACATTTTGTGCAGATACCCTACTGTCAAATGCTATAATTCGCTTAACGTCTTTGATTATGCGATTTTTTGTGTCATCGTCAAAAGGGTCAAATAAAGTATCCCATATAATAGTGCCGAAATCAGGTTGCATCAACTTTTCGCCTTTGCGTATATTGAAATGATTAGTTATATCTTGTTTAACCAAGTCAAAATCAGTCAAGCGAAAATGCTTGGATCTATTATATGTGCTGAATCCTTTATATTGTGTCATATGTATATTTACCCTTACTTGTTCACCTTAGATGCGTTGCTTGATATTATGATAGGCACTTGTGTTTGACTATATCGTCCTTGATTATAATTAGCACTTGCTGTAACACCGTTAGCATCTCTGACATTTTGACCTGTTTTGACCCAATTTATTGTCCCATCTACACCGATTGTATCATTATGACTGGATGCTAAGAATCCTGCTACTTGATCCGTTGTATTTTTATTTGTAATTACACCTGCACTTTGTAGTGCCGCATAGTTGTCTTGCGTGTGTTCGTACATTGCTAGATCCTGAATATCGGGGCTAGCACGGAAATCAGCAGCACTATATACTCCGTTTCTACCAGTCCAATTATTGGGATTACTTAATGCTTCTGCAGTTTGCGGAGTACCTGGATTAACGTACCCTAATTGAGCCAATGCCGTTGCCCCAAGTTGATATTTTCCTTGATACCCTTGTGCATTTTCTGTATCGTATACCCCACCAGAATTGTTTCCTACTTGTGCCATATATGCTCTCAAAGCATCTTTGTTTAAAATTCCCAGCTCTTGACTAGGCTCTGTTTGCATAATAAATGCTGAAGTGGGCGCTGGATCTGGCACTGGTTCAGTGATAGCTTGATTTGTACCTACAGTGGTATCCACTGTTTCAGGTTTAATCACATCCCCCAATACATTGGTTTCATTGGTAGCTGCGGCTGCTGCCGCATCCTCTTGTTGCTGTATTAATGCAGATATATTGCCCCTAATATATGGCTCATGTGTTGGGACTTTATTATTAATAGATCTTAATACTTCTGTTTCCACAGTCCACCCAGTGCTGGTAAAAACGACATCTGGCAGATTAAATTCTGGTATTGGACTAGGGGGAGCAGATGCCGCACCACCACCACCCCCATTTAGACTGATAGTTCCGCCTTGAATACCTATAGAGCCACCAGAATGTATTGACATACTACCAGCAGCAGATACACTCATCGACGATCCGCTTTTTAATTGTGCTTGTCTTCCGTAAAAATTTAAAAATTGGCTGGCATTATTAGTAATAGTTGGGCCTTGCATTTTTATACTAGATCCTGCATGTACTTTAAAACTGCCGCCGGCATTAAAACTCATGTTACGATCACTGTGCATCATCAAATTGCCCTGTGTTCTGATACTCATGTCCCTTTGCCCGTAGATTAATATATCTCCATTTTTTGTTAATTCAACCCACGCTGTACCTTCAGAATTACTGATGTATATAAACCCCGCAGTGTCATGCATTAATATCTGATGCCCAGCGGCAGTTTTAAGTCTGACTAAATCATTGTCACCAAATAAATCACCGTCGTCCATAGTCAAACTATGGCCGCCAACACGGGTTGTTACTTTTAACGTATCAGGATTAAAGTTTCCGCTGATAATTTGTTCTCTGGTATAAGTGAATTTTGCATCTTGTGATTTAATTGGTCTACCTGGGGTACTAAATCCAAACACCGCACTGACTGGATCACGTTGAGCACTACTGGTTATTGCGCCTCGTAATACATCACTGTCTAATCCTTGAGTAATTAAACGTATAGTTTGTGGAATATGTAAAGGCTTAGGTGTATTAATCCAGTCTGAATCTGTGTAACCTTTAGTTATTTCTTGATTCCATTCTCCCACTGGATATCTATTTCCATCTTTAAGATAGGGGAGAAGATCTGCAGGAACTGTGTTTCTGTCGATGTCGTCTACAGCAACAGAGCCAATGGCAGGCACCATGTATCTACTTAGATTGGGATTTATACAAGCAAACCAGTAACCTTCTGTTCTGCTACCATTTGGGAAACAACATAATACTATGCTACCCAAATCTGGAGGGGTCATATAAAACCCATAAGTCTGCTGTGTATTATAGAAGTCATTGTTTACTGCATTCAGCGGACCGCGAGTTACTCCACCAAAAGGACTTGCATAACTAACCAAAGTCCAATTTTTTTCGTCATCTGAGTCGTCGCCACCAAACTCAGGAATATAAACGTATACCCTGCCACTGCGTGTACCTGTGTCTATTTTTCTAATAACACCTTTGTAAATTGAAAATGTCAAAGGAAAATCCGATTTACTGGGATCAGCAAATTCTGGAAGTTTTGTCCCCATGTAGGGTTTATTCATTTAAATTATCTCCGTATTATCCAATTAAGTCGCCACCGAAGTCGCCACCGAAGTCGCCACCTAAGTCAAGGTCTGCTACATCAACATCAACTGCACCATCAACGCCAACACCATCATTAAATTCAATGTCTTCCCCACCACCAAACGCATCACCATTTGGATCAGTAGACTCATTGTTCCATTCTTCACTGGCTTGATTCATAGCCGATTGTTCCGGTGCATGTTGGTCAGGTATATTGCCCGAACTAGAACTAGCGGCGCCATCTGCACCACCCCCACCACCCAATGTACTAGTAGATCCAAACCCCAAAGAATCTTTAATTTTATTAAAAGCATCTTTAGCATAAGCACCTGCTTTGTCCACTAATGGCTTAGTAACATCGCTAATCGCTTTATTTACTGCATTACCGGCAACTTGTTGAAGTTGTCCCGTTAAACCACTAAGTAATCCACCGCCACCGCCGCCCGATGATCCTGCAGTCAGACTTGCCCCGACACCAGCGCCGCCGCCAATTAAGGTATTTTGTATAACATTAGGCCCTGAGAATCTAGTAGCAGTAAATCCTTTGGGTGTGTAGTTCTGTAATATCAATGATTCAATTCTTTGTATAGCATTATCGCGTGTAGAATTACTGGCTTCTTCAATCGTAATCAACACTAAATCTAAAGTTTGTTCAAATTTTCCTCTAGCAAAATCATTGCTAACTGTGATTAGTTTGTATATTCCACTGAATTCATTTTTGCTATAGGGATTATTTCCTGGTATAGCTAAACCTATGGTTTCATCATAATCTGCAGGAGTGTCAAACAATACCCTTATATACAACTCTCCGTTGTCCATCCAAAGGCTATTATTATCAGTTAATAAATTAGTGTCTTTGCCAGACCCTCTGCCCATGTAAAACAAGTCGTCTTGTTTAATAAAATGTGGATCACCAATGATTCGTAATTTAAGATTTACCATGTCCCCCCTAGCGGACAGTGTAAAAGATCGTTGCACATCTGCCGCAGTAGCTGAATCACTTTGATCTGCTCCTGCTCGTCCTTGCATATATCTACTAGAGACATAAGAAGTCGCAACTGGGGATACTTGCCTATATCTAGGAACACCTGTTGACCCGGCATCCACTGCTTGTGCAGAGTCGGGGTTATCATCGCCCGCTTGTCTAAGATTGGGGTCGCCCACATTCTTAGCTGTGTCTGTTAATTTAGTTTTATTTCTAAATGCTTGTAATTCATTAAAATATAACAAATCAAAGTCAATTTGCATGTCTAATACATCTTTATTTTGACCAGTATAGAACCATGCATATTCTTTAACAAAACCTGGAGCTCGGCCTTGCGGAGCATATGGGTGTTTAGCTGACAGTGTCCACATTTTTACATAGTAAGTAATTGCTAATGAATAACGATTAGTTAACGGATCAAATGACTTAATTAGAATGCGAGGTACAATTTTATACCAGTTAAGTGGTTTTGACCTATCAGCATTAATGTCAAAAGTTTTTCCAGTGCTGGGATCACTTAACTGATTTCCTATGTAACTACTATTCCTTACGGCCCAGTCTATTAACTTGTCTATGGTCATACCTGCAGGGATTGATATTTTACCAGAACGAAAATCAATTTGGCCTTTGGCTTGCCCTGCGGCATTTTGTGCGACTGTTTTTGCATTATCGTTAGATGTAGCTTGTGCTGTATTAATGGGACCAGTTGTTGGATATAATGTAGCATTGGCAATCTCATCGTCAAATACCACAGATATAGTATCAATTGTTTGAACGGATCCTTTGGCCAATAATCCCTTCGACCACCCGTTTATGCCATCAGTATATCCCGTGGATTGAAGATTTGTTGATAGTGCGGCCAGTTGTTTATCGATGGCCGCTAATTGGCTTTGTGAATTGGCAATACCAAAGCCCCCTCTACCGTCATTGCCTGGTGATGCTGTGGCAGCTGCCAATCGCTGACGTTCTTGTTCTAATTCAATTCTTTGATTTGCTATAGTGGTAGCATTTTGATCAGCAGTACCTGACCCAAATACTTCCTGCACTGTTTTGGCTGCTATAGTAAATGCAGCTGGACTGGTAACATAAATTTGATTAAATGCATGGTGATTATAGGGAACTGCTTGAATACTGTATTCAGTGCCGCGTGTTGTAATACGACTTTTTAAATCAGTTAATTTGATCGGTATTACTTTAGTCATGCTATCCAGTGGACCAGGATTTACAAAGTTATTTCCCTCGCCCACTCGAATAAATTTATTACCAGTGCCACTGGGCATGATATCGCCGTCTTTAAAACCAAAAAAATCAATTTGTATTACAAACGGCATTAGCAAATAACTACCACCAGTGTTTAATTCGTTGGCGGCAGCGATCAAACGATTAATAAATGTAAAACCTAATGGTTCTATTAGAGTAAAGCTACATTCAACTAAGTTAGTACTTCTATTTCTAGTAGTTGTATTAATGACTGTGCTCATCTTAAAATTGTCAAAGTAAAAATCTTCAGTGAAATGTCTATTTCTAACAAAATCTCTACCATAACGGCCAGCACTGCTCACTAACACATTTTGAGGATAATATAATTTTTTTTGGCCAAGAATTTCAGTGCCTGTCATTAAATCATTATATTCGTCAATACTTAATAAGTGTAAACTTAAACAGTATGTATAGGAGTCATAATCGTTGAGTGGATTAGTCTGTTGATCTTGAACATAGACCGTTACATTGGTCATTTCATTAGACGAAGTTGATGGACTAGTCGCAGTTGATGCAGGACCAGTGGTGCCTGTTTGTGAGCCTGCCGCATTTATTGCGGCACTCAAATCTGCTGAATTCATCACTGCCATGTTATTTTATTACCGATAAGATAGAAGTTTTTTTAGGCAAATAAATGCGTTTACCTATTTTCATGTCAAATACTGGGTCTTCTATGTAGTCAGGATTACGTAATGCAAACACCCACCACAAGCCAGCATCGTTGTATAAGTCATAGGCTAATAAGTCAGGTCTAAACTGATAAGTTTTGTTAATGGTAAAAATAACGTCGTCAAATTCAGCAGGTATGGCAGGAAATTTAGCTACATCTAAAAAGCTACCATAAAATTGTGTTAGAAAATAAGGACTACTTCTATTGTATTGAACTGATATCGACATTATATAAATCCCCCCAATGCGCCACCGGAGCCTTGCATTAGTAAGCCCTGTGCATATTTTTCCAATGTAAAGTTGTCATAGATGTTAGCTCTGCTGTATACCGGTTGTAATACAATTGACATGGTACTACTAGTAGGCAAACGTGTTAATACTCCTGAAGTGTCGGGCATTATACTGCCTGCAGGAGTATTCAATACTGTAGCTATTGGAATGTCTACATAGTCAACATCAGCTGGCATAGTATGCTCAAAACTCTGCACTACGCAAGGAACGTTAGGTAGATAAGCAGGCCCGTATCCATTTAAAAATACCATGGGAGGAGGAGTTCCTGCAAAATCACTACTGCCATAGAACATTTTTGTTGTTGCCCGCATAAAATGAATAGCAGCCATTAGGTATTGGCCTTCCCATATATTTTGCACAGTAAAATCAGCACTAATTCTAATAGATCCAATTTCACTGCCTTCATAAAAATAACTGCTATAGTTACTGTGAGTTAATTGTGATGGATTGTATCTTGCACTGTGCGTTATTGTTATATTAGGAGTATATGGAAACACTAGGCCTTTGGTTTGACTTAATGCATACATAATGAGATTGCTTTGATTATTATAAAATATGCTGGCCAACAATGGTTGCATACTAATTCTCACACGCCAATCAGAATCCATAGGTAAAGGATTTCCGTTTGTCCCCAAGAAATCAAAGTTAAATACTTGTCCAGCTGACCCAGCCAGTGCATTTACAGCGCCGGATACCAATCCTGACCCAAATAATCTGGCTGCACTGGGGTTATCCGGCGATGGTGGTATTGGGCTGTCTAGTCCGTTAGGATTATACGCTTGTGACGACACTCCGTCGGGTGTGGTGTTGTTTGAATTATAGCCAGTGGTATCTGCCATTGTTTTACTCGTTATCAAATATTTATCGATTGAAAAATAGCAGTATTTTATAAAAAGGTTGACAAAGTTTGTCAAAAGATGTTAGTATGTACTAACTGTTTAAGGAGAACTAAAATTAAACACAATTATCTTAATAACAAAGATATTCTTAAAGAAATACATAAAAGCAAGACTACGTACTGTGCTTACACCGATCCCTCAGATGCAGACTACGACATGATTGTGGACAGTGTCAAAAAGATCAATAAGAAAAATATTCTAGAAGCACGTAAAAATAGGGCAGAAAGACTAACAAAATTAGCACACGAATCTGCTGTTCTTGCCACTGGTGAAAAGCAGAAAATGAATCAGTTTGAAATCAAATATACAAAAATTTCTGCAACTGATGTGGTTTTTCGTGTTATGACTTGGGATCATATACCCATAGACGATGTAAAAACTAACAAAGCAAGGAACACTGCCAAAGAACTTTATGAAGATGAAGATGAGGTGGCGCACACAGAATACGATGAAGAAGATCCAAAACATAACAAATATGTCAAAGTTAACTTTCCCCCTTTTTGCCACTACAAAGTAGACGAAGCTGGGGAACCTATACTAGTGGGCAAAAGCCATTGGAAGGGTCCTTTGGACACAGGATCATTTAGCAAGGATCACGGTGCAATGACTAAGAAGCTAGCACTGATGTTTATAAAATTATGCGAGCGTTATGCCACAAGATCAAATTGGAGAGGATATACCTACAATGACGAAATGCGAAGCCAAGCCCTGTTGCAACTCAGCCAAATTGGGCTGCAATTCAACGAAAGCAAATCGCAGAACCCTTTTGCGTATTATACTGCCGCTATCACTAATAGCTTTACTCGTGTCTTAAACATCGAAAAACGTAATCAAAACTTACGTGACGATATTTTAGAAATGAACAATTTGAACCCCAGTTATACACGACAAGGCCAAAGTTCCAGTCATTATGATGAATGAAATTTTAGCTACTCTAGATATAAACACATATAGTTCGTTAAAGGACTTGTATACAGATTTGTTATCTCTTAAAAGAGATGTGTTTTTAGATCATACGAGAATAGTTTTAATTTATAGTTCAGATAATCAAAAAAAATTATTGACTCAACTAATTACAGTCATTGATATTCCTGAGTTTTTTGTAATTTTTCAAAAATCAGACTCTAATAAGTTAGGGTATTTAGATTTTAGTTTCAGTGATTCACATTGCGTATATGCGTGGTGTAACATGGAAATACGTAATGATGGAAGTTTTTCACCCTGTTGCAGATTTGATGGGCACATTCTAAATGATCAAGGTCAAGCATTAACTATTCAAAATTCAAATATTGAAGAAGCGTACTTGAGTGCATTTATGCAAGATCTTAGAAAAGATCTATTAGAAGGTAAAAAACCAAAAACATGCAATTACTGTTGGGTCAATGAAAAAGGAAACAACAAAAATAAAAACAGTAGCCTACGCTATGTCGGTAATCATAAATTTAAAGATGTTTATTATATATTAGATTATAAAAAAGAAGATGTTAATAACATACGGTCCTTAGACTTGAAATTAGGCAATACTTGCAATTTATCATGTAGAATATGCAATCCTGTGCCTAGTTCTAAAATTGCTTCAATGGATTTAACTGTTGGGCGTTTGACTTTAAAAGATTTTAAAAAAATTAGCCGGGCCACTAAGTGGGCTACCACTGATGAGTTTTGGCATCAATTCTTGCCAATTGCACAAAATTTAACATCAATAGATATAGTGGGAGGAGAACCTTTTCTAGTCAAACCCCATTATAACTTTGTAGCAAAACTAATAGAGCTAGGTCTTGCTAAAAACATAACAATGAACTACGAGTCAAATGGTACAATATATGCTGATGAATATATTGAACAATGGAAACATTTTAAAGCAGTCAAAGTTGGGTTTAGTGTAGATGATATGAATGAAAGATTTGAATATCAACGAAACGGTGCGATCTGGGAATCAGTGGTAGAAAATATTAAAAAGTACAGTTCGTTGAGATTTGAAAATCTTTCTTTAGAAATTTATCCAACTATTAATATTCAAAATGTTTACTACCTTCCCGAACTGCTAGAGTGGGCATTAACTATGAATGTTGACACTATCAGTTATGGGTTTTTACATGGGCCCGAGTATTTGTCCATTGAAAATTTAACTGAAGAAGCAAAAAAGTTAGTTATTGACAAACTGCTGCCATATCAAGATAGATATGAAATGATTGATGCTACCATCAATAAAATTAAAAATTCAAAACCCATACAAACCGACTTTTTAAAACAAATGCAAAGTCGAGACGCTGAGCGAGGTCAAAATTTTGCCGCGCACCACAGTGATATTGCCAAAGCCATGGGATACACCTAGACAAAACAAACGATATAAAGTATAATGTCTGTTATGACTAACCTTTTTAAAAAAGCCGCGGTTTTTACAGATATACATTTTGGATTGAAATCAAACAGTCAATTACACAATGAAGACTGTTTGAATTTTGTAAAATGGGCCACTGCTAAGGCCCGAGAAGAAGGCTGTGAGACTGCGCTGTTTTTAGGCGACTGGCACAACAATCGGGCCAGCATCAACATTGTTACACTTAACTACAGCCTAAAAGCACTGGAACACTTAAATGGAAATTTTGACAGAGTGTATTTTATTCCTGGAAATCACGATCTCTATTATCGCGACAAACGTGATATACAAAGTGTGGAATGGGCACGTCATCTCCCCAATGTGGAAATATGTAACGATTGGTTTAACAGCGGTGATGTCATCATTGCTCCTTGGCTCGTGGGTGATGATCATAAAAGAATACCTAAGCTAAACGCCAAATACATGTTTGGGCATTTTGAACTGCCGCATTTTTATATGAATGCCATGGTACAGATGCCAGATCACGGGGAAGTTAAACGTGAGCACTTTGGCAACTTTGAGCATGTGTTTACTGGACACTTTCATAAACGACAAAGTAATAAGAACATCACTTATATTGGAAATTGTTTCCCCCATAACTATGCAGATGCTGGCGACGATGAACGTGGCATGATGATTTTAGAATGGGGCAAGGAACCAGAATATCACGCATGGCCCGATCAACCCCGTTATCGTGTGCTGGGACTGGGTGCAATACTTAATAATCCTGATGATGTTTTAAAAGCAGGCATGCATGTACGTGTTAATCTTGACATTGATATCAGCTATGAAGAAGCTAACTTTATCAAAGAAACATTTATTGGACAATATAATCTTAGAGAGATTACACTGATTCCGCAGAAAAACACAGACATAGAACAATACGAAATACAAGGCAATGTAGCATTTGAAAGTGTAGACCAAATTGTTACAAATCAATTAACTGCAATTGCCAGCGAGCACTACGATAACAAATTACTATTGGACATTTATCGAAATTTATGAGTTGGCGCACTATTCAATTACAGGATCAAACGTGCGATCAAGACGATATCATACTAGATTTGTTTAAAGATCAAAGTGTAAACTATATCGGAATAGATGACGAGTTTGCTGAAAAATTAATGTTGGCTAGTGATAGCGACAAATTAATTGCTATTTTTAATGGCAAAGAACAGTGGCTGTCGGAATTAATAGAGTTTGTGGAACAACAATTAAAGAACACACAATATCAAACATTCTATTTTGGTATTAACAGATACTTGATATTGGGCAACGATACAAATTTATCATTTAATCAAATTGACAGCAGTGGTGAACAAATTATCAATTTAATAACCGATATCTTTGAACAATATGGCTGCTTTGTAACGCAGTCCGGCAAATTTGATGATGACCGTGGGAGATATTTTAATTTTGTACAGCCATTAACTTGGGTATACGGACATAGATATGATAGAATCTGCACCCAATAGTCAAAATAGAGACGATTATTATAAAACTGTTTACCCAGTGTTATCCATGTCAGAATCCCAATTAATTAACTTAACTGGGCTGAATCCTGCTAAAATAATAATCATTGATAGTTGTGCTTGGTATTATAA